TCTGCGCCAACACCAGATAATTGATATTGGTTAATTGCAGCCATATTATATTTTTCCTAAATATGGTTTAATGAAATTATGACCAGCCTATTTTCGGATAGTCACGTGAACGGAGATGATTATCTCCACTCTTATTTATACAACCCACTGGAAAATTTAGTGTTTATATAATAGAATGAGTGCTTTTATAATTATGCATAAGTTATCGTAACTATGGCTTCACCAACAGTGCCTGGGCTTGAAAGGAATACGAACAACTCTGTTTCTACGCCAGCAGTATCATATTGATGAGATGGTGTATTGGAATATGATCCAATAGTGCCTAAATCAATAAACGCATCTGGCATTAAACGATCATTAACCGTCGTGTCTCCGATATTAATAACAGGAGACCCATCAAAAGCTACTGTAACATCAACATTGACATTAACAACCCTTGCGCCATCAGATACGCGATGAATTAATTCTGGGAATGAATCAGCAGATGTAATTGTAATACTTTCTGTTGTAGCATCAACATTACTTGAATCTTGATCACCTGTTTGTATCCAAACACTTCCGTCGAATAGATACATTGCGAATTCACCCTGCCCAGTGTTAATAACATAAGCCTGATCACCAATTAGTGCATTAATTGCATCACGTGCTGGTATATCAGCGACAACAAACATGTCACCTCTTCTAATACCTTGATCAACTACTAAGCAAACCGGAACTTGACCATTCCATGTGCTGAATATTCCTAAATCCTCAACTGGTGTTCCGACTACATTTTCTAAGAGTATTTCTAATCCATCGGGTTGGGTAAGTATCATTGCGATATCTGTTGAAGCTGGAGTTGTTAACGGTAAGCCAGTAACTGATCCTGGTCCACCAAATGGCTGTGCGAAACCATCAAGTGTTCCATTAACGATGTTAATTGCTCCACCCGCTGTTTCAGTAAGAATTACCTTACCGCCACTGGTTGACGCTATTAAATTAGGAATACTTGCTGCATTAATGTCGAATGCAATGTCAACTTCATCGGCAAAAGTGACACCATGTGTAGTTGTTGTGAAGCTTACAAAAACAGTATTGATTGTTGCATCAAATGGAGGAGAACCACCAACAATACCAAAACCAGTATCTAAGAAATCGGTTTCGGCAATTACAGGAGCAGGCGACGGAGATGCAACTACTCCATGTGTCCCTGTTGATGCATTGATATCGATTATTAATTGTGCCAAATTTGATACAACTGATATAGGTGTATTGTTAATTTCGAACGAATCCCCTGGTGTAAGTGTGGGCGCTGGGATGCTAGTAATCGTTGATGGACCAGCATCTGTTAAGCGCAAAAGTACCGGACTGCCATGTTGATCAGTTGTTAAATCTCCAGGACTTCCCGGATCATTATACAAATAATCACCTATACTACCTGGTAGATTTGGTTGGTAATTTTCAATAACCTTCGTAAATGGTCGTAAGTAATAATAATTGGGTCCTGGCCCAGATTCTAAAACGGTACCAATCATTTTCTCATCAATTGCTCCAGATGCCTGTGTAATAACACCACTGTTAATTGCGAGAACTTCACCTTCTTCAAAACCATGTGCTGTCTTACTTAAACGATATCTTTGTTCTTTATCAAAATTTCTAAATCGAGCATTTAGTTGTGGCGCAAAATTAACTTGGGATACTGTTGGTGGCAAAGGATCAATTAGGGGCATACCTTCGTCGGAAAGTTGGAAAATAACCGCCGTTCCGGGTGTAAATCTTCCTAAACCGTTCTGGTTGGGATCTTTATATGTGTTATACCGATCTCTATCCTCTACTAACAGAACAGCAGATGTTTCAGTTTTGGACTGTACTGCAATAACTTCTAGGGCAACGGCCGCACCAGTATTTGTAATCCAATCACCAACATAAACATCAAGACCATTGAATTCAAAGGGTTCACGTGTTACATGGGATGAATGTGTTTGTGTTGTAATTGACATTGTCATAAGCCAACGATAAGGTGACGGTGTTGAGCCACCTGACCAATATGGATCTCCTACCCCATCATCGAATTGCCATACTTCGTCATTTACAATACTAGTAACTTCAACTTGCATAACTTTATTTGGTATGTTTACAGCTTGTGGTCTAATAGAAGCCATTGTTTACTCCTTAAAATCCGAATACTAGATAAGAATGGGTTGCAATAAACGATGGGAAGGATCCGCCATTAACGGCCCCAGCTTCATTTCTATCAACTTTAAAAGTACCCATTTCCATACCATCGCCGAACGCGCCGAATGGATCTGGACTCGGTGATCCCGAAGTACCACCAGGACGAATAAAGTAATCCAAAGTTGCTGTTAATTCTTGTCTAATATATTCATTTTGGTTATAAATGTAACCATATTCAATAATACTTTGTGGTGGGAAACCCTTAGCATCAGTAAAAGTAACATCAATTGTTGTATTGTTCGCATCAGTTGTTAGGATCGAAACATTACTAATACCGTCTGAATGTGTTTCAGAATCGAATGTCCCGGCAATAGTATAAGTAATTTTAACCCATTCATTTGATCTACCTGGTATCCAATTAGTTCCATCAAATGTTAGTATATCACCTCTAACGGCCGCATTTGTTGTTGTATCAACATCATCTAGATCATCTATACCACCAGTGACGGGAGAATTAGTACCAATAATCCATGTACTGGTACCATTATCAAATACCAAAATTGACCCATCAACAACGCCAGTTGTATCAACATCACCAATGTCATTGATTTCATTAACTGACCCAGCAGCGGCATCTATTGTAAGTGTATCTCCAACAATAGTTGTTGTAACATTAGTACCACCGGTAATGGTTAATGTATCAGTAGCAGAGTTTGCAGTTGTTGAGCCCGTGTCGGCGGCAAATGTTTCAAATAAGTTTTGTATATCAGTACCAGTATCATCTGTGCCAATAACCCAAGTGCTGGTTCCCGAGTTAAACTTTATAACTGAACCATTAATTGCTCCACTTGTATCTACATCAGTCAGATCATCAAGTGCAATACTTACGAAGTTATTAACATCATCAAAAGTAACACCGTTTTCGGCTGGGTTAACAAGTAATACCATTCCAGCTTGACCAACGTATGAGTTGGGAACATCGAGAAGTTCTAGGAATGTATCAACATTAACACTTGCTGGAATATTTAGAAGATCATTAAAGTCTCCTGTTCCAGAAACAATCGATAGAGTTGGAAGATTAAGTAGATCATTATAATCACCCGATTCAGCAACATCGGCTAATGGGTTGAATTCCAATGCTGTTTCACCAACATTTACTCTTACATATTTTAATGAATCTCCGGTATAATCAGAGGGGGTATCACTAAGATCAACAAATGCTTCTACAAGACCGCTTACTCTTGTCTTTGGAATTGTTCCAGTTGTATTTGAGATATCAATATTGGCTTCATTAACTGTTAGTGTTGTAATCGGACCATTTGGGTCCGTAACCGTTAACAGAGTGTTAGCACTGTCGATCTGTTCGACTAGACCCAAATCTGGACCAACTACCCATTGTGAACCGTTAAACTTTACAATTGCTCCGGTCGCCGGCGCCACAAGATTGACATCAGCTAAATCAGTGAAGTTTTCTACAAGTGTTGGTAGATTTATAAGATCAGCATAATCACCTGAAGTGGCAACATTTGCCAACCCAGTAACTTCTGAAGCCGCTACATCACCAAACGTTAGCGTATTGCTGCCATCAGTTTTAACAACCTGTCCAGCGGTTCCGTCTATGTTTGGATAGATTAGGCGTTCAACAATTAGCCCTTTTTTAATTCTAAATTCGTTAGCCATCAGTTCATTCTCCCCGTCGGCAGTTAATTATTTTATAATGCAAACCAACGCGCAGCAAAGCTCATTGTTCCACTATTACCAGTTGATGCAGAATCATAAGTAATTTCAACGTTTCCTGCATTAATTACCGCATTAAATGTTACTAGAATATCACCATCATCAACTCCGACATCGGATAGCTGAACGGTTGCAATATTGGTGGTAACAAATAATGATCCTGTTCTAAATCCATCCCCTGGGCGGTTCAAGATATAATCCAAATAATATGCTTCATGATTTAATGCTGGGAAAGTTGTAACCGCACCCCCTGTCGTATTATCAGCGATTACAATAGTTACTTTGCTGGCATAAGTAACACCACCAATAATTGTATCCCCACCAGGATTAATAGTCAAATCTCCAGTTGAAGTAATCTCTGTAAGTTCGACCGTTGTTGAAATATCAGCATCAATTGTAAGTGTGTCACCAACGAGTGTTGTTGTTATGTTAGTTCCACCGACAATATTCAATGTGTCTGTTGGGGTATTGGCGGTTGTTGTTCCTGAATCTGCGGCAACTGTCTCAAATAAATTCTGTGAATCACTATCTACTGGACCAACTTCCCATTTACCTGATATATTATTGAATACCAATGTAGCGCCTAGGAAAGCACCTGTTGTATCAATGTCACTCAAATCACTTAATTCTGTTGGTAGAGTACCACTGAAATCAATTGTCAGTGTATCACCAACAACAGAAGTCGTAATATCAGTTCCGCCTGCAATTGTTAATGTATCAGCTGAAATGTTGGCTGTAGTCGATCCTGAATCACCAGTGAACGTTGTGAAAACATCTTGTGATCCGTTGGTTCCAATTTCCCAAGTGCTTGTTCCATTGTTGAATACAAGAACAGAACCATTGACTGCACCAGTAACATCAACATTGTCTAAGTCTTCAATATCAGCAGGAATTGTTCCATCAAAATCAATAGTTATGGTGTTACCAACTGCAATTGTGTTGATATCAGTACCACCAACCAATATTAAAGTATCACCGGGTGATGTAGAGGTCGACGTGCCCGAATCAGCAATAACAACGCCGAATGAATCATTACCACCGCTAACTGTCCCTGGGGCTTCTGGTTCCCAATTACCTGAGATGTTATTGAATACTAAAATGTCACCATTAACTGGTACAACCGAGCTCGTATCAACATCACCAATGTTATCAATTGTTGACAATGATGGAATTACTGGTAGATTACTTAGGTCATTGTAATCGCCGCTTGTGGCTACCGCTGCCAACCCACTAACTTGACTAGCTGGGACTGTCCCAACTGTTATAATTGGATTTTGTGGATCTGTGTTATCAACAACAATGGTTGCATCGCCTGAAGACACTGTTTCAACATGAACTGGGATGTTTAGAAGATCATTAAAATCACCAGTTGTGGCAACCGTTGCTAGTGTTGGTAAATTGTCTAGATCATTATAATCATTTGTTATAGCAACGGTGCTTATACCAGGCTTATTCAGCAAATCGGCATATTCGCCAGTAAAGGCTACGGTAGCAAGAGGAGTAAAAGTAACACCATCTTCGGCAGCATTAACCTGTAGAACATCAAGTGAATTACCAACGTATGAATTGGGTGTATCTGTATGATCTAGAACTGAGTCAAACCCGCCACCTGCGCCTGTGTTATTAGCAGCAACCCAATTAGTACCATCAAACTCCAAAATTTGACCAATTGTTGGGCTGACACTTAGATCAACATCACTAAGGTCATCTAAACTTAGTGCGCCAACTCCAGTTGCAGTGATAACAATTTCTGTGGAAGACGATGTAATGTTTGTTCCAGCACCAGCAACCAAGCTCTTAAACTGTAGAGTTGATCCTGCTTGCGAAGCAAAAACGCCAGTTCCTGTTCCCAAGTTAACTGCGCTACTTACGAAGTCTGTACTGAAAATTAGCCCTGTACCAGCTGGGTTAACCTTAACAACACGATTCTCAAAACCAGTGTAAGCACTGGGGGTATCAGTTAAGCCAAGGAAAGTTGTGGCAACAGTTGGTAGGTTAATTAGATCATTATAATCACCTGTTGTTGCCACGGTAGCAAAGGTAAGCGTATCATCGACATATTTTTTAGTTGCTGCATCGCTATCTATCGTTGGTTCTTGCGCCAGAGTAACTTGTGTAGCTTCAACGACGCCGTCTTTGTGAACGACAAAACCAGTCCCTGTTTCATATTCTTCGACTGTTGTGGTAATTTGCAATGCTGGGCTATCAACCCTCACATAACCAATAATCGGAAATGGTGTCCCGGGGCTCACTTCTATGATATTTCCAGCAACAGAAGCAATCTCGTATATACCATCAAGCACGTCTGAGTCTACAATACGCATAACTTGACCAGAAGCAAATCCAGCAGCGTCAAAATCAGTATCATATGATTCCAATTCAGTTGATGAATTGGTTTTCAAAGGCGCTGATGAAAGAGTTATATTATTATATGGTCCACCGAGACCAATTGCTGCTGATCCAGTATAAGGAACAGTAAAAATTATACGACTTACGCCAGCGACATTAGTTATTGATCCAATAACAAAGTTGCCAACCTGCGGGCCTGCTTGTGCCAAAGTAACAAACATTCCGGGTTCATATCCCAATGCATCAAAATCCTGAGTGGTTGTTTCTATAAAACCAAAACCACCCACTTGACCAGTAAATGCATTATTAAAAATAATTTGATTAACTGGTGTGGTACTAGTTGCAACAAGAGGTGATGCACCTGAGGCAATTACTGTTCTAATTTCAAATTTAGCATTTGAATCATCTGCATCATTGTCAATTGTAATAACATAGTCGCCTGAAACTGACAAGGTATCAGCAGCCAAATTACTTGAAATGGTTAATGATGTCGGTGTACTAACAAGTTCAATCCCTGCCCCTGGAACAATCTCTTTGAAGTTATGTACATTAAATGCAATTCCCGCATCAACTGTGTGAGCATTCGCTCCACCAAACGTGGCTGTATCGGTAACGCCAGAGGGTGATGTGTTAGGAGTTTTAACGACGAATGCAGCAACATCATCATCCCATACCAATAAGTCACCATCAACTGGTGGTGAATCGCAATGAACTGATTTTAAAATGCCTGCTAGGTCTAAAGAACCAACTCGACGCGCAAAGATTGCCATATCTTACTCCTAAACGTGGTATTATACTTTATTTAGTTTTTTTCATGTGGTCTTTTGCAAATATCAAAAATAACTCATTGCTAAATAAACATAGTATTTAATTAAAAATATATAACTTTGCGGTTATAGGAGAAACAGACAAATGGCGAAACTCGCAGAGCAATTTATCATATTAAAAGTAAGCAAGGCGGTTGCGTCTTCTGCTAACGATGAACTAGAGGTACTATCAGATGAAATGGCTGGAAATATTATTGAGCTTGTTCAAGAGCTCCTCACCAACACAAGCGACGGAGCAGGCTGCATCGTCGACATCGAACGATCAGAATAAAGTAGTAATTGAACAAGATAAACAGCTTGTAGAAAAAATTCAAGAGGCACCTGTTCGAACTGAAGAGACTATTGAAGTAGCCAAACCAGTGTTTATGATTAGGGATGATTTTCTTTGTAAGAATGGACGCAAGGTTACAACCTTCGATTCCCCTCATAAAAACGTGTCACGGAATATTTGCGACTTTGTGATTATGCATTACACGGGAAGTCACGGCACTTATAAATCATCAACTACTTGGGCAGGGGACCCCAATTCTAAGGTATCATGGCATCTAACTATTGGGAGAAATGGTGAAGTAAACCAACATATCGATGGATTACGATCTGTACTTTGGCACGCCGGAAAAAGTAGTTGGGAAGCTAAAAATACTGGTAAGACCTATAATTCACTAAACCGATATTCAATCGGTATTGAGATGGCCAATGCTGGGAAGCTAACAAAGAATGATAAGGGAAGATGGGTTAATCCATATGGTAAACTTGTACAAGATGCGAATGTATTTATTCATGAAGATGGTACTGGTTGGGAAAAATTCACCGACGTTCAAATTGGTACGGCTTGTTCCATAGCTCTTCTACTTGCTGAAGAATACAGTTGTGTAGATATTTTGGGTCACGAAGATATCGCACCAGGTAGAAAGATTGATCCAGGCCCCGCATTCCCATTACAAAAACTAAAAGACGATCTACGCAAACAGGCATTTTACAAATTTAAGTAATTATAAAAGAATCCATATGTGCTAAATATTATTAACGTTTTAACAATATTTAATATTTGGAGAACATTTGTAATGTATAAATCTTTGCGTAAAATGAAGGCCGTAGATCGCCGAGCATATCTAATGAAAGAAGTTTATGGTGTATTAAATCGCGCTAAAAAAGCATCTCGCTTTCTAAGCGAAGAACAAATTGCTCGTCTAAGACAAGCTGAAGAATATTTAGAGAAAGCTGATAAATCTGCTAATTCTTTTTCTGTTGTAAATAGAATGGTAAGCAAGGAAGCCATTGCTGAAACATTCGAGTATATTCAACATGCTCGTGAAATTGCCAAACAAATTGACGAAGAAGCAGCGGCAATTGCTAAAGAACTAGAAGATATTTAAGGATACAATATGTCTCAAACATCATTAGTTTTAATGGGAAATACCGGCGGGTTGGTTGACGTTACTGGTGATCCTGTACGTGGGGATGGATGGTTCGGCGAAAAGGACGGTCTTCATACTGTTTCAATCCAAACTATTGATTTTACTGGGCGATTTTGGTTAGAAGCTACATTAGCCAACGAACCAACTGACGAGGATTGGTTCCCAGTGTCCTTAACAGTTTGTGATCCATTTCTTGATTATGATTCCGATACTGGTATACATGCATACACTTTCCAAGGAAACTTCGTTTTTGTTCGTGTAAGAGTTGACCGTAGCCAAATTGTTCCACCACCACAAACCGTGGAACAAATTCAAGCAATCGGTGCAATTTCTAGAGTATTAATGAACCATTAATCTTTTGGTGGGATTTCTGGGTTGAATGTTGGTTTTTCCGGTTTATCATTCTCACCCTCAATTTCAAAACTAAGCTTGGTGTCAGTAGGATTTAGGTTAACTTCCTGCTCATTTTCGAATTTCCTACGTAAATCAATTGACATAAGCGCCGCCTCTAATCCTGATAAATCTGGTAATTTGGATTTTAATACAATTAGATTATTTTCAGTATTCTTGATTTGGTATTTCAAATACTGAAGATTGGTTTGCATATCGTTAATTTGCAATTTCAACATATCGTTAACAGATATAACAGATGCTAATCGTTGTGTAGTGACACGTATTTGCTGCCTAAGTATTTCTATTTCTTTGTTTTTCTCCTCCAGTTCACGTTTCAATTTGTGAACTGGAGATCCTTCAAACTCAATTATTTTAGCCATTTTATTCCTTTTTATATGTTTTTGGCTTCCTACCAGGACGAACAGGGTTACCAAATTCATCAAGTTTGACCTTTTGCCTTGTACCATCAGGCTTAATATTGAATATCTTGGCTAATCTAATTGGGTCCATACCATCCAATTCTATAACGTTTTCAGGAATGATCCGGTATAGTTGATTATTGCTTTTATTAATAGCCTTGATAACAATCTTACCTTTTGTTTTCACCACTGATTTAGTAACAAATAACCCAGAAACCTTTTGGTTGCATTCACCATCTAAACCAGTACCTAGATATTTAGCAACGAATTCAGTGTCTTCCCTAATAATTCCGTCTTTAATTAACGCCTGTACAAGATTGTCATTCATAATTTTTTATCCCTGATCAAGTAATGTGATTCTATCGATGTTGGTTATATAATCTGTAAATTGCATCTTAAACAAAATAACGTCCTGGCATTCTAAGAAAAATATCGTCGGCACCTCCTGTTTACCACGTACTCTACAACGTTGAAATGGGTTCTGTAAATTATCTTTAGCCCAATCCTCGAAATATTCTTGCCGAGCATTCTTTTTATGCCTTTCGAATACTGCATCATATCGATACCTCAACCCCACCGTGAAACGGTTTCCTGTCTCCTGTATTATTAAACCCATCTGTTCTAGAGAAGCATCTACTGTATAACTTGACATCTGAACACGAAATGGAAATTTCTTAAAGTAATATTGTTTCTTAAAAATTACTTCGTGATCATTATCTAAAAGTTCTAATAAATCTGTAGATTCAATAACAGATATTTCCTTTATATATTCTTTAGACAATTGCACAAATTTTATAAATTCATCTTCATTTTTAAAAAAAATATTCGTGCTTTGGCTATTATATATTTTAATATCATTGTTATCTAATAGATCAATGGTTTTTTCCTTGCCAAAACAAGATCCCAAGTGTAACATAAGCAGTGCATAAGTGCCTAGCTTTTCTTTTTTATATGATGGTGGTGGACGTTGCGATGATTTTAGATATTCGCCTGACATAACTAATTTGTACGGATATTTCTTGTAAAATAATTTCAAAATTCTAGAGCATTTGATATTATTTTTTTCGCAATCCAACACGAGTTTGTCTAGCTTTGATGCACCCGCCCCCATTTATAATTTCCTATTATTTTTGTATTTTAAATTATATTCATAAGGAATGGGAGGGCAGAAACTACCCTCCCGTAAATATCCTTACTTGCTATATGTAATGACTAGTGCATCATCTGCAAGATCAACAGTTGCCGTGCCGCCGCCGACTAGCTGACCGAACAACATTTCTCGACTCATTGGCTTTACGATGTTATTGTTAATGACTCGCTCTAGAGGCCGAGCGCCCATCTTTGGGTCGTAACCCTTATCGGCAAGCCATTCACGCCCAGCGTCGGTTACTATGATCGTCACGTCTCGCTCAACTGCGAGTTCAGCGGTTGCCTTCAAGAACTTGTTTACCACCTTGATCATGATATCCTGACTAAGCTTCTTGAAGCGGACGATTGCATCAAGCCGGTTTCGGAACTCTGGGCTCAATGCCTTCTCGATAACCTTCACATCGGCATCGTCGTTATCAGCTGAAGTAAAGCCAATCGATGGTTTATCTCGCTCAGTTGCACCAAGGTTTGTGGTCAAAATCAAGATCACGTTCCGGAAATCAACAGTCTTACCGTCGCTATTGGTAAGGCGACCGTTATCCATAACTTGTAGGAGAACGTTCATCACGTCTGGGTGAGCCTTCTCAATTTCGTCGAGCAATAGCACAGAATGTGGATGCTGCTCAATTTCGTTGGTCAATAGTCCTGACCCGGCACCACCATCTTCGAAGCCAACATATCCTGGAGGTGCACCGATAAGCTTGGATACGGTATGCTTCTCCATGTATTCCGACATATCGAATCGAACCAGTTCAATACCCAGTGTAGCGGCAAGCTGTTTAGCTGACTCAGTCTTACCAACACCAGTTGGTCCAGTAAACAAAAACGCTCCTTGCGTCTTGAGCTTATTTCGAAGCCCTGCCCTGGACATATAGACCGCTTCCTGCAACGCAAGTAGGGCATCCCCTTGACCAAACACAACCTTTTCAAGGTCGTCGCCGAGTCGTTCTAACTTGGCCGCTTCATCTTCCTTAACTGTCTGAGGAGGAATTTTCGCAAGTCTTGAAACTTCGTCTTCGATTAGTTCCGAGGTGATGATATCAACACGTTCTTCGGCAGGCCGGATACGCTGCCGGGCACCAGCCGCGTCCATAACATCAATCGCCTTATCAGGAAGGAAACGATTTGTAATATAACGGTCTGTCAATTTAACAGCTAAAGCCAGTCCTTCTGAATCATACGTTACCTTATGGAAATCTTCATAGTAGGACTTGAGGCCTTCAAGGATCCTGATACTGTCGTCAATTGACGGCTCCTCAACAGCGACCTTTGTAAAGCGACGAAGCAGTGCCCGGTCCTTTTCAAAATGCTTTCGGAATTCTTCAAGCGTAGTGGAGCCGATACAGCGCAAATAACCCTTAGCCAACGCTGGCTTCAAGAGATTAGCAACGTCCATGCTACCACTACCACCGGACCCGGCGCCCATGATCATGTGAATTTCGTCAATAAACAGGATCGGGGTATCAACGAACTCAAGTGCTTCGAGAATGTCCTGCATCCGTTCTTCAAATTCTCCTCGATATTTGGTACCGGCAATTAGGGCGCCGATGTTCAAACTGTAAACAACCGCTTCCTTTACAGTGTCTGGAACATTTTCCTCGACGATAAGCTTTGCAAGCCCTTCAGCGATAGCCGTCTTACCAACACCGGGTTCACCGGTTAGCACAACATTGTTCTTAGTGCGTCGAGAAACAATATGAACGGTGTCCAGGATCTCGTCTTCTCGCCCGATTAGTGGATCGATTTTGGCGTCCTTGGCGCGTTCATTAAGATTCATGCAGAACTTTTCAAGAACTTCTTTCGCCTTCTTCTCCGTCATCGCCGCCTTCTTGGCGTTCGGATTGGGCATCGGCCCCATTGGGGTCATAATCATATCCGGTTCATCTTCACCGGTGGTATCAACGATAGCCTGTTTCAACGTTGCTGGATCGCCGCCGGCCTGGCCGAAGAAGTATTCTGCGTGGGAACCGTCCTGCTCACAAACAGTAATGAGAAGATCAAAATATGTTGCTTTATTCCGACCACCAGCGCGACAACGAGCAACCGTTTGCTGGATAACAATAATAACATTTTCGGATTCTTTAGGCTGGACCTGCCTAGTTGTTGCTGGGATCATGTTTGATGAAAGATATGTTTCGACATTGTTTTGCAATTCAACAACATCAACCTTTGCATCTTCAAGTACCGTCGTAACGGTTTCTTCAGTTAATAGAACATGCAAAATATGCTCAAGTACAACATATTGCTGGTTCCTGTTACTGGCATCGGCTGATGCTTTACGAAGGGTGTTTTCAACTTCCGAAACATCAAATTGTGGTTGCATAGTCATTATGATTTCTTCCTTTGTTTGTGTCTACGCTGTTTTGCCATTTGCGTGGTTACTCGACCAACGCGATCTAAAAATACAATACCATTCAGGTGATCTAATTCGTGCAAGAAACACCTGGCAAAAATTCCTGTCAATTCATCCTCATTCACCTTTCCTAAAACATCTTGATATCGAATTTGGATAGATTCAATCCTTTTTACCTTCATAAACAAATCTGGATAACTCAAACAACCTTCTTGGATCGTTATAATTTTACCCGATTCGTTTAGTATTTCAGGATTATAACATACAAGTTCAACCCCGTCAAGCCCCATTACAAACATTCTTTGGTTTAAGCCAACTTGTGGACAAGCCAACCCAATACCGTCGTTTTCATGCATTAATTCAAGCATACTTCTCGAGAGATCAACAGTATCTATATCAGTTGATTTGAAATCAAACGGTGGGCAAACTGTTTTTAGAAATTTGTCGTTCTCAGGAAGTAGTTCAAGTTTCATGGGATTTTGTCTCCTGGATTCAGCTTTTCATATAATTCAATTACCGCCAGGTTTGCTTGCTTACCATTTGCCTCGCATTGGGCGGCTTTGGTTTCTGGGTGAATGTTTGGGTTGCGTGCAATTACGTAATTAACGTCGCGCAATTCCCAACCAACATCTACAAGTAACGTGCGGTAACCATTTCCTGTATCATAATCGAAAATCTTCGCGTATTGTGGATAACCAGCGCCGAGTTTGTTTCCGCTCAAACCGTTCGTATGTCGAACCAACCAGCTCTGTGCTATCGTTGCATTGCGTTCAACTTTAACAACCCAATGCCGACACAAGTTTTGCGCCGCCGCGTTCCCCTGAACAGTACCAAGCTGTGAACTTTCAAACGCAACGGCGTTTACAACAAATGAAACTGTTAGTGTTGCTGCGATAATAAAAGCCTGTAACATTTTCATTTTCGATCCAATCTAAAAGTAAATTATCAGTGCATTATACACTGAGTATAACACTTGTCAACCTTAAAAGGAAACATAACGCATATTTATAATATATGTATGGATGAACGCAATTTCAAGTTGATTTCAATTTATTTTTTAATTCTTCAACTAGGGCAAGTTGCTTGGCTGAAAGACCTTTTGGTGTATTTACTTCAACTGTTATGAATAAATTTCCTCGAATACCTGGTTGTACTGGAAACCCATAATTCGCACATTTTAACAATGATCCGGGCTGTGACCCCGCTGGGATATTAACGCGAATCGTCTTATCATTCAGGTTCTTAAAATCAACGGTACAACCAGTGATTGCATCAAGTGATGACACCACAACCTTTCCGTAAAGATCTGCTCCTTGGCGATGAAACCCTTCAGGTTGGTCATTTTGCACCATAATATGAAAAATAACGTCACCAGCGGGTATATTGGGATTGGGCTGGGTGCCTTGCCCACTAAACAATAGTCTAGAACCATGCTCAATACCTGCTGGTAGGTCGAGTTTGAATTCTTTCTCTTTCCCGGTCTGTAATCTAACTTTTACAGTTATTGAATAGCCGTTATATGCTTGTTTTAAGTCAATGCCGTATTGAACATCTGTGTTTGGGTTACGTCGAACCTGCTGGAAACCATGACCAAAGTGTGTGCTTGTGAATGGTTGTCCGCCTCTTGCTCGGCGAATTTCTTCAAATATTGAATTGATATCAGCGTTCTCACTTGTGCCACCACTGAACGGATGAAAGCCAGCGTTTCCCATAGTTTGTTCGCGATCATACTGTTGACGCTTTTCGGGTGTTTTAAGTGCATCCCATGCGGCGTTGATATTCTGCATTTTATTTGGATCACCACCGTTATCGGGGTGATTTTTTTTAGCAAGCTCTTTATAAGCAGCTTTGATTTCATCTTGAGTAGCAGTATTACTGACACCAAGGGTTTGATAATGTTCGTTCATATTTTAATTATACTTGTATTTAATTGACATATCTATATTTATTTGTTAATATATTAGTATTAGGAGATTGTTTATGGATTGTGAAAATTGCCCAATTTATTCGAGTGTTGATCCATGTGGACCATTATTTACTACGGGTGAATCAAATGCAAAAACTTCCAATTGCATATATTTGAAACATTTTGTTATTATACCCTTTAAAAAAGGAAGGCATTTAACGGATGTAGTTGATTGGATTGATGAAAATTGCAAAGGAACATTGAGTTATAGGTCAGGACTTGCTCTAAGCCCGATGCGATTTAAATTTGAACTCAAAGAGGATGCAATTTTAGCAAAAATGACATTTATGGATATAGATGTGTGAGGTAAGCCATGGTAAATTATATTGAACTAATGTTTGAATATAGTATTAGGCAAGATGAAAAATATGAAGAGATTATATCAGACAGTCGATATGAGCGAAGATCAAATCTTCGATTTATATTTGAACACTGTGTCTTTGTTAACGAAGAAAACAGATTTAAAATAATTGATTTTATGGCAATTGTTCATGAAACATGTAAGGGTAGATGGGGAGTAGACAGACAAGGAGATGGAGATCACGGTGGAACATTTTTCTATTTTGAAGACGAAGAGGATGCTGTGATGTTTAGGATGTTAATTTAAATGGATTGCAACGATTGTAATATCGATCAAGCTGTTAATGAATGTGGCCCGTTTGAAGCCCGGCACATGATTTTTTACAAGTCGCCTCATAAACAAAAATCCGATAATTGCTTAATATTACCACATGTTACCAATATATTAAGAGGAAAACATACGCACGGTGTTGAATATTTGAAATTAACCACATGGATTGAAGAAAATATTAAGGGTGCTTGGACTGCCCGTTCAAATTTTAAAATTGAAGATCGTGAAAATTTAAGGCATAATATTAAAAATGACTATATGCAATTTAAATTTGAATTTGAAGAAGACGCTATTATGTTTAAATTAACATGGGATTAATATGACTATATTTTGGTTTCATGAATTAATGCCGAGAAATAAGCGCGGCAGGAGCATGATTTCTACTCGTCAATTAATGGATAAAGTTAGGAATTGGTTTGATAGTCGCGGCTATGATGAGACTGATTATACAATTAGTGGAGATGGTATGAGAATTCATGACTATTCTGTAGCAATTTTATTTAAAATGACATGGAATGATGATTAATGGATTGTGAAACATGTCAATTTAAAGAAACATGTGGCTACAAAACCGATGAATGGTATTATCCAATCGACGGGCGAAAATATCATTCATGTCAACGACTAGAATATACAGTTGTAATATCAAAACCAACTTTAGAAGAACATCAATCAGCTATATACGGGTTCGACATGTTAAGTTGGTTAAATTCTAATAACAAAGGTGACTGGACTTATGTTCCTAGAAGGCACCGACCAGAACATGAAGAAGATCTTTTTGAATTTAAATTTGAACTTGAAGAAGATGCTGTTAAATTTAAGTTAACTTGGAATTAACATGAATTGTTTAGAATGCCCTGTATATTTGACACACAATGCTCATTGTGGTCCTGCGAAAAAACACGCTCCGGCAGATGAAAATAGGAAAACCGGTGATTGTGTTATGCTTCCTTACACGATTCCGATTACCCTAGGCGGCACTCCAGATTATGATGAAATACTACAATGGGTTTGGGACAATATGAATGGCGCTTGGGCAACGGCGAGATATCATTCAGTGGATTTTACATCAACTGATGAACCATTAACCGTAATACGGTTTGAACTCAAATCTGATGCTACTTTATTCAAATTAACGTTTATGTAGAAGGTTGACACCAGTCATTCCTGGTGCTATAATGGTGGTACAAAATAAGGAGATCGAATATGTTGCCGACAGTTGACACTATTAAAAACGTTTTAGACCGGAAAGACGAAGTTGGAATGCACGCGGTTGGTCGAGCATTGGTTCATTTATTGAATCGACAAACGCATTATGAGGCGACAGTGGAAATTACCCGATTTGCCAATTCGGAGGGTTTTGCTGTTAATGATGCCAAGAAAGGGACTGGCATGGCCAAGTTCTATAAGAATCGGGGATTTTTGACGGAAAAGCAAATTGCGTATTGGCAGAAACCGTGCCGGAAGGGTTCGAATACGTCTCGAATTGGGAAGTATTGTAAGCAGCTATTGGAAGTGGCTATTGACAAACTAGGGCAAAAGAATTGTCAGATCGAACTTGGTAATGGTATCGGAACAGTCTATTATCCGGCGTTATGTGATGACAGATATGTTTCTAAGGAATCGCTGGACTGGCTCAAAGAGAACATTGGTGAATATGGTCTAAACTGGCATGTTCGCAATGAAGTAATATTCGTTGATACGAAGGAGAACGCCGTATTGACAAAGTTGGTAATGGCTGGCGAGATCGGAGTTGCATAATGCGAGAAGATGATTATAAGACTAAAACTTCACGAGATCTATATTATTTGATGAGAAGAGATTATCATCCTAAAAATTGCGAGAGCAATGAATGTTATGATAAAGTTCGTGACGAATATAATGAACGGGAAGAAGCTGGAATAGTTAATTGTCCGGTTCTTGTCAATGTTCGTCATAATATGGAAGTTTGTAAATGGTTGCGCGATAATGTCGGCGAATTTGCCATTGATTGGGATACCCGTAAACTTCATATGAGTGATAAGAGAGCGTCGTTATTTGTTAAGGATCGAGATACCGCAATAATGTTAAAATTATCATTGGATTCGAAATAAGGAGGATTAAATGGAACAAATACCAATGGGAGAGGCACCCGTCCAAAAAGACCTCATTCAAGTTAGCTCAGGGAGAATGGCTGAGGCCATTTATTTCAATCGCCCCGAAAAGCGTGTAATTTGCTTTTCAACCCAGCTCAATTGCGCTGTGGGTTGTGTTTTCTGTGCGAGCCCAGGCCCGGGTCGTACAATAAATCTTACCAAGGATGAAATTCTTCATCAAGTTGCTCACATGCGAGCAACCTATGATACAGAACTTTCGTATGATAAGCCGATGCTGTTCTCCGTAATGGGAGAGGGAGAGCCCTTGCTCAATTACAAGAATGTTATTGCTGCATTGCATGAAATTTCTCAGACATACGATGATGCAAAGTTTAGTTTGTCGACTTCAGGTGCTGCCCCAGAGAGAATTAAAGAACTAGCGCATGAAGATTTTGGGGCTCCGTTTAAACTTCAAGTATCAATTCATTCAATGTATGAAGATGTTCGTTCCTGGTTTATGCCACTGGCTAAGCCAATTTCTGAAATTAAAAAAGCAATTGATTATTATCATGCACACAATGATGGACCAGTGGAGTTGAACTTTGCGCTCATCCAAGGAGTGAATGATCAAATCGATGACGTTGAAGCCATCGTCGATGTATTTAGGAATGAATATATCAAGATCAGTCGATACAATCCAATTGAAAACGACAAATTCAAAGCGTCTTCAAACTATGAATGGTTCGTTGGTCAATTGCGTTGGTACGGATTAACAGTCGAATATCACGCAACTGATGGGTCGAAGGTTGGCGCAGCTTGTGGTCAAACACGTGGCGCCTTCGAGAAAAAATAATTTGACAATCCTTGTTCCAGTGTTATAATATTTGCATTGGAATAAAGATTGGACATACTATGTCAAAAATTGAAATTTGGAAGTGTGATTACCATAAGAAATGCTATTTTGAAAGCAAACCCGAATATAGGAAGCATCTCCGGGAGTTGGCTGCTGGTAAGATATCAAGCCGCCATTATCGAAAAACTCTTAAAGAGTTGTCGGAAATTACGAAAGTTGCTCGAGAACAGTTGTGTATCCAAGACGTTCTTGAGTACATGATAGAAAATCAAGAAGCGTTTGTTATGCAGGCAATCTTGCGTGAGAACAATGAAACCTTTAGGAAGTTGATCAAGGCTATTAATCTCAAATGGACTGTTAAAATTCCCAAAATATTGGATATAACGATCGGCGCACTATATAGTCCCCGAGTTAGTAATTCACATCATTGCCCAAAGGATGGCGCAAGAAATTGGGCCGGGAAGCGTGGTGATTTGCCAACCTCGTATCCGGGATGGCGTGGTACGCTTGATATACATTTCGATACATGCGATGTTACAATGATTGCTCCTTCAAGCAAGAAAGGGCAAAGGAATTTTAGTCATACGGTTTATGTTGGATCGGGGTTATTCGGGAATAGTTGTATACATACAGGTACAGGTGGTGGCGGAACGCATACGCATTTTGCAGCCTACATATTCGAAGATGATTGGCCTTCTTTTACACCAACTCGAGCAATGGCTAAGTTGGCAGCGGATAATCCAGAATCAACAGTTTATCTAGATGAGATTGGATCCGGTAGGGTTGCAATCGATACAGAGGAATAACATGGTAGAATTTTTATTGAGTATTTTCTATAAGATCCCAAAGGGTTGGCGATTGCCGATAATCCTTATCGCTATTGGATTACTTATTGGGTCATTTGTATCCATGATTATGGGATGGTTTTGGTTTATTGTGGTCATTGCATTGTCTGTGGGCGCATTTTATCTCGGCAGCGTTACTGGATTTTTTGGCTGGTTATACCAGAAAATTAATTAAGATATGACAGAACAAACTATGACTGATCGAGAGTTAGCCAATTTATGCACTGTAATTCATAATATGATGACAGCTAACCAACTCGATAACCTCAACGAACTTTTGCGAAACATCAAAGATGATGATTTAACTGATTATATGATTGGTGTCTTATCGTATTCGTGTCCGTTCGCTGATAAACTAGATGAATGGGAACCTGCCCGAGATAGAATTACCATTGAATTAGTAAACCGTGGGGAAGATGTTCAAGAAGTGATGAGAGGGTTCTTCGATTTAAACCACAATGAGGCGTCGAAAGCATGGCATCAGATACAAAATCTTATTAATCGCCGAGCTACTAAATAGTTCGAGGGAGATTAATATGAGATATCAAGAACTATTAGAAGGTAAAACTTCAGGAACATTTATGGGAATGAATCCCACCGATGAATGCAATGATAAAATTGTAGAATGGTGTAAAAAGAATAAAATTGAAAATGTGCATGATGATTTCCACACAACTATTATCATTGATAAAGAAAAGACATTTTCGGAAGCACCTGAATCATATGATCCAGCTCTTAAAATAAAGGCTAAAGATTGTGAGTATAAACTCTTTGGCGAAGATAATAATGTGTTAGTTGTTGCTTTCGCAGAACCAGCTCTATCAAAGCGTCATACGGAAATTAAAGATAAGAACGATATTAAATACGATTTCCCTGAATATATCCCGCATTTGAGTTTAAGTTATGATTTTTCCGGCGATGTAGAGGATCTACCAGAATGGAACCTTGATCTAGAGTTTGCCGATGAATTTATAAGACCATTTAACAGCGATTGGTCACCAAAACCGTTGAAAGAAGAAATTAAGTTTACTAAAAAAAAAGGTAGCCTTTTTCGCGCAATGTCTAAACAAATAGATAATACTTCAATAAAAGATCTATTGGAATGGGCGCCAAATAATGCATATAGTAATATGCTATCAGAATCTGAAAAACGCTTGATAGATATTCAGATTAATGAAATATTTCAGAACGAATATGCCGAAATTAATAATTGGATTGATGATTATCGTGATGATTATGGAATATTACGTAATGTAATTAAAGGCTCACACCCATCCGTTGTTATTACAGCAACTAGCGATGGTATTGCTATTGATCCGGGTTATTATGATATTGATCTCGATGGCATTGCACCAGATCATAATGCACCATTACCAAATATTGCAATATTATTGTTTAATAATGAACAGAATGCTGAAAATTTTGTTTTAGATTTTAAATTGACATTTGATAATGTTACGGTTATTATGGAAGATGGTTTAATTGTCCCTGGTGTTAACACCACAGTCGATGTTAAACAAGGCGAAACACAGCGCCAAGCAGCTAAATTCGGCAATAAACTTGATAAGGATGGCAATCCACCAAGCATGTGGGATTCGGCGAAATTGGCTGCAAAGATAACCAAATAATTTCCTAACACCTCTCCTCCCTGAAATTATAAATAATATATAACAAAGGGGATATTTATGACTGAGCTACCCAGAAGTTTTTGGTATAATCCAAATCTTTCAGAAGATAACAGAATTATACCGGCCCGAAACCAAGAACATTTTCAGATTGTCAAAGATCATCCAGAACTATTTGATTTGGATCAAGATACGATCACTCAAATCGGTGGTTGGAGTTCTACTCTTATGGAAGTTGTTGGTGACATGGGATGGATCCGTTGCAATATGGAGTTGTCTCGAGATGGAACAACTGCGCTATCTATGCAGGGCGATAGCAATGAGATAATCCTAAAAGCCGCACGCCAAATCAATAAAATCTATCCACTTGAAGCAATTTTATTTGATACCTTTTATGAAGAGTTTTCCAGTCGTAGTTGGATTGAGCTAAAAGGGTATGACATGGATTATTGGCTACGATATGGTAGATTTCCAGAAAAAGACCGTAGTTCGGTTTCCCAGTTTCGAGAAGCACACATTAAATCAATAGCCGATGAAAAACTATGGATTAATCCGACCAACGATCCAAAAAATGCAAAGGTCATTCCTTTAAATTCTAATGAAACGCACCATATAAAATTTGCGTATGATCATCCAGAAAAGATGGGGTTAAGTGGTAAAATATTTGACAACGTGTCACTAGAAGATGTTAAATCCACCGACCCTGATAGCCCAGTTGGTAGAATATTATTTGATAAAGGATGGGTAAGATATCATGATGCAAGTGGTCAAGCAATTTTACAAGGTAAGACATTACATGATGTTGCAAAAGCATTGCGTTGGTTGATAACCAATAACCGAAGTGGTGAATCATATCACGTATCGGATGAGAAGAATAATTACGAAACATTAGATGGTAAGCATGAAATAAGAAAATTCCTTAAAGACAACCGTAAATCAACGGTTGATGAGTGGAGTATACCAGCAATTACTCGTTCATTTAAGAAGAATATATTATCATATGGTACAAAGAAAAGGATTTTTGATATGGTAATGCATTTAGAGAAAAAGGGTGAGAATTCATCAATAAATAAAACCGCCCAAATGTTTAACATACCACCTAGGCTTGTATCCGAGATAATAAATGATATGAAGGAAACGAGGAAAGAAAAACAATGAGAGCATTTGAGTTATATGAAAAGGATCTGATTGGTAAACAAACACCATCAGCAGAGGAAATCGCAAAAAAACATGGTGTCAGTGTTTCTCGGGTCGAATCTGAAATTGTTAAAGGTATTAAGGTGGAACTAGAACATACCAATAATGAAGCAGAAGCTCGAGAAATTTCATTAGATCATTTGGATGAATTTATCGACTATTATGATCGATTAGATAAAGCGGAACAACCAGGCTTCATGACTGAAACATTAAAGCAGGTTAACGGAAAATGGGCACTAGTGAGCAAGAGCAACCCAAAAAAAGTTTTGCAATATTATGATGGCCCAAAAGGAAAACGTCCGTCCAAAGAATGGGTGGCAAAGGTTGAGAGACGTGTTCATTCATTTGAAGATAAAATCACCGGTTCGAATCTAAAAGAATCCTTGGACGATAAAATTATTGCATATCATGGCACCGGCGCGTCATTTGATTCATTTAATGACGAATTTGCTATTGGTACTTTGACATGGTTTACTGATAATAAAGATTTGATTCTGCAAGGAGGAGTCGGTGCTAGTTCAAAAGGTACAATTATCACCGCTGAACTAGACATTAAAAATCCTGCTGGTTGGAAAGAATATGACAAATTTGGAACAGATGAGCTTATCGGACGTGGATATGATGGTCTTAAATTAGAAGATGATGATCAAACGACATGGGTTACGTTCTCTGATAAACAGATTAAGATTTTAGACCGAGAAACCATCAATGAAGATGAAGATAGCCTAAAGCTACCAACCCTTAACGTTGGTGACACACTTATGGTTGGTAAGTTTAAAAACCGCAAAGCAGAGATTAAGGGCTTTAAGAAAGACAAGAACAATCAACCAATCGCCAAAACAAATAAAGGTGATCAGCAGATTTTTAAGGGTAGAATTAAGAAATTGATGCCATCGGAAAAGCTAGATGAATATCGTATTGAAAAGATGGATATCGGTAATGAAGATGTAGTTGCAATGGTTGATCCTGAATATAAACAATTAAAGCGTTTTGCAGATAAAAGCGGATATCAAGAATTGCGTGGAATATATGCATACGATACAGGGTCATTTTATTGGTGGGACGCCGCTAAACTTATTCATAATGCGGCTATGAAGGAATTAGGATTAAGCCCAAAAACTAGTCATCGATTGGAATTGGATAAAAAATGGATAGATGGTGAAGACAGATATGTTATGGATTGTGCTGAATTGTTACAGGATATTATGATAGCCAACGGCAATGATTATATCAAAAGAAATTTTGATATTATCGACGAAGGTCATATCGTGTTTGCATTGAAGGAATAAGAACCATGAAATTAACAGAACTTCATAACCAAAAAAATATCGCTTATAAGGTGATGGCATATGATCCTGAAACAGGCCGTGCTATTAGCAGGTGCCAATAAACGATTGAGCTTTCCTATTCGTGTCGGCGAAACAATTCAAATGCGTGGTAATGGCATTTATATGAGTTTAGATAAAGAATATGTTTTAACATATTATTCTGAGCTTTCTGAGAATGAAGTTCTTCTTACTTTAGAATTTGATCCAACTGAATTAATTACAGGAAATTTGGAAGATAGGGAAACAGAATTTTCAGTTTCAGAAGCTAAAATTATCGACGTGGAACATTTAGTTCATGATTCGGAATTATTTGAAGAAAGATTGACTGAAGATCAAGATGACTTGGTTCAAGAAGCCTATGCACATTTACAGGACATCGATGAAGATATTTGGAATATAATGGAACAATTCTTAATACGAACCAATGGCAAGATTATGTGGCATGGAGCATCAAACAAAATATTAAGCCCGGATATGGGAATTATTAAAAATCTTTCAACTCGAACCAACCCCAAGAATACACCACTTAATATACACAATGATTTAATAAAAGCATTTTCTGAAGCTGGTTTTAAAGCAAACCGAGATGACTTCTTTGTCACTGGTGATATGACAGAAGCAGGAGCATATGGTACCCTTGGCGCGGTTTTCCCATTAGGAGAATTTAGTTTTACTTGGAGCCCAATGGTTGAAGATTTCTTCACATTGCTGAGCAATGATTATAAAAGTGCAGAAAAATGGTTGGATATTAGTGATAAAGATAAAAGCGAGATATTTAGTGATATATATCAAAAATATGCAGCTACATGGCAAGATGAGCTTAATGATTACAAAGACGAAATAAAATCCGCCGATGAGAATGGAGAAGAACACGATCCCACCTGGGAATCAAGCATTGCTTGGTTTCAGGATCTATTAGATGATCCACGTAGAAGTGACGATTTTGTTGAAGATTATAAATCTAAACTCGATATTACATTTAAACTTCGTCGTAAGAATTTGGATGGTTTATTGTTAAATTATGATTATGCAGTATACTTTATTAAAGAGAATTATAGAGATGATGATTTAGCAGCCGCAATTGAATCAGAAATGGAGATTATGCTTAAAGCTAAACAAGTGCTTTGGATAAATGATTTTATGGTGAATGACGTTATATATCCATGGTTGTACGAACATATAGATTTGGAAGATGTTCTATATAAATTATCACCAGATGAGTTATCATATGTTGCCAATTTTACAATCCGTGAGGAAAAACCGTTTCCTTCTCGAAAAACCCAAAAGGAAAAATAATCATGTATCTTCATCAATTATTTGAAAAAATTCCTTTAAGCCATCCACAAAATCCAGCTCTTATGACTTGGGAAGAATATTGGGAGGTAATGAATCCTGGCGGAAAGCATCATTCAGATGAAGCTTACAATTGGGATTTGGACCAAATGAATAGAATTGATTTAGGTGGGAAAATTGTTGATCCACAAGCTGGTCAAGCAATGGATAAGGAAATTATTCAATCCCATAATGATAATGATTTGCGTGTATTCAAAAAGGATAGTCATTCATTAATTGGTTATACCGTGGATAATGTTTTATATATTATTAAGGGATTTGATGACAGGGCATTGAAGCGCGATGTAGATCGGTTAGTTAACGGTGATTTAATCATAAAATATGTAAAGTATCCAATGGCTTATTTCAAGCAAAAAGAAGCAATAGCCCAACGTAGCAAATATTCAAAACTGCTACAAAATATTAAAATTAAGGGCCAATCTTTCCAAATAAGAGAGGATAATGGCGATTTTGCAATCTTCAATAACGATGCTCAAAAAGTTGCTGTTGCACAAGATGAATGGGGTGCAATTCTTGTAAGTGTTGCGCAAGAATACCGTTCATATGGTTTTGGTACATTGCTTGGTAAAATTTATAGAGAACGCTATCCAGAAAAGAACACTGGTGGGACCACATATGCGGGATCTGCACAAGTAAAGCGTGTATGGAACAAGTTTGTTCGAGAAGCATTAGCAGATGGTACTTATTCAAAACTGGTTAAATCTGGAAAGATATCATCTAGTCGAGTAAAGGAAATTATAAAAGATTTAGATGATAGACCAGAATATAAAGATGAACCAAAGACTGATTATGTAAACGATTACAAAAATTGGTTGATTATGGACACTGAATCTGGCGCACTTGTTTATCATAAAGATATTTACGAAAGCGAAATATCATTTGAGGGTGCAAGAGATTATATTATGGGTTATTCATTAATCCGTGGAAATGATGCAAAGGGCAACGCATTTTTATATTCCATTGATTATGAAAACAATAGAGCCGAAACTATGCTTCTTTATGCATCGTTGCAGATCGTGACTAGGGATGGTGATGGATTAGATATAGAGGAATCAGCAAGTGATTTCTCCGAGTCGATACAAGATTTAAAATATACCGAAGAAAGAGATGGCGTAATTTATTTAGATTCATCATTACCAGCAATTGAAAATGCGTTCAAACTTGAGAGACAATATAGAAAGAAACGTGATAAGTATGATGAATATAAATATAATATATTAGAAGCTGCTGAATCAAAATATAAGGTTTGATATGTATTTAAAAGAACTATTCGATTATAAATATGAACCAATCTTCGAAGGATTTGATGTTAATCCATCAACGGCTGAAGTTACAATCACCTTTGATCCAAGCATCATAATCGAAGAAGAATTTAATTCTATTCTTAAAGATGTTAACGAATGGAACGATCGAGGTGTTTCATCCTGGATGGTTAACGGCACTCCTATCAACGATGCATTATCCGCTTCTAATTATATGAAAGGACAAGTTGGTAATAGGATCACCGTATCCGAAAATATAAATGAAAATAGCGGCAATCAGACAAAACTTAGAGTAGATAACCCTGGCGGTGATTGGTTACGTGGAAAGATCGAATATGCCAAAGAAATGGGTCGGAATGTACACGGTAAGCCTTTTATGAGCACAATGACTGGCTCATTCAGTGATTATGTTCGTTTACCAGTATCTCTTTTAAAAAATATACCTGGAGCCAGTGGCGAACAGAAGAACGTTCGACAAGAAGATTTGGATTGGCTAACAAATTACATGCAGGCCAATGATAGACTACCACCAATGTCTAAGGATAATGATTCGGAATACGCTCCATTTATCGTTGTTGGATATGACGGTCAACCTTGGGTAAGTGAAGGAAATCATCGTATTATGGCCGCAGCTAAACTTGGTTGGAAAACGTTACCAGTTGAACTAAGATATTTCGATGGTGGTGAATCAGTTCCGGGGCCATTGCATCCAGACAATATAAAAAATATGGGAAATACCGTTATTGACGAAAACTTCAATATCACTAAAGATTGGAAAGGGTGGTGGATAGATGAGAATGGTAATAGAATCGATGTTGATTACGAAAACGATTACCACCACGAAAATGTAGCCTCTGATCATTTAAATCAATATGTAGATGACCCAGAAGATTTAGATTTAGAAGGTTATTTGGAAGTTGCGTTAAATCGAGGATGGATAAGAGTGTATGACCGCCCGCAAGAATTTGGTATGGAATTTAATTCCATGTCACCTGAAACAAAAAAATATGCATTAAGACAACTTAGAGATCAACGTGATAAAATGGAATTTTATATCAATAATGAACGATTCGACAATATACGAGATGCACAGAATTATATAAGAGAATTATAATGCGTTTATATGAATTATTGGATCGGACAAATACTAAACCATTTTATGATGTAGCATATAAACATTCTATGCAGGTCTTAAATGAATATTTCGGTACAGGTGATATTCATAATCGAAATATTCTTTCTTGCTCAAGACTTTTATCTGATAAATTGGAAAATGCGTTTAGGAAAATAGTAAAAAATATTGATTTAAATTCTTACTTTACAATTAATTTCAGTGATGAATTTTCCATTATGTTGACTATTTTTACTCATAAAGCAGATGAAATGGGAAATATGGAATATTCCACTAATAAATTATCGATTGAGCTTTATGTTGATAAGCAACATTTTATTGATATTATTAAAGGTGAAGGAGACGTGGAACAGATTTCAAATTTACTGGCCCAAATGTTCTCGCACGAAGTTTTACATTTTATCCAAATAAACAAAAGACCATTAGACCAAGAAAAAGAGATGTATGGTTTTGATAAAAGTTTATCAAATACAGGGAATGAGAGGACAGATTATTTTGGGCAACCAATTGAGATTGAAGCTTATGCCAATAATGCCGCTCATCAGTTACTATTTGCCTATGATAGAGACTTGGAAACTATTCTAAGCAAATTGAGAACACAGGATGGAATTAAAGATGCTATCCAGTATTCAAATACTATGAAAGAATATTATAATTCGTTGCGAAACAATCCAGCTGCTGGTGAAACATGGAAAAAATTCCTAAAAACTGTATATCGCGTTATTAAGGACTATACCGAATGAGATACAATGAATTAACAGAAGAAGCACCACATACCGAAGAATTAGATGATATAGTTTCAAGTGTAGACGAATTTGTCGAACTAATTCAAAATGATTGTTCAGAAATCATTGATGTTTATCGTAAAGCAAACGGAAACGCTTTATATAGAGGAATAAATGGAATCCGACCAACGGGCAATAAAATAGATTATTGGGAATATAGAACACCTGTTGATATGAGTAGTAATCGCCAGGATATGATTGACGATGTGTTGCATAGACAAGGCATGAAGGCTGTTCGAGGAAATTCAATTTTTACTAGTCCCCGTATGAAGATTGCCAAAGATTGGGGATCTCCGTTTATTGTGTTTCCGATGAATGGATTCCAATATACTTGGTTCAAAAACCAAAATAAAGGTGATTATATGTATTTTGTATTCAACGCAATCATCGATGATAGTCTCGAGGAATATCGTAACTTAGACGATGATGAATCACATAACGATTTTCCAACAGCGGAGAAATTTATTATGGATCAACTTTATTTGATGACTGAACAGTATGAACCAATGAATACAAATTTAGAAATGGCTATTGAAGAAGGAAAAGAGGTATTAATTACTGGACCAAATAGTTATTATGCAATACCATTGTCATGGGAACATTATCTGCCGCAATTACTAGCTTGACATTTTACATAATGGTGTTATAATGCTATTATGATAAGAAAAGCCCTTTATATGATAGATATTGATGAAACCTTATTCCAGACTTTTGCCAAAGTGCGAGTTATGAATGATGGGCAAATCGTTTGTGAATTAGACAATCAGGAATTCAACGCTTATGAGCTAAAAAACGGTGAGTCTTACGATTTTCACGAATTCAAAGATGGTGATCTCTTTAAACGAACGTCAAAACCAATACACAATGTGATTCAAAAAATTAATGATATACATGAAAAGGTTAAGTCTGAGGTTGGTTCTGAAATGATTCTCCTTACCGCCCGACAAGATTTCTATGATAAAGAGCCATTCCTGCAAACATTCCGTGATCATGGACTAGACATCGACAACATGTATGTTGAACGCGCAGGAAACAAACGTGGATCAAGCAACATATTAAAAAAGGATATCATGCGAGTTTATCTTTCTAATGGAAATTATACGCATGTGAAAATGATCGACGATTATGAAAAGAATTTGGATTCGTTTTTGGAGTTGAAAGATGAGTTCCCGTGTGTTAAATTCTCAGCATGGAAGGTAACCCATAACCAAGAGACTGTGAGGTATAAACATCATGTTGGTTGAATTAAAAGAAAATGAAATCGAAAGATTTCACTTAGATCGAAATAAGAAACACTATACACTTGATTTTGATGATGGTTATGAATATGCCAAATTCCTAAAGTGGATAAATTTGGAATTAAACGGTATATTTGATATTAAATGTTATACTGGTTCACCTGATATGATCTTTAGCCTTTCACTTGAAGATGCTGTTATGGTGAAACTGGTGTGGCAGCAATGAAAAACTTACATTTTAAAACTTGACAACATACCCGAACAGTATTATATTATAAATAATAGCAAGGGAATGCCACGCGCCCCGCATTTGCGAAAGACGTCAAACTCCATTAAGGAGATGCAAAATGTATATGACGAAGTATCAATTTCTAAGCCTCAGACGAGACGCGATCGTTCAACGGCAGTTATGTAATTGCCATAGTTTAAGAACAGTTGCAGTATCTTGTCAGTATATTGACAAAATCCTAAAACAATTAAATTCAAAAAATGGATGGGCCGACTCAAACGGTGAGACTCATTACGGGTATGAGCCATACGGAATCGACGTTGATATGGCTCATATCCCATCAGATGATTTTGAAGGAACGCCGGCAGCATATCTGTATCACTAAGGTTGACAACATATCGATCCATGTTATAATAATAGCATAACACGGAATCAAAGGGATCGATATGCTCAATGATAATCAAGTGAATGGTAAGCGTCTTACTCCCAAAGAATATGTTCGTTCTACGTATTCGACGTGCTTTTACACAGGTGTGAAATTAATCGACGACACTTATTCGGTTGAACATTTGGTCTCGCAGGATGCATTGCGGAAGATTCACAAATTTGTCAAACGTGATCAATGGAATTTGGTTGCATCGCACCGGGATATCAACAGTGTTCTCGGTAATGCTCCATTGACCGTTAAATTCGCGGTGAAGGAATTTCTGTCCACAGTGACAATCTTTCCGGGATTGGATGACGAGAAGAAGATCCAGGCATATGCTTTCGCCGCCACGCAATATATGGAAATTTATCGAGTTAATGGCGTCATGCCGTGGAGATGGCAATCAAAGGTTTTTAAGAAGAATGTTTCCAAGGCCGACCAGAAGATTAAGAGAGCCGAATTACGGACGGCCTATATGGCATTATTAACCAAAGAAGAAATCGAACTCGGTGCATATATCAAATAGGGATGAATGATGTCGGATCTTGAAGTACATACATTGCTGGGCGTCGAACGAGCGGCTAAGAAGAGAGAAGTATTTGATACTTGGAACCCGGTTGAAATGTCAGACTCATTGAGACACGCAATTGGAACATCGGTTTGGCAGTTACGTATATGGATTATTAACAATGTAACCGATGAATGGTATAGCACCTCATCGGACCTTTATTACACTGGCGTAAAATCCTTTTATTTTAAATCTAAAGAAGACGCTGTTTTATTCCGTTTAACCTTTTCGTAAGGTTGACATGTCGTCATTCCATGTTATAATTATGACATAAGCAAACAGCAACACGGAGATCGAAAATGGCGTACATGAACCAGGAAATGAAAAAAGAAATCAAAGCGGCGATTGATGCAACCGTTGAAATCCTTGGTTTGAAGGGAAAGTTGAAGTATTCCCTCGCTGTTAGCAACGGTACGATGCTCACATTGAATGTTAAAAGTGGGCCGATTGACTTCATTGGCAACTATAACGCGGTAGCCGAAGAAAAGAACAAATATATCACAGACCACATGAAGAATCGACTCGCTGAAGACAGCATTGATATCAACCCGTTCTGGGCACATGAACATTTTACCGATGAAGCCCAGAAGGTAATTGTTGCATTGCTGAAGGCGATGAACATCAAGAATTATGATAACAGCGACATCCAGTCGGACTATTTCGACATTGGTTATCATGTTCGGATGAACATTGGTAAGTGGAACAAGCCGTACGAAGTGAAGTGATAAACATTGGCTAATATGAAAAGATATATTCATGTGGATAATTGATAATGTCTAAAAAGACTAATCCAGATATTTCTCCATACGGTACAAAGATGTGGTTTATTGATAACGATCTATATCGAAACGCTCTACATCGAATTAATGGCCCAGCGGTTGTATTTAAAAATGGATCAGTTGAATGGTATATATACGGAAAACGCCACCACGCCGATGGCCCCGCAATCAAACGCGCCAATGGTAAAAAAGAGTGGTTTATAAACGGGAATCGACACCGAATTGATGGACCAGCTATTGAATATCCAGATGGAACCAAAGCGTGGTTTGTGGATGGGAATCGAATCCCGGATGAATGGATCAAGGATAATATCATCGACATAACCAATATTACTAAAGAAGAACAAGTATTAATGCAGATATGTTGGGGCGGGGAACTATAATGGAAGATATCGATACCTTAGTTGTTGTTCAAGCTGACCGGGAAGATTTTTATCTTGAACATCTTCGCCTTGAACCCGCCGTTTATTTTAGTATTCTAATTACTGAATATTTCGAAGTTGAAATGTTGAATACATGGCTAATGGATAATATTACTAATTATGAGCATCTTTCTAGGATGATTTTTTGTATATATGATATCGAAGAGGCCACTTTGTTCAAAATGGTATGGTGTTAAAAATGGAAAATGTAATCCGAACACAAACTTACGGGATGGATGGTAATTTATTTGAGGAGCGTTACCGAATTCCCCCCAAGTTTTGTTTTCATCGAGAAGATGGTCCAGCGTTTATCAGTTATTATCCAGGAAACATTCTGAATGATGCTTTGTATTATAACAACGGAAAAAGACATCGAATTGATGGCCCAGCTTGCACCAAGTATTTCATGTCCGGAAACATTATAGAAGAGCAATATTGGGTCAATGATCAAAGGATTGATTCATGGCTAGACGAAATGGGAATTGAGTTGCCGCCATCAATTGAAGATCAACTCTTAATTAAGTTGGCGTGGGGATAAAATGACAAATGAACTAGAATATCCAACTGGTTGGAATAAAAGAAAAATCAGTATTGGTGTTGTTGAGATTATGAAACATTTTCAAGGAAAAATTGAAAATTATCCGGAATGGCTAACTTCTGATTTAGGCAATCTGCCACGATATAATGACAAATTGGACAGCGGTGATATTGATGACGGACATATGGTTGAAACATTTTTCACACGACGAGAATTCAATTCTGATGGGATGTACCCAGTAAAAATTATATGGATAATAGAAAATACTGAACATAAATGGTGCAGTCTTTCCGGTGATTTGTATTGGTTCGAAAACTGCGATGACGCAGTGTTGTTTAAAATGACATGGTGCTAGATATGGAAAAGAATATTCATATATGGACAAGAGATGGAGACAAATGGATATCTAATGATGAATATCAGTCATCATTATTATTCCTGCATCGAGATGGCGGCCCAGCTCTTATAGATGCAGATGGAACAAAGGAGTGGTGGGTTGATGGAAAACGACATCGACTTGATGGACCAGCTATTGAATCTGCGGATGGATCAAAGGTATGGTACAAGGACGGAAAACTACATCGAATTGATGGGCCAGCTCTTGAATTTAAGTATGGAACAAACCAGTGGTATGTGAATGGGGAATTACATCGACATGATGGTCCGGCTGTTGAAGGCGTAGATGGATCAAATGCGTGGTATTTGAATGGAGGCCATATACCTCTGAGTTGGTTTAAAGAAAATGATATCGACCCATATAATACGACAAAACAAGATTTGGTTTTAATTAAGATGACGTGGGGTTAAATATGGAAAAGAATATTCATATATGGACAAGAGATGGAAACAAATGGATATCTTTCGATGAATATCAGTCATTAATACCATCCATTCATCGAGAAGGCGCCCCCGCTCTTGAATGCGCAGATGGAACAAAACAGTGGTATGTGAATGGGGAATTACATCGAATTGATGGACCTGCTGTTGAATATCCAAATGGGAGAACAGAATGGTCGAAAGGATATCCGTGTTTCTGGTGATTGCGGTTGCCCGCATCCATCTGAAAGGGTCCTGGATCACAAAATTTGCGGAATGGAAGTCGTTGGCGGCTATCACATCGACACACAAGAAGGCCTCAATTATTTCGTAGCAACCCTAAAGAAACATGGGATAGTATAATGCACGTTTCTGTCGCACTAAATGATGAATGCCAAAAACTTATACCACAAATTGTAGGATTGGTTGACGGATCCAACGATGCTTCTTTTTTCTTATGGAAGGAGACAGCACTTGAGTCGGATCATGCTCGTTATGAATTAGAAAAAGATAGGAAATATCGAGTTCATTGGGATGATCGGAGTCGACAAGGCGGGATGCAGGAAGTTGGTAGAATTGCGGGGAGACCAGTAGTGGTTGAACTGTCCTTCCAAAAAATTGAAGGTCGATGGATTTGCTTCTATCATGGTTGTTCCACTGTTGTTGATCACGAACAAATCGATAACTGGATTCGAGAAGTTTTTCCGGATGTTCCAAAATCAGATGCCATGAATTTTGGAAATGTCCTAAATGAAATTAGACGAATAAACGCTTTGCATAAGCCAGAAACTAAATAGTTTTATGAAACTCAAAGAGCTCGAAGAATTAAGATGGGCAACTGAACCATCACAATCATATGGTACCGGCAAGAGAGATCTTGAAGACCCGTCCCTTATCCTGATTTGGGCAAACATCAACGATATTTTCAATCATACATCACAGTGGCAGCGTTTACCAATAGGTGACCCATCAGGCGGGGAAACAGGTAAAGCACGACGTATATCCTGCGCACAAGAACATTGGACATCTGGTGGTTATATGAATCCAAGCCTAATTCATGTTGTTAATGGGAAATATTTAGAGTTCACAGACGGACGGCACCGCCTTATCGCTGCTGATTTGATGGGTCACACGTATGCTTTAGTCTTAACAGACAAGTCAACGATAGAGCAATTCAAGGAGATGGTTAAAACGCGACCTTTCCAAAGATAGCTGTTGACAATGGATTGATGCCGCGTTATAATACTTTACATTAAAAAAGGGAAAAGAACATGGCACGATATCAAAAGGGTAACTTTAGTTCATTCAGCAAAGCAGAGCGCGTGATGGCTATGCAGATGTACGCTAGAAAAATCCAAGAGAAATTGAATACAAAAGAAATTAGTGATTTTTTTGCTGCACATGATGAACTCGAAGAGTTGTCAACCAAAGCAGAAAGAGCTAAATCAACGGATGTATTTAATGTCAAAGAATTTCTTGGATATGTCAAACAATTCAATAATAATAAAGCATATCAAGAAGCAGTTATGGCCCGAATTGCTTCCGCACCAGCTGTTAAGAAATCAAGATAGGCACAACGTTACTGATAGTAACGTTTTAATCTAAATTATTTCTTATATCGGAAAACGATTCGGCCTTTGGTAAGATCATATGGTGTCATTTCGACATCAACACGGTCACCAAGAAGAATATTGATATTATTCTTCCGCATCTTTCCTGATATATGACCGATAATTACGTGTTTTGAATCATCTAGTTCTACTTTAAACATTGCATTGGGGAGAACGTTGGTGATAACACCTTGAACTAGAATTATATCTTGTTTACTCATTATTTTCCTTTGAGCGTTAAATACATTATTAATCTTATTTATGTTCAGCCGTAAATAAGTTTAAATTCGATCGCTTCTTTTTCATCAAATAATACGAATCCAACTGAATAGTCTTTGTTGTGTTCCGTGTTGGGGCCATTTTCATACAAGATAGAGTTTCTAATTCTTGGATAGAATTCATCCTTTTCAGTTTCTGTATATGATTCAATACCGAAATAAGAATGATGACTAGATCTCCACATATTAGGAGCCCTTACTCGAGTATCAGGATCGACTGCTTTGTTTCCACGTAGAATCTTATATTTGATACCACGCTGCTCAATCCATTCAATAGCTTCTTTGGTTTCGTTGGAGTTGTTAAGATAAACTCTTACAGCCATAATCTTCCCCGGGTTATGAAGCATATAGTCGAAAAATAATTGCATCATTTTTATCTTCAAACAAATAATAATCTTTTGATGAGACAATAGATAGCAAACTATTCAATGGTGTATGTGATCCGCCCACTTCGGGTATATCTTTATTTTTTCTTAGTAGATAAGAAGATGTAAGGTTTGAATTTGTCCACCAATAATTACAATTTGATGAAATCCATCGTCTGTGATGAAAACTATCACCTAGTTGTTGATTATTCAACAATATATGATGTGGTAAAAAATCCGCAACAGATTTCGCCCATTCACCATATGTTGCGGTGTTACCATTTTTTCCAACATTAAATGAACTAATCCTATTATACGATCCCGTACATCTAAAGTCTTCTGGATTAAACATGTATGCCATAATGTTTATTATAAATTGATTTTACAAAAAAATCAAGTATTAATCATGCTCTTTAAGAATTAAAGCGTAATCCGTTACTATATTATATAAAACAATTTGTTTATCAGTGACTGAAATGTCCCAACTTTCTCCAAGCATTTCTCGAAGTGTGTTTTTCATATAATTTCTATTCTTTAAATTATAATTTGATTCAGAAATGGCTACTTCTAATTGATCAAATGGGCCTGCTCTAACAATAATAAACGATTCTTCCATTCTCCCTTTGGATAATGTCAAAATGTTATTTTCTATATCAGCGGAGTCGACTAGAGAATACTTGAAGCTTTCTTCAAAGTCATCCTTTTCTTCTTTTGGTTCTAAACGAACATGCTTTTTCAAATTTTCTTCCGTTAATGGGAATGGACCCTTATCTTTATAAACTGTGAACACCCATTCATCCACATCGACGAGATTTTCAATCGTCTCTACCATCTTTATCATTTCTTCTGGAAAAGAACTGTTTCTTTCAAACTCGACGAAAACCATATATTGGCCGTCGATATCCGGTGCAGGGGAACGATCCGAGTCTAATAATTCTGTTGCTGATTTATCTAAAAAGTTTCTTAAATCGTTTGCTGGCTCTTTATCATCGACGAAAAAGCCAATAACAATAGCTTTTTCATTATCAATTTTTGATTCAAATTCATCAACTGAAATTCTATTTAGAACAAGATCGTCGAGATCTCCTGTTTTTAAACCTTCAACTAATTGTTTCATATTAGATTCCTACGAATACTTCTGTCTGCCAGAATAAAGCAGTTCCATGAATTTGGATAACTTTCGCTGCTGGAACTTCAATTTGATACTGCATTCCAGACCCTGCTGGTTGTGCTGAGATATCTACGGTCCCCGTGAGCAATGTTACGGAACCATCTAGAACTGTTCCCCTATTAACAAGCGTAAAATCAGTAAATGTCGTACCAGCATCCCGACTTGCCCTAGCGGTAAATGTTGTACTACCAGCCATAAGGATTGCAATATGCGCCGCCGCTGGATCAGTGACCTTAGCAGTAAAGGTGCTTGAATCTAGAAAGAACCCCGTAGCGCCAACATCATCATCAAATGTTTTGTTTCCTGAATTATAAACACCATCGCCAGATACCGTTGCTGAGGCAGAACCTACATACGCATCCATGAATCCATCAGATAAAATCTGTGCTGGTAAGTTATTCTGATATAACGTTAAATATGTCGTTAATGCACTATTAGCTCTAGAAGTAGTGTCAACAGTTGTGGTAGGAATATTAATTAGGTTCTCTGCTGAAATAATTGGTAACGCTCCCGTACCTGGATTAACAACTGAATCTAATAACACTGGAACGGTTTGATCAACGATGCCCACCGCTTCATACGCTGCCGAACCCAAAGCACCCGCAAATGAGTTAACCGGAACTTCACCAATAGCGGTTCCTGTATCTATTGTCGCAACTGACCCAAGATCAAGATTTGTTCTTGCTGTGGCTTGATCAGCGGGAACACCGGAAATATTATCCAATGTTTTACGCGCTAATTGAAACCCACCGACTTCAATACCATCATGAACCACGGCTGTGATGACATTAGTTGCCGGAACACCGCCGCCCTCAATGATAATTGTTACTTCACCTTCAGCACCAGTAAAGGCATCATTTTCAGCCTCTGATCCCCTTCTTCTTCGAACTTCTGTTGCCATCTCGTTATTTCTCCTTAGAGTTCAAAATCGTCTTCTTCAAAACTATCATTATCTTCCATATCACCACTATTGGTAATACCGGTCTCGTCGTCGACGCCTTCGTCCTTAGCATCCTCAACATCTTCAACATTAATATCTTCTTCCGAATCATCAAGATCCCATAGACCAAGCTCTTCAATGAAACGTCGTGGAATTTTCAGATAGATAATCCACATTAATTTCTCTTCCATTTTGGGACGACCGTCGCTACCTAGATCACCTTGATCTCGAATTTCGCTCGCGACTTCTTGCTTAATCTTTTTGTACTTGACCTTAGTACCAAATTTGAGCAATCTCTCACCACCACGTGGATCAGGCATTTTCTTATATGGATATAACAACGCAAGATTAACCCAATACCGATGGATGAATGGTCCTTCAACTACTTGACCTTCAACCCAATTGGCAAAAGCATATAAATCGAGAGAATCTAAATAATCTTCAACTTGAAGCATAACATCTAGAAGACTCTCGTTGTCTGTTAAACTTCTAACTGAATTATCGCTTTTTAATTCTGACATCGGCTAACCTTTTATTCATTATTTACTATATTATTTATGCAAATAGAAACAGCGGATGCACTGAGCACCCGCTGTTCTAATAAAGTTTAGATGTTTGGCTTTATTCTTCTTTGTAAATTCGTAAAACTTCCGAAACTACTGGAGAACGTTCAACATCTTTTCTTTCAAATTTAATCACTGAAATTAAATCTGAACCCTCGAAGCGATTAATGAAATCCTGTAGACCGTTGCTTGAGCCGATGTCTGATTGACGGACATCACCTGTTACAACCATCTTAGATCCTTCACCAATTCGTGTTAGAATTGACAACATTGAATTTTTTGTAGTGCCTTGCGCTTCATCAACAATAACAAATGCATTTTTGAACGTACGACCACGAATATACGCAATTGGGCACACCTCGATGATTTCGTCCTCAAGCATTTTTTCTACCTGTTGTGGTGAATAATATTCTTTGAATACATCCATAATTGGTAGCATCCATGGCATCATCTTCTTAAAAATGTCACCAGGGAGGAACCCGATATCTTTATCATCTACTGCGCGATTAGGGCGAGTAATTACAATTTTATCACATTGTCCTTCGTTATATGCTTTGATAGCTGCAATTGATCCTAACCAGGTTTTACCACAACCTGCTGGCCCAGTTGCAACAACAATTGCCTTAGTATCATCTTTTAAGGCATTGACATAATGTTCTTGACTTAGATTACGGGGAATCAAAGCTATATGTTTTGGTGCATTAAATGATTGTTTTTCGCTAGTTGCCGAATAGTTTCGGTCTTCACGTGGATTACGACGAGTTGCTCGTTTAGAACGTTTGGTCTTCATCATAGCCTCCTTCAAGGGGTTTTAAATATAGGCTGCTATGAATATTTATCGGTTGGTTTCAATAACTTTAACTTATGTTTTAATTGAATTCTGCTAGTATAAATATACTTAGTGTCAATTACTTTGATTGATAATATCGTAAACTTCCCGCCAGTCTGCTACCTTTGGTATCTCAGGGTGGTTAAAATCCTCGTTATATGGTTGTGTTATGAGAATTGGCTTATGGTCATATTTTAATGAAATCTCTGCCCAATTTGTGTTATCTTCAACCCACCAAGTACCCGGAAACTCTTGTAGTATTGATTCTTTACCGATTTGATGCTCAATGCAATGAACTTCTAAAAATACGTCACCAAATACTCTTCTAATGTTTTCCTCTCTTAGGCTCTTTGTGGTTTCAGACGAACTACATGTTGAAATACCAATAAATTTCCAACCTTCATCATGCAATTTATTAATTACTTCAACTGCATGGGGGTATGGTTCAAGTCGTCCAAAATGTGGCGTATTATTAAACCATCTAATAATGGCATCTGATTCATCTGAGGTATGACAACCTAGAGCATCTTTGAAATCCCAAACTTTAGGATCCCGTTTGTGGGCAATGCCAACTTCGTTTACCACCCATTCAAAGAATGGGTCAATCCACTTTAGGCAAGTTTCATCAATATCAGTCAATAGTAATTTTTGCATCACCCAATCCTTTTTCTTCTAACACAAGTTTATCTGTAGGATCTTCGTTACCGCTAACGTCTTTGAATCGCTCAATGAAATTATTCATTTCTTTTAATATCAAGTCCTTTCGCCCAGAATCCCTCATTTTTTTCATAAACAAACCAACCGATTCATTAATTTGATCACGATATTTATTGGTAAAATAATCAAATACTTCTTGATTTGTTTTCTCCGGTATTCTATGCGATAATACTTCACCGTGAAATAAATCGATAATAACTGAATATTTTGAAAAATGCTTATCATTTACTCGATCATAGAAATCTGCTTTTTCAATTACTTGCATTGATCGTGGCTGTTCCTGCCACCCCTTTACACTAGTATTGATACCATCCTTAGGTCGGTACACTAAAGATATCATCATAAATGGCCGATTGCGTAGATTATTAAATTTTCCCATTTCTTTTCCTTATTATTCACAAACGTTCTTAACGTTCGCCGGTGTGTTACCTTGATGACATCATCGAGATTATTGAATATTTCTTTACATCAAAAGTGTTCTTAATTCCGCAAAACAAGCCGCTAAATTAATTTCCCTCTTACCAACAATGGCATCTCTATACAAATATTTATCGATAATAATTAAAGCTTGGCAAATTGAATCTTCACCTTCACCCCATATCTCAGGATTTTTATACAAGAATTCGTAGATATCATCATATTCATCCTCTGATGCTTGAGAACAAACCAATAGCCTCGCTTCTGTAAGTTTGCCATCAGCAATTAGAGGTAGCATTTCTAGTAGATAATCTTTTGTTGTAGATAACTCATCCTTAACATAATGTAATGTGCCCGCGCGTGTATTCTGTTGTAGAACATTAATAAACTTCCTTAAATCTGGATAGGTCAGTTCTGAAATTTCAACAACGTCATCTGGTTCAAACTGAATTTCTTCATCCAGTAAAATTTGTAATGCGCGGCTTAAAAATTCTTCCTTATCAAGTTCTTTGAATGTAATTTCCTGTAGTCTGGAATGTAGAGCAGGCATGATTTTGTTTGGGTGATTACATGTGAATATGAATCGGATATTATCCTCATATCTTTCAATAACGTGCCGCAATGCTGGCTGAACTGATTCTTTATTCAAGTAATCAGCCTCATCTATTAAGACATACTTCATACCACCTGATAAAGAATAAGTTGAACAAAACCCCTCAATTTTATCACGCAATACATCAATCTTCCGACCTTCGTTAGATCCGTTAATTGTTAATATATCTGCTTTCGGTACCCCAAGCTGTTTTAGGATTAGTTTAGCTAGAGTTGTTTTACCGGTACCTGAATGCCCGCTAAAAAGCATATTTCCTGGCAAAGATTTATTATCAATCCAACTTTTAATTGCTTCCTTTAAACCATTATCCCTTACAACATAATCTTCTAATTCAACGGGCCTATATTTTTCAACCCATAATTTGTTTTCCATATGGTTTTCCTTAAAACGTTAGTTTAAATAATTTTGCTTCTTCTTGGTCTTCAAAATAGATATAGAATACTGAATCACCTTTATCATATTTCTTATCACCCAAGTAGAAAAAGCTTTCACAATTTTCTCGAAGCCATGATTTATAATTTTCAAAGATAGCATCTCTTTTTTCTTCATTTGTTCGCACAATGAATTTATTTTGCAAAAGTTTAGATTTGATATCATCACGCAGGCATTCTAAATCTGATGTTACGAGTTCTTTGGTTGGTGATAAATATTCTGATTTGATTTTTTCTGCATCCTTTGCATTTTCAAAATATATATGTCGTGTTACATAATTATTATCATTGCTTATAACCGTGGCACCAATGTAAAAATAGTGTTTATATTTTGCTCTAATCTGCTTTAGACACTCAATCTCATCAGATTCATCGTCTTCTAATGTAGTTAGAGCAAATTTATTATTCAACATATTCCTTTTAGTTTCATTATCCAAGAATATTATATCATTTTCACTCAACTCTTTCCCCATGGGTTTTAATATTTTTGAATGTATCCGCTGCACATCATCTTTAGAAGAGAAATAAATGTAATAAACAAGTCTGTCATTTTTCTTCTCGGGAGAACTTACATGATAGAAATGCTTACATGAGTCACGCATCGTTGAAAAGAATTCTTCGATGGGTGATTCTGATGCTTTGTTATCTTCCATGTCTATAATAAACTTGTTTTCTAAAAATACAAGTCGTTCTTTTTCGGATAGGAATTTCATATCCGTTACGTTCAGATGCATGGAACGACGAATACTAGTTGCTTCATTGGTTATCATTTAGTATCTCCATAATTATACATCATTATAACAATTATTGTCATAATAAGTCAATTTAGAAACTCAATTTGTATAACACTTGATCTGATTTTCGTAAAAAATATAGTTTATAACTGGTTGTTATATAGCACCCACCAATATCATTTGATAAAAAATCATTTAATGGAAAAAATACATCCATTTCTTCATCATAGTATACACGCTGCTTACGGTGATACCAAGCATACCAAGGTATTTGTCCTTTAGACCATGTTCTAAATTCATCTATTCTAAAATTGTAATCATACATTATATCTTCTTGATATTTGTATATTTTGTCAATGATGTATTTTATTGATTCATTAATAGCTATTAACACCATAATACAAATTAGTAAGCAATATATAGATAAAACAAATACGGTTGTGATTGAACCGGTTAAACAATTAATAACAAACTTGATTACTCTCTGTTTATATTGGTCCATGAAAGTCACTTACATAATATGAATGTTTTTAGGAATTGAACATAATCACCATGAAAACTAAACATAATTACTAATGAAACTTGAGAAGTTTCTTCAATCCATGAATAGCCATAATCTTCTATCATTAAATTAACTGAAAGCCATTTGGTGATATTTTTATTATTGACCCAATTGACGACTTCGTTCGGATAATGATCTCTTATTAAAATTTGGTAATTGTACAGACCATATGGATCATCCGATGAGGGTGAACTATGGATAAACATATCATTCTTGAACTAACAAAATCTCGTCAGTATCAACCATTCGAATTACTTTTTCTTCAGGTGTACCAGCTTTAATTTTAACTCCGCGCGTCCAACGGGCATGAGCAACAAGGATGCGCTCACCCTTCTTTACATAATCAACTTCAGACCCAACACTGTATACAGTACACCAACGTGGGCGAATTCCTGCATCTTTACCATCGTCATGTAGTATAATAATACCGCGACCAGTTTTTTGTTCACCATATTCCATATCAGTAACTAAAACTCCATCTTTCAATGGTTGTACATCACCGGTGATTGTGTGAACATAAGGTTCTTTCATTTCGGACATTCTTAATAACCCTTTCTATCTTGGAAATAATTTATAAAATCACATGCGAGAACAATCATGACATCGATATCTTTCATATGTTTGTTACCAGGATAATTCTTTATAATTTCACATGGTACCACATAATGTCTCGATCCATTTTTATATATAAGAAATTGGCTTAGATAGTTGCTTAATTTTAATGCAGAATCTTGAATATTAGTAATGTCATAATTGCTTATCACATATTTGGCAATTGGAAGAACTAGGTGAACAAATTCATCGTCGTTTATTATTTCTTCAACATTGTGCATAATATTAAATAGATCGTCGTAGAATTGGCATGCCTTTGTTTGGAGAGTACCGTCAAGGTCTGAATTTAGACTATTATAAATACATTTTTTGTTTTCCACATTATCAAATTCCAACAATGCGTTCATTATTCCTCCTCCACGGTCTTACGCTTTCGGGACTTTTTAGCAATTTCCTCGTCTCTACTTTCGTCTTCAGAATCATTATCTTCAATTGGTTCTTCTGGTTTGGGTGATTCAGGCACTTTACCATTTAGCATATTTGTAACATCATCCAATTCGAGAACCACTTTTTCGTTTTCTTCAGTTGGTGCTCGACGATTTTTAAATTTATCTGGGGTGATATTCTTAGATCGAATATTGACTTGTGTTGCTCCCTGTGGATTAGCCTCAGTATAGGCAGCGTATGCAGCTTCTAGGTCTTTACGTGACCTTATAACCTTACCGCCTTTTCCGAGAATATCCCCTTGGGCGTTCATCGAAACGCCGCCTCCAGAAACTGCTACAATTTTTTTATTCTTTGTTGCTAAAGCCGCCATATCAATTAGCGTGCCTTTTGATGTTCTCACTAGTGACATTGTTATATTAACTCCTTGGCTAATCTGTATAGTTTTATTTATACTTTAAAAAACCTGTCATTTGAGAAATTCTCTAAAATTTAAATTATAACGCAAAGAATTCACTCTATGAATACCCAAGAGATATAAACAATAGCTCGCACAAGATGACCCACGCCCAACTCCCCAAACAATACCATTCTTCCGCATTATCGACACGAGCCATAATAAACAACGCAACATTTGTTCTAACTCATAATGTCTAAATAAAATCATTTCATCCTTGACACGATCGCGTTCTTCATCTGTTTTGCATAATTCAAGTAACAATTCTTCAATATTAGCTGATGTGAATGGTTCTGGTGTTAGCCAATTTTTTTGTATTTCAGAATCAAATTCTTCAATTGTAACGGTCGGCTCTTTATATATGGACAATGGCGTATCATCGTCATCTAACCCGGATAAAATTTTGATATATTTATTATAGAGATGAACCTCCGGGTCGTCATTAAACATAAAGGAAGTTATATCTTTTCCATGTAATAATAACTCGCAGCCAGAATCTGGTTTCAGAGTGATATTACCAAACTTATCACGTGTTCTATTTTGGAGATCAATTTTATTTGAATTTTCAGTCATAGTTAATTATAACTAATGAGTACAACAAATTTCAAGATATATTTTATATCTTTCATTTATCTTTGAAATTAATATACCGGCGCCGGTATTTAAATTATCGAAAAGATGTGAGCAGCCTATTGTTATTAGTACATCCTTTCAACAATAATATTTAGCTTATCAGTTTTTATAGCCAAGAATAACCATATAAAATGATTATTTTTTACTATCTTTTGAACGAGCTAATGTTTGTGACCATTTATGATGCAATTCTGATACCCAGTCCGTTTTTGCGGCTTGCATACACGCGCTCCATGTAATACCTGCTGATTTATATGTTTCATACAACTGCAATGCGGTATTTTCAAGTTTCTCTTTAAGAATGATCTTATCTTTGAGCTCCTTGTTTCCTTGCCTATTCATAATTTCATCACGATAAGCTCTTTTTGCAATTAATGATCGCATACTTGGATTTGTTTTACGTTCCTTACGCATCATATTTAATGTCTTCCTTGCGACATTACGTCGTTCACCACTTGATGTATACGTTGTTCCTGATGATTTGCCACCCATTGTTTTATTTCCTTTTTATTTTACGATTGAATTATCATATTGAATTTCTACTTGGATATGATCCTGGTTGGTATAGTCGATATTTTTGAACCAACAACCAAATAACGAAAATGTATTAAAGTCTTGATCAAATTTATAATTAGCTGTCTTATCACCATTCCCGAATGCCATTTGTTTTATTAATTGAGAATTAATATCTGCTTGATATCGTTTATCAATTTTGGCCATAACAGTACCTGAGTCTGTTGGATTAGTGATTTCTAATACTTGTATTGACATATTCTTTTTCCTTTATTGTATATTGATAAGACCATCATCGTCCTCTTTCTTTGCATCAACATTTTCATCTGTTGTCATAACGAGTCCCGGTTTCATTCTTGGATTTTCGTCGCCCTGTTTTTTATTAAACCTATTCAAACGCTCATCATTCAACATTTGCATCATTTGTAATAATTGTTGATATGCTTGTGAATTTGTTCTTTGCGCAATGCTGATACGATTCGCAAGATCTCCCGTTTTCTTCTCTAGCTCGGCATCTGAAAATTTACTAACATCTAAAAATGGCATCATAATAAAAACACTCCTTATTCCTAATATTTACACCTTTTTATATTAGGTTAATGGTAATACCTTACCGCCTACAAATCCTGCAATTTCTGTTACAATTTCACCATCCCATTCAACGACCTTAACACCAGCTTCTTCAAACATTTCTAAAGTAGCCTTATGAGATTCATCGAATTGATTTAATTGATACGAATTGCTAAAATTTTCGTGAACAATAACTTCTTTTATTCCTGCTTGAATGAGCCCTCGGGCACAATCGGCACATGGCAGAAAGTTGGCATAAGCAGAGCATCCACGCAAATCACTTCTAGAATTATAAATTGCATTTCTCTCAGCATGTTCAGCATACAAATACTTCTTTGGGCGAGCGTGTCTATCTTCAACATCATCATCTACACCACGCGGCATGCCGTTATAACCAATGCTTCTTACTGTATTCTCTTTGTCAACCACGACGCACCCAACATGGGTTGAACGGTCTTTACTTTTCATAGCCACTAGATAAACAAGTGACATAAAAAATGTATCCCATGTTATATGATTTTCCATTTATACTCCTTTATGGTCCACTCGTTGCAATATTTCCGCAACATATTTCAAATTGTTGGCCCATGACATTTCAACGATATCAACAACGTGGACATTGTTGTCTTTTTGTTCATACGAAACATTCCATGGGATATCACTTGTTTCTAACAGTTCATTTATAAATGAAGTGCATTGCTCACGTGTTCTGAAAGTAAATGTTAGATCCCATGTGCAAACACTTGCTTTACCAGTCACGCTTGGATTCATAAATATACGATGTTTGCGACCCAAATGATCTGGATTATCAGACATTAATTAATATCTCAGGCTGACCAATTTGACCTTCATATATGTCAACATTATATCCGTGCATAGGATTTCTTGCAATATATTCTTGTAAGTAAGCCAACAACGATGGGGAATGATTCTCAATTATATATTGATAAAATACACCAGAACGCTTTCCCTCTGTGGCAGTGGTTCCGGCAGCAATATAACCAGCATAATGTCCATTGAATGAATCCAAATAGTTCTCAACATAGTTCTGGAACATTTTATCATTATTAATGTTAACGTTTTGATGCGGTATAAAAATTAAGCGCAATCCATGCATAATATTCTCCTTAAAAAACGATTGATTCGTCAACCCCGTCGGGGCTGTAATATGATTTCTTAGCGGTATCAATGCTATGATAATTGTCCAAACAAGTGACCAAGTATTCCGCAAGTATCCAATCTGGAGTATCCGAAATACTTTCTACATTGTGTTTATTGATTACTGTGGCTAAATCCCGCACCAATTGTTTACGCATTATTTAAATATCACCGTCTTTGCGGTTATCTGAATGCCATTCGGAAAATGTACCACCCGGGTACCTAGCTTCAAGTTTATTGATATTTTCTTCAATAACATCAAATGGTTCCAAACCCAAGGCACGACAGGCGTTAATCCAGTACCACATAACATCACCGAGTTCCCGCTTAAGGTGAAAACGGACATCTTCATCCATATCCTTACCGTGAAACTTAATTTTCTTTACGATTTCTGCTACTTCACCACCTTCAGAGGATAGACCAGAAGCGGCTGTATCGAGTAACGCCATATTTACGCCCGCTGCATCCAGCTTCTTAAGACGTTCAATATAAGCTAATGTATTATTGGATTCTTCAGAAGTAATTTTTTCTACAAAATCCATGTATAGATTTAATTTTTCTTGTGACATTGTTCACCCTTTATTATTAGATTTATTATTAAATAATAATAACAGATTAAGAATGTGAAATGCAATATTATTCTGGTAAATTATACGTCTCTAAGAATTCCTTCCTAGCAATGCGATAATAATGATCACCATCTTTAACTAGAAAATCATTCTTCTTTAATACCATTAACTCACCCCATGACGCTGTGAACATTATTTCTTCTTCGTCAAGGTATTCAGCCACGTTACGATAAGATTGTTCAGGGATGGCTATACCGTTGATTATTTCGTACTTTTCTAAAAATTTATCATGTTTTAGAATATATTTTTCTAGACTTGGTCCGCACATAATAATATCACCATCTTTAGCGGTATTTTGTGTTTCTTTACCATCAGATGTAAAAGTTTCAACTAATAGATCAGGACCTTTATGTTCGGTATATGAAAACATGGGCATATCATTAGTATTGCCCTCATGATATATGTATTCAATTTGCTTTTTAGTCGTTTGTTTGAAATTTATTCTAGAAAGTATACTCGACAATTCTTTCATTTTATCTCCAATATTATTGGTTAATTTATTATTACTCCAATTATACTTGTTGGGGGATGCAACAATCAATTTAATTTTGAGTTTTTACTTTACTAAATGCTGGATTTACCACTTTATGCTTGGTTCCGCAAGTATTACAGAAAAATTCAAGTGTTTTGAATATCATTCCTGTTACTGATAATGTTGTTTTATTTTGACAATGGTAGCAGGTATATTCCATATCAGACACGTATAGGCGTTCAGCCGCCTCAGTCATTTCTGGCACTGCGCTAATTTTTGTTATTTTTTTCGTCCTGGTTGATTTTCGAGCACCAGGAAATGGAATAATTTCCATATCAGTTTCCTTTTATGTTTACCTGCTGCTCATTGTTATTTAGCCTAACCAATTATAAAAAAACATTATGTTTACTATTGACAAATATCATATAATTATAATATAATAACCCAATATGAATATTGAGAAACCCAAAAACTGTGATATAGAATTACCTGAAGGTTGGGTTTATCCCCAGCTAAGTAATGGTGTCTATCAAATTATGAAAGCGTCTGGAGGTAAGGTTTCTTTGTATCCAGAATGGCTTAAAGGACCAAATGCAGAACTTCTTCCTAGGATTAAATTTGATAGTTTAACTTTTGCCGAAGCTAAAACCGTAATAAAGGTATCCGAAAAAGGTGTTAAAAATTACGGTGATATAATTATTTGGATCATTGAAACATGCAGTGGTGAATGGAGGCCATCATTTACTGGTGTTTTTTATTTCCAAGATGAAAACGATCGAATAATGTTTAAATTGGCATGGGGATAATATGGACCGTTATAATAGAACATTGGTAACAATTTTTTGGTATTATCATTGGATTAAAAATATATCTCTGTCTTCGACATTATATCACATTACTTGTAAAAAATATCCGTATCGTATTGATTTGGATAAAGTGGAAAATCTTTGTGTCGTATGTCCTCCGATCGGTTCAACAACTACCAATTTTGAAATCTGGTTGAGCCAAAATTGCAAATATTATATTCTTGATCGTTATGGATCTTATATCTATTTTTTCCGTAAAGAAGATGCTGTTTTATGCAGATTGGTATGGATGTAATAATGGCTAACATAAAATATACCAAGACCGAAATAGTAACAATGGTTATTTCTATATCTCTTTACCGTTTGTCCGGTGGTCGATATCCATTTATGTATGATATCATTGATCATGTTAAGAGTTTTTGGGAAATACCAGATAGACGTCAAAAAGAACGCCAAAATGTGTATGTAAGATACGAAGTTAACCCAACATTAAACGAATGGTTGAAAGAAAATGCAAAGTATTATGTTCATATCCAAAATATTCCCACAATATACTTTTATAGGAAACAAGACGCCATATTATTCAAATTAACTTGGGGATAAAATTGACCTATGCTATTTTAGTGTTATAATAATAAAAAACTTGGAGATGATATGTCAATAGAACGATTACCACTTTACAGTAAAAAAACATTGCGCGTAACGCATAATGTATGGGGATGGGCGCAACCCAATGTTCCGTTCGGGGTTGATTCGTTTGATGATGGGGTGTCTGATGGTGATATTATTGTAGTTCATTTTTCTAGAAGCCTTTCTAATGAACAATATAAAGAAATTGAATCATGGATCGACGATCATCTAACTGGTGGTGTGTTTTATCTACTTAATTCTAGAGTATTTTTTGCAAATGAACACGACGCGATAACATTCAAAATGATGTATGCAATGGTCAATAATTTACTTGACTATTAATGAAATAATGCTATAATTAGCAAATAACAGAGGAGAATAGATATGTCAGAGTTTGAAGTAAAGGTCGTTAAGATCGACGACGTAGTTGATCATCCAGATGCCGATCGCCTAACGGTAGTCAAGATTGGTGGGTTCAATTGCATCGCCAATAAGAAGGAAGACGGCTCCTGGCGCTATCAGGGTGGAGACATGGTTGTCTATATTCCCGAAGGTGCCGTTGTTCCTGATTGGCTCTTGAAGCACATGGGCTTCTGGAACGACGAGAAGGATACCGGCGGACTTGCCGGCTCCAAAGGGAACCGCGTCAAAGCGATGAAGCTTCGGGGAATTTTCTCACAAGGAATTCTATTGCCTGTTGAGCCAGATTCAACTGAAGATAATGTCCTGGTTATTTCTGAACCTCATAATGGCAATGAGGGCGCTGGACTATGGAGACTCGGTGACAATGTTGCTGAAGGTCTTGGCATCACCAAGCATGAACCAGTTATTCCGTCCAGTATGAACGGTGAAATGTTTGATGCGTTCGGGAAAACATTGAAGTTTGATGTTGAAAACATCCAAAAGTATCCTGATATTTTCGTTGAAGGGGAAGCCGTTAACGTGACTGAGAAGCTTCACGGAACATGGACCTGCTTCGGTGCTTATCCTGAAGAAGATGGAACGTGGACTAAAATCGTAACAAGCAAAGGCATGAGTGCCAAGGGTCTTGCATTCAAATTGACCGAGGAAAATGCTGGTAACCTTTATGTTCGAATGTTGAACGAAACCAAAGACGAGAATGGTTTTGACATTATTGACCGTTTAATTGAAAAGATGAACCGTATCTACGAACGTTCTGATCGCGAACGAAAGCCGTTTTATCTTCTCGGTGAAACTTACGGAAAGGGTGTGCAGGATCTTGCGTATGGTGAAGATAAGCCAACCTTCCGAGCGTTTGATCTTTATTCTGGTCAGCCTGGGCAGGGTGAATATGTAAACTCTTTTGTTCGTATCGACATTCTTTCTACTCAGGGAATTGAATCCGTTCCTATGTTGTATGAAGGACCGTTCAGCATGGAGAAGATGGAAGAACTTCGTGACGGGCGCGATTACAGCAATTCCAATATCCGGGAAGGGATTGTTATTCGTCCGCACGTTGAACGGCAAAACGATTTCATCGGCCGGGTAATGCTCAAGTATGTAAGCCCAAAGTATCTTCTTCGTAAGGGTGATACAACAGAGTTTAACTAAACTGGATGGGAGGCCTTAGAGCCTCCCGTTCACCGTTTCCCAATTAACAATTTTCCAAAAGCTTTTAGCGTATTTTTTCTTGTCTGCGCCATAATCCAAGAAATAAGCGTGTTCCCACATGTCAAGTAACAATATGATATCAGAACGTTTTTTGTGATTGGATATTTGAACAATCTTCCCTGACTTCGTTAGAGCACACCAACCATTACCTTGTATTGTGGTTGCTGTTTCCTCAAACTCAGATTTGAACTTAGCCAATGATCCAAATTTATCATTGATTAATTCTAAGAAATCATTTAATGGTTTGTTGTTGTCCGTTGGTGGTTGTAAATTCTCCCAGAACAAATCATGTAAGAATGCCCCCGCAATCTGAAAAGGATCGCCGTCCTTGGCATTTTTGTGATAATTTTTTGTAAGAATATCATAATGTATATCAATAGTTTCTTTACTCATGATTGGAGATAACGAATCTTTTGAAAAGGAAAGTTTATCTAATTTCAAATCATCTTTGCTTTCAAGTATATTCATCCATTGACGTAAATTATTTGTTTTCATTATTAATTCCTTTTAGAATCCAGCATCAAACGCCCAAATTGAATTTGTTTGATTCCAAAATCCAGGTCTACTAACGATTGCTCCAGAGAAACCGTCCATTCTGACATTACCACCATCTTCTGTAAATGCATTAGTGGACAAACTTGAACCCGACGAAGTCAATGATACATTGTAATCGTTAAATGTTGGTGTTGTATCTATTAACGATACATCTGGAATTCTACGCATTGTCGTTGGGAAGATGATCGATGCAACAATGTCAGTTGCAGCTACCGCCCATGCGCTACCAGACTTCGCAGTTTCATAATAATGTCTCTGACACATGGTTAATTCAACTGTCGGATCACGTTTTTCAAATGGTGTAGCAATTGACCCCAATTCAAGTTGAACGCAAGCAATATCAACATCAATAGTTGTATTTACTGGAAGTCCTAATACGATATTTATGAAATCATCATCATTTGTTCCTATCGTTTTTCCTGTTAACGATGGGAAGGTAAAAGTATTCGTTACTTTCGTCCACAGTGTTGTAAGCACTACATCAGGCAATGCTTGTGTGGCTGCGGTCGACGGGGAACCACCGGTTCCGAACTGTTGCGCGACTCTCCTATTTTGAGTTGTAGCACCAACACTTGCTCTAGTGTAATAAGAGAGAGTAACGGTTTGACCGGCAAATGTACGGACACCTTCGATTCTTTGACGGAAATCATTAAGGAAACCAGATGTACCAGATGTTAATGTTGCACGCATAAAATATTGCGGTTCTCCTGGAACGTCTGTTTGTCCTAGATCGAAAGGTTGTTGAGATATAACAATGATATCATCTGTATTAGTATCAACTCTCCATAAATCAGCATTAAAGCCAGATCCAAATCCGGATGTTCCACGTTGCCAAATATCAAAATTACCATTAACGATTTTATTTCTAAATCCTGCGATTTGACCATTAGTATCATTGATTGATGGGATTGTTAAGTCCCCAGCAACTTCTAAATCTGTTATTGTCAATAATCCTGCACTGGTTAGACGCATATGTTCAACCGGGGCTGCACCATTCAAAGCTGTTCTAAATATGATATCACCGGTCTCGTTACCTACTGAACCATTAGTTAAGGCGAAATCAATATTAGCAATTTCAACAATAGCACCATTGCTACCATACCCTGCAATTTTTGCGCCACCTGCAGAGCCACCTGCTGAATCTGAATGTTCAATTCTAAATCTACTAAACGAACCGTTTAATCCTGTAAATAGATCAAGTCCAGCTTCTGGCTGGATTGTGCCTATGCCAACATTACCCGAAGCGTCAATTAAGAATCTATTCGTATCATTCGTTCTAATCTGCATCGAACGATCAGTGTTATTATAAGAAAGAGAACCGTCATTTGAGTTACTATCATCTCCGAACGCAATGGTGCCGGCACTTACTGAATTTGTTATAATTGAAATACCAGCATTTGTCGTTGCATTTTCAATAACCAATTCGTCAACTAATGTATCAACTGGGTCAGCTATAATTGTTGATTTTTTAATATGCACGGTACCAAGTGGATCATCTGTACCAATACCGATATTACCGTTATCGTCGATCCTCATATGTTCGGTATCGTCACCTGTATGGAAAGCTAATTGACCAGTTATTCCCGTACGACTAACTTTAATCCTTTGAACATCATCGGTTGTATTATCGATAAGCAATCGACCTGCATTGGATCCAACAACACCTTGGGTAATATTACCTTGCACATCCAATAACGTGGCAGGAGTGGTCGTACCAACCCCAACATTACCTACATCATCTATGCGCAGTCTTTCGGCACCACCGGTCGACATTGCCATATTATTTGCAGACGGATTCCATATTCCGGTATCTTCATCGGAAATAAACGAAATACCTGGCAATGCTTCTGTACCTGGTAATAAATTGACCTGATTAGCATTAAAGTTTCCTGACAATACACCATCAGAAGCAATACCAACGCTTGTACCATTTTTGAATACACCTGAATCGGTATCTGATCTAAATGCTATGGATGGCGCGCCAACTGTTCCGTCATCGATCAACAATTGTCCAAGAACACCATCAGAAACTAGTGTCATTGCAACTTCACCACCGGCAATTAGTTCTAATTCATTTGTATTTGTGCTACCAATACCGGTATCACTATCTCCATCGAACGACCATGATGGTATAGAAGTTACGCTAATAATTGGAAGTATTGGTTGTTTAACTGCTCGACTTTGCCGGGAGAATAATGTGTGTTGGTCAGTTGTAACTGAACCATCAACGAGAACCATTTCAACGCCATCTGTAACCAACCCAAGCTGTTCAAGTGCTGGATGGTATATTCCTGTATTTTCATCTGCTTCGAACGAGTATGCCGGCGCAGCAATAGTTCCGTGACTTGTTCCGCCGCCACCAGAATTCTTTATACGAATAGCATCAGTGTTGGTAAATAAAACTCCTGCGGTTGGTGCTGTTCGAGAATCAATCTCTTGTACGTTACCAATAACATTTGTGGCGCCACCCTCTCCTGCAATACCACTTGGTCCAGTTGGCCCCCACCAATCATTCGTTTCGTCATAAAACCAGCCGGCATCCGTCTCACTACCACGGTCAACCACAATTCCTGCTGCTCCGGCCGTAATACCGGCACCAACTTCCCCATCATTTAGTGTAATAGTGTTATCTGCAACAACAAGGTTTGCTGTATCAATTGTTGTTGTTGTTCCTTCAACAATTAGGTCTCCTCGAATTGTCACTTGTGTATCTAATCTTGATGAAGCGCCACCAGTAATCGTAATCTCTAATGCTTCAAATCCGCCGGAGGTTAATCCCATTGTATTGGCAGCTGAGTGATAAAACCCAGTATCAAGATCAGAAGCAAACGCTAATCCTGGCGCATTTTCAAAACCGTTATTCATTGATGTTGGGGCTGGAATAGTGGCACCGCCACTGTCAATCGTTAATTGTGGTATACCGTCAACAATAAATGACATTTCATTAGGTGCTGTTAGAGCAATACCTGTATTTCTTTCCACATCAAAACTATAAGATGGATTAGCAATAGATCCTGCAGAGTTTAATATTCTACTATTGGTACTATCGGATTGAATACCAGCCCGTAAACCAGTTCCCTGAGCTGACACACCAAGCAATGATCCTAAGCCATCGTGGAAATCATCTCCGGTTGACATACGTAAGTCACCATACATAACGCCACCGAATCGTTGTAAGAAGTCACCTTGTCCTGGTGATTCTGGATCCGACCCTAAACCTAAACTAGTCCATACTTGTGCCGTTGTTGGAACGCCGCCAGAGTCAACTTCAGGAAGGAAAATTTCGATATTACCAGTTTCTTCATTATACCTAATCATACCATTCGTAGATTCCGGTATATTGGTGCTGAGCAAACCTGGACGATTTGAACTAGACCCCGTTGGTAATCTTAAGAAATAAGGGTTGTCGATCAGTAGACCACCTTGGTCGTTTGATTCAATACTATCGATTTTGCGTAATGTATTTTTGTTGGCCATAATTATACTCCATAATCTTGCTATAATTATTTATCGTTAAAGATAAATTTTAGAAATTATGTCCGAGCTACGATCAAATAATTCCATGAAGTATTTGTGAGGCTAACAATATTCCCAATAGTTTTATCTAACGCTTGGAAAACCGCAGCAATATTGGCAAACCTAATCGTTAAATTTGTTGAATCAAATACAACTGATGTGCTACCTGAACCTTGCTGTCCAAATAACACCTTATCACCGATAGTATATCCATGCTCAGCGGTTGTACAAATTAAATACTCAGTCATAAACAATGGGGTCGATGATAAGCCATGAGATAGAATCAATTGTCCAGCTGATGTAATCGTTTGTTGTGTGCTTTCAAATGTTCCTGGTATGCTTGTATCAACATAGTTCTTAGTGGCTGCATCTTGTGCTGAAACTGGATCAACTACATTAACAATTTTGTTTGTTCCCAAGTCCAAATCCGCTGTCATTGCAACAGTGCCGTCTTGCTTTATATGATCAGTTGGTATTGTGTTATCAACATATTGCTTAGTGGCCGCACCAAGTGCAACCGTAGGATCTGCATTTAGTGTGATATCACCTGTAAATGTGGCACCACTTAGTGGAGCAAATGTATCAACGTAGTTCTTAGTGGCTGCATCTTGTGCTGAAACTGGGTCAACTACATTAACAATTTTGTTTGTTCCTAAGTCCAAATCCGCTGTCATTGCAACGGTACCATCTTGTTTGATTAAATCGGAAATATCCGGTGACATAATAGCATCAACATAAGCCTTAGTAGCCGCATCTTGTGGGTCAATTGGATCTACTACGTTAACAACTTTATTTGTCCCGACATTAAGATCTGCGGCCATAAAATTGGCGCCATCTAATGTCATCGTTATGGTATCAACATAATTCTTCGTAGCTGAATCCTGTGGTAAAACTGGGTCAACTACATTAACAATTTTGTTTGTTCCTAAGTCCAAATCCGCTGTCATTGCAACGGTACCATCTTGTTTGATTAAATCGGAAATATCCGGTGACATAATAGCATCAACATAAGCCTTAGTAGCCGCATCTTGTGGGTCAATTGGATCTACTACGTTAACAACTTTATTTGTCCCGACATTAAGATCTGCGGCCATAAAATTGGCGCCATCTAATGTCATCGTTATGGTATCAACATAATTCTTCGTAGCTGAATCCTGTGGTAAAACTGGGTCAACTACATTAACAATTTTGTTTGTTCCTAAGTCCAAATCCGCTGTCATTGCAACTGTTCCATCGGCAAGTATTGCAACACAAGCAGTCCCAACAAAATCTACATAAGCCTTAGTTGCTACGTCTTGAGGATTGGTTGGATCAACCACATTAATAACTTTATTTGTTCCAGCATCAAGATCTGCAACCATTGAATTTATGCCATCTAATGTCATTGTTGTATTATCGACATATTGCTTAGTAGCCGTACCCAATGGAAGTGTGGGATCTGCATTAAGAACTAGATCACCAGTTAATGTCCCACCAACAAGAGGTAAGAAGGTATCAACATAATCCTTTGTAGCCGCCTGTAATGCAAGTGTGGGATCTGCATTGAGAATCAAATTGCCAGTCATCGTCCCGCCGGAAATATTGAGCTTGTTTGCAATTAAACCGTTTGTAATAGGCGTAACATAATTCTTTACTTCAGCCATATTTGGTACTTGATCATCGTTTGAAGTAACAACTAGAGCATCATATTCAAGAGCAGATGACATTGTTACTGAACCATCGGTTAGAACAAACGTTCCTGCCCCACCACCAGCAACCAGGTCAACATAGTCTTTAGTAGCCGCTGCTAACCCTGGACTAGCACCAGTGACCATTGGGACCGTTACAATGCCCGTAAAGTTGCCGCCAGTAACTGGGACGTAATCACTTGAAACATCACTTATTGCGGTAATTCTGCCTTTAGAATCAACGGTTAATGAGGCCAAAGAGTAACTACCTGCACCAACCCCAGTATCAATAAGATTTAGAATTAATGGTACTTCACCATCACCGGAATCAAAAATACTTGAATCACCAACTACGTCGCCAGCAACGCTAAGAACCTTTGATTGAAGATTTTCAATGGCTACTTTTGCAATCCACCAATTCCATCTAAATTGGAATGTATCGTTATTTTGCCCAACAACTGGATATTCACTATTCCAAGTGAATCCATCGGCATCAGTGCCTGAAATTCCATTATTAATACCAACAGCCATTAAATAGCCTCCTTAATTTATTCTCTATTATTTATTATATTAATCCTAATTAACATTTATGGACCAATTGCTGCAATTCCTGGCACATCACCTGGCGGGAATTTAACCAACGTCTCTTCAATAATTTGTGATTGAAATACGTCAAAAACATTAAAATTACCATCAAACGTTGTGGGTGTATTACCATCAAAAGTGGTAGTTGTGAGTGTAGCTTTCGTTGACACACTATATCGATCAATAGTAAATGGTCGATTACTTACCAATTTTCTAATTTCTGGAGAAACGTTATCAACTACACGTTCTCCCGTCCCTGGTTTAGCATAAGCAATAACAATTGCTGCCGTCCACCCAAGTACCGAAGAAGGTTCACCTTCAACTTGTTCTGATTTCTGCCATCTTGGCGCGAGTTCTTGGCCTGGTAAGCCATTTTCTGCAATTAAACCATCCCGCATATTGAGTAACGAAGGTGGGAACAAATTGTTAATTGGTGTAACCGCGTTTACAGGACCAGGCGCTTGTGGATAGGTTCGAACAAATGCCGCCCCTGCTTGTCTATCACGCACTTCAACATAAATTGCATCGTATATATATTCACCTTCATTGTTTCGAACAACCACGGATTTGAAATCACCAAACACAACCGTATCTTTTCTATGATGTTCATCTAAGCTTAGATAAAAATCTTCCAATTCTTGACCAACGTTTAATGAACGCTGCAAACCACCGACCATATAAATGTGTGGATCTCGCACAATACCGAAGCTGGGAACAGTATCACCAAAGATATCAAACTCAGCAAAAAAGTCTGAGTCTCTTTCAGGTGGTTGTATTGGAACAAAGATTGTGTTTCCTTCGATCTCGGCGGTAATAAATCCCGCATCATCGAAGTTTGATGTTGTTTCAAACGGTAGATTTTCAATATCTTCATCATCCAAATCTTCTTCATTGAGGATGATCTCAGGAGTGAAACCAAAATCAAAGGCTAATGGGACAAATATTTCTTCACTATCTTTGATACTCTTAACTTCTTCACGTATGAACAAATGCAAGGCCGCATCATGCAATATTCTTCGGTCTTCTCCCATAATTGGGACGACGACACTAATCGTTTCTGGTTCAGTTATATCGAGTACAGTAATAGAAAAAGTTCTTGACTCTTGGAAGAAAGTATTATCAGCTACTATTGTAAATGTAAAGGTTGTATCACTTGATACATCAAACGGGGTTCCTGAAATTTCACCGGTATTTGTATTTAGGATTAATCCAGGTGGGAATTGCTCTCCTGGTTGTAAATCAAAACTATAAGTGATCTTTGGTTGGAATAAAATATCAGGATCAAGTGGATCAAATACAAATCCAGCATCAGCTAGTACCTCAATGATTTCATTTGGTAAATCATTTAGTGGATCATCTAGTTCAGTAATCACTGTTAACGCTTGAATGATTAATTCAAAATCTACTTCACTATCACTATCAATTAAAACTGCGGCAGTAGTTGCTTCAACTTTGAAAATCGCATCAATGCATTCATCGGTTGTTCCTAATGAACCTTCCGGAGTAATCCAAATGGGTGGAACATCACCTGATACATTACTTACGGTGATTTCGAAAACTCTGGGTGTAACAAGAACGCCATCACTTGCATTTACTGTAAAGGTAAACACCTTTGTTGATTCATTAATGCTTGGCAACGTACCGGTAATTAATCCGGATGATGATATATTAAGCGTAGCGGGGAATTCTTCACCAAATTGCAGGTTGGGCGCATAAGTAACCAATCCAGCTTCTGGGTCAATTGCATTAAGTTGGAAAATAAATAATGATAATTCATTTGCTGTTACAATGTTTCCGGTTGGTGTATTCCATACCGGCGGTTGATTTGTTACAATTTCAGCAACATCAACAGAAAACTCTCGTGTTGCACTTAACACTGTGTCAGTAACTTCAATTGTGAAGACAAAATTACCGTTCCCAATGAGAGAACCTGATAATTTACCATCTGATGAAAGTGTTGTACCATTCGGAAGAGCGCCACCAACTAAAGTAAATGTCAATGGATCATTGTCTGGATCCGCCGCATGATCAACATTGGTCAATAATGCAAAATCATAAAGTATTGTATCACCTTGACTAGCGGTTAATATTTCGACTGGTTCACTAACAACCAATGGGAACCATAAAGGAGATGAATTAACTGCGATCAAGTCAATAAAGAATGATCTATCAGTAATTAGTTCACCGTCACTTGCTCTAACGGTAAATGAAATTGTTTGATTTACCAATAAATTTGATACAGTACCAGAAATTAATCCGCTAGAATCTAAGAACAATCCGGAAGTTCTAATTTCACCAGGGTTGCTTGGATTTTCACCAACTTGCAGGGAATAAGTTATAGGCAATCCTTCAGGGTCGGTTGCTTCTAATTGGAAACTAACCACTTCGCCTTCTACTGGGTCATGTGGCGTAACACCAACTTTTATCTGGTTCGGTTGTGTAACCCATATAGGTGGTCGGTTTGGTATATCGAGAACATTAATAGAAAATACTTGGTCGATTGTACTAAGATCAGGAGCAATAGCAGTTAATGTAAATTCAAATTCGGTATCTTCGGTGACTTCAGGGAGGGTACCTGTAAGTAAACCTGTTATTGGATTTAGTGATAAGAACACTGGGAAATCTGGATTAGTTTGGTATGTAACCGGTTGTTCATTTCCGAGTTCATCTACAAACCTAGCAACCACTGTTTGGCTAAAAGCGGTATTTTCTTCTTGGCTTCTGATAATTCCTGGTAGAGTAATCCACTCGAATGATGCTTCTTCAACAAAGAAGCTAAACAATACCCGATTTGGGGTTCCAATCGGTAAATCGGGGATTGAATTAACCGTTGCATTGTTGATCATAAAGTCTTTAACTTCTTGTACTCCAGTTGAATTTGTTGGTCTTGGCTTATCTTCTAAGAATAATGCTGCAACGCCAACCGCATGAGGACAAGCCATTGACGTACCATTTAATCTTTGACTTCCATCCTTGGTTGATAATGTAATGTTTGACTGGAAAGAACCTTGTGTAGAATCATTTTGTTCATATTGTAAAATGATTTCCTCATCTGTTGGTAAGATAATATTTGGATTTAGTCTTAGATCTCGGACTCTTGATAGGAATGTAGGGGAACCATCAAATAATAATGTAGGGTTAGAACGTGTCCCAATCCTAACACGGCTTGTACCATCATATGGGAAGAATACTCTAAATCTTGTCGATAGAATTGTTTCACCTGCAGGAACTCTACCAACAATTGTTTCAAATGGTGCATCAACGCGCAAGAAGAATGATGGTACTTCAAATGGTGCAGCACTACGAATAGCAACACCAGGTGCAAAAACATCAACCGCTGATCCGAGGTTTGAAATACCAGCTTCTCCGAATCCCCTATCACCGTCTCCTGGCCCATCCCCGCTAGAAAAATTAGAAAAACTGGCTCTTGCATCGCCGAAGCCGATAGCACCAACCGTAAAAGCTTCGGGGGCACCAGCTGGCGACACTTCAATTGCTGGTCGATTCGAATTGCCCGCAGCGACTATTGTAACTATACCAGCATTAACCAAGTTTGCAACTGCTAGATCAACAGAAGTTACCCGACCATTAAATCCAATACTCATATTGGCAACTGACGGGCGATTATTTGTTTTGGATACATGGTGTGACAGGACTGAGTTCATAGCTTGTATAATAGCTGAACCTGAACCACTTCCTGCTGAATTTAGAGCTTTTGCGGAAAAGACTTTCGCCGCTTTTGCGACACCGTATGTTGCACCACACGCTGTCGCTGCTACATGAGTTCCGTGACCATTGCCATCTTGACCTGTGGCAACACCAGTTTCATTAACAAAGTCGGATAGAACCGAAGCTCTCCCTCCAAACTCTTCGTGGTCAATCTTAATTCCTGTATCAATTACATAAATATCAACAGTTGAACCATTCCGATTAAATTTATAAACATTATTTAATTGTGTAGAGCGTTGATCAATTCGATCCAATCCCCAGTTATCATCGACCACACCATTCAAGTTTTGAACAGCACAAGTTGAAAATTCAACATCTTCCTCAATGATAACAATCTCGCTTCGTCCGAGAATGCTGATATATTGTTTATGTGTACAGTTTATAATCCAATGACTATTCATTGGGGTGATATTTGTGTGTTCAATGCGGTTTGATGCAAGATAATAACCAAATTGGTCATTTGTTCCTGGCTTCGTAACTGCAATATATTTTTTTATGTCAGACATGCGCAATCCTTGTAAGAATACTCTACTAAGTATTTATTACAGGAGAAGTTCGCTATAAACAATAAAGTTTAAATTCTATGGCTTCTTGCTTGGATTCGAATTTCATAATTGGTGTTCGGTGTACAAACTCATCTGCGGATAGTTTTTCTATTATCTCGTCTATGTTTGGTGGAAAATTATCGAAACACCAACCCCATCTATGCTTGCAATTGTTGATGCACCAATCTATTGATGATAATACTATGCCTTCATGACCATACAAATAAACATCAATTGTGGGTAAGGTAGGTTTTTTCCAATTCTGTCCTTGAAAATATTTACCAAAATATTCGCTAGTTGTCATTATACTGAAAAGCTTGTTTGACATCCACACGAAGCAGTTGCATTTGGATTGGTAAATCTAAAGCTAGATCCCATCATATCGGTTACCCAGTCAACCTCAACACCCATTACAAACATGATACTTGCTGCATCTACAACAAAATCTCCATTTTCTAATGGAATGATATCATCACCCTTTTCAATTTCATCAGTAAAATCAATATCATATGTAAAACCTGAGCAACCTCCAGATTTAACCCCGAATCGAATAGCTTTTTTATTGTGTTGTTTGAGCAGATTTTCAAAATGCTCTTTAGCACTGTCAGTGATATTAATAATAGTTGGTCCTGTTGGTTTCTGTACAGGTAATGCAAATGGATCAGTAGGCATAATAGTTCTCCTTTTTATTATTTACCACTCCATGGTATTTGTTATATCCTTAGGAAGTTTTCTAATCCGGTAACTTTTATTCTCTTTGGGTTTTACTTCTGTATTGATATATTCTTTTGCTTCTTCCTTGGTCTTAAATATAACAATAGACATACACCCAGGACCAGATTCTCCTGGACGTTTTCGTAGAACCCATCGGCAGCTAGTTTCTCCTGTCATCCACCCTTTTTGTCGACGGTGGTCAGTAACGAGACCATATGTTGTGCATTCAATAGCAAATTTCTTTTTTGACATGCGTTACCACCAATTAAATCCTTTGATTACTCCAAATATATATATTGACATCATTGAAGCGTTTAGAATAACGACACTATTTTTCTTCCATAGTTTACCAAGAATAACCCAAAAAACTCCACCCATAAGAAAGGCTACCACATTCCAGGGGAAAATGTTCAAACTACTTAAAATTGCCCCTGTTATCAATGAAATGGTACCGACCCATTCTAGATATTTTTCAGTCAATTCTTTGTGTATTATAGTTTTACCCATAGCATAAATAAATATATATGAAATTTTAATTAATGTCAAGAGGAAATTTTACTTATGGGAACAAGTATTAATAGTAGAGTAAAAGTTAATTCAGGCCGTACCGCATTTATTGATAGAAATGCTTTTCGAAACTCTTCTATATATCCTGCCGAAGCACAAACTGGGCCTTGGCATGTAGCTAACCCAATAACTTTTGATACGACATCAATCGGTGGATCTGCTTGGTTTGATAGAAGCTCTTCACAACGCTTAACACGAACATCAAATGCTGCTTCGAATACAACTGAATGTTGGATTTCTTTATGGGTTCTTAGAACCGAATTCGATGCCGGAACGACGTGGGGTATACTTAGCCTAAATAACACACAACTATTTGTTAATATCCCCAACGGTGGTGATTTCCTTCAAATTTACGGAGGCCCCGCTTCCACCATAACAACTAATCATCAATTTAGGGATATTGGTTGGTGTCATATACTTTATCATTTTAAAGGAACAGATTCAGAATTATTCATCAATGGTGAAGAAGTAACCAGTTTCTCAATTGATGACCGTGTGTCATTCCCATCATCTATTCCATTAGGTTCCTCTACATGGACAATCGGATCGCAAGGAGGAAGCAATCATTTTAGTGGATATATTGCACAACCAGCATTCATTGAAGATACGGGATTAACTGAACTTGATTTTGGTGAATTCGTTAATGTTGGCACGAATGGCTTCACGTGGGCGCCAGCCTCAAACGACCAAATAATAGCACTCGCAGACGCTGCTGGTGGCAATTCATTCTGTTTAACTGATGGCATTGGTGATGGAACTGACGCAAGTTCAAATGGAAACGACTTTACACCATCAAATATGACTCATGCTACAAATGGTTCTAACAATACACCATCACTTGTTTATCCAGTGATTAATACACTACATAAAACAGTTCGCGCAACATTAAGCAATGGAAACTTATCCGGTTCAATATCCAATTCGGGTGGTACAGAAGCGGTATGGACCACGATGGGAATTTCTACTGGAAAATATACCTGGGAAGCTCAGTTAACGAACGGATCAAACGTGGCGTTTGGAATTGCCAATTCATACGGCGGCGATACCCGCTTGGATGGTGCAATAGCAAGCCAACACGCGATAGTTTACACAAATTCTGGAACTAAATCAATTGATGGGGGGTCAAACTCCGCATACGGGGACTCATACACATCTTCCAATCGGATCCGTGTTGAATTAGATGCTGACGCGGATGAAATTGAATTTTTCAAGGATAATGTAAGCCAAGGAACAATTGCAATAAACAGCAATGAAACATGGTTCCCAATAGCGGTCCGTTATCTTTCACCAACTTTTGATTTTATATTTGATTTAGTTGATTTCCAAGACACACCAACAGCTGGTTTCTTGCCGATCAACTCAGCAAACTTGCCAACACCAACATTCCAAGGCGTTGACTTCTTTGAAACAGTTCTTTATACAGGAAACGGAACAGCAATCGGATCGGGTGGTAACGCTGTAACTGGCGCAGGATTCCAGCCTGATTTTACTTGGATTAAGAACACATCGGCAGCTGACCAACATATTCTTACTGACGTTGTTAGAGGTACAACCAAATACCTCTCAAGCGATGGCTTAGACGCTGAAGTAACAGCCGCCGAAGCCTTAGCGTCTTTCAATGCTGATGGATTCACTGTTGGTAATGATGTTCAAGTCAATACGAATTCAGAAAATTATGTTTCATGGAATTACTTAGCGGGTGGTGCTAGTGTAACAAACACAACTGGGTCGATAACATCGAACGTATCTGTTGCCACTCCTGGGCATTTTAGTATAATGACATATACTGGTGATGGATCGGTTGCAACTATCGGGCATGGTTTGCCTGGCGCTCCAGATGCAATCATTGCAAAATCTAGAGGTACATCAAATGCATGGTATTTTTGGACAAATAACATTGGTATGGATTTGTCCACAAATAATTCATATCTGTTACTGAATTTGACTAACGGGTTATTCACCGATGGTAACAATGTTCATGCTAATACACCACCAACTAGTTCATCAATGACTGTTAGCAGCAATATTAATGTTAATGCGGGAAATTATATTTCATATGCATTTAGGTCGGTTCCTGGTGTTTGTGATGTTGGATCATTTGAAGGTAACAGTAGTGCTAACGGACCATATATTAGAACAGGGTTTAAGCCTCGTTGGCTACTTATTAAAGACACCGCAGCAAGCGATTGGTGGATTTTTGACACGCAACGCAATACAATTAACCCATCAACTAACCCATTATGGGCAAACCTTTCAAATTCTGCATCACCTGATAATGCATATTCAGTTGACCTTCTTAGTGATGGTTTCAAAATCCGGAATGCTTCTGTTATAAATAGTGCATCAACACACATTTATATGGCAATTGCAGACGTGGCGGGTGGTGGAAACTTACCACCAATTCCAGGAGCATAATTATAAGACAACAATTATCAACAATGAAAAATAATAAACCATTTTGGATAAATAATAAGCACATCAATCTTAAGACACATTAACTAAAAGGAATACACATTATGGGGACATCAATAAATAACAGAGTTAACATTAACTCGGGACGAACTACGTTCATTGATCGAGCAGGCTTCAGGGATTCATCCATATATTCACTTGAAGCAGAAACAGGCCCATGGCATATTGCTAATCCAGGCGGATCTACGGATCCAGATTTTGCGAGTGTAACATTATTGCTACCAATGGATTCAGACTTTAACGATGTTTCAAATTCAGCAAGAACACCAACTCTATTGAATGCACCAACAATCGATGCTACTGAAAAACAATTCGGGGCTGGATCTGGTAAATTCTTAAAAGCCAGTTCACAGTATTTGCAATTTGCTCATACCGCAGATTTGAACTTTGGATCAAATGATTGGACAATTGAATGGTGGTCATATATGAATACAGGCGCTACGCAATTTTCTACCATTCTTGACAAAGGTGACGGCGGCGGCGCTGGCGCAGGACCATTTTGGATTAATGTTGGTCCTGATGGCTTAGGTGTTTCACTAGATACCTCCCCTCCTGGATTCGAATTTACGCATCATCTAGGATTTGGTGGGCCATTGCCAGTCCAGACTTGGAGCCATTTTGCAGTCACACGCGATGGAAGCAACTTTAGAATGTTTATTGATGGTGTACAGGTCGACTCAACAACTAGTGCAACAGCAATGGCTGATACTTCTTCACCATTAAAAGTTGGTGCTAGAGGACAGAGTGGATCATCTCTATACTTTGATGGTTTCATTGACGATCTTAGAATCACTAATGGTGTTGCTCGTTATACTTCCGGTTTTTCAGTTCCAACAGCCGCATTCCCAACATCATAACACATTAACAATCAGCCCAGTCATCTGTCCGTACTTTACCCATAAGTCGGGCAGTGACTAGGGCGTTCTCGAAAAACGACGTAAATCCTGGCACAACAGCATCAACATCAGTTATATCCTGATTTGTGTAACCCTTTTTTTGCTTGTTCCGGGAAAGTTTTTCCAATTCCGATAAACCCTTTTTCCCGATGTACATCTTAAACTGGAGGCTTGGTCTCTTACCGCCAACTAGACCATCTACATCTACAACCTGGCGTTTTCCCCAAAAACAGAACCAATTGTCTCCGGCTTCAACCCATCCCCAGATCTTGTCCGATTTTCCTTCGTTGTTCCATAACAACTTTTGGAGGGTATATGACACTTTACATCTCCTTTGATGAAAAAAACACACGGTATCCCCGAGCTTTTTGCATATCAATTAGGCTCTGCAAGACTTGAGCTGCCTTGGGTGCGCCGTCAACAACCGTAGCATCAACTTCATCAGTTGCGACTATTAGATCCTGACACCAAACAACCCATTTGCTGGCCGCTATGCCAATCTTCTCCGGCGCAATTTGTTCCATATAAACCGCACAAATTTTTCCATCCATTGTTTATTACTCCTCGTTTGCTTGTTTCACATGGGTAAGAACCGTCTGCTTCTCATCACGGAATTCATCGTGCTTCTTAATGCGTCCACGCTTCATAACAATCTTCTGTCCTGCCTCAATTTCTGTGGTCCACTTACCACCAAATACCGTAAAAGTGTTACCGTCCTTATCGCGCATCTTGGTCATCGGCGATGAACCCCAGGCACCCTCAACCATCCGGCGCATTTCAACGGTGAATTCCATATTCTCCAGGACATCACCCACTGCGCCAACATGCTCACTCTTTCCGACTAGGGTCTTACGGAGTTCGGCAGCCTTCAAGCGATCCATTGCCTTCTGGTAGGACATGATCATTGCGGCGGCTCTACCCACATCCTTGTAACTAACATACGTGCTCTTGGCGATAATGCCAATGTTGTGTTCAAAATCATTCAAGTTCGTCTTGTTTTCAACGATATCAAGCCAGTAAGAAATTGCATCCCGTACCGTTTCCCTTTCCTGTACTGTCGGTCCCGGCTCCGGCGTCACGTACCCCAAACCAGTCCAACGAAAAGCCGAAGCCATAATATTCAATGCCTGGTCTGCGGTTGAGGTGATATCCTCCATACCATAAGCAGTACCACGGCTAATCCAACCCGATTCTGCGATTGCTCGAACGGTAAAAGCAAGGTAGCTTTCCAAGTTGATGGAGTTGGGGTCACGTGGTGTGTTGTCTACTGGTTCAAGCGCCGCGCGGTGACATTCGAACCAAAACTCTGCCAGCTTCGCGATCTTGTCGATGTCGTGACCATAAAAGTCCCGAAGACACTGACGACCAACCTGCATGTATTCATCCGTCTCCACGTTACGGAGAACGAACGTATCCTTGCGATAACGCTTCGTGTGACAATGGTCACAATTGCGGTGGTCTGCTTCTCGATACTGGACAGGGCATTCTTTGCCGGGCTGGGTATCAACCATCACACCAGCTTCCTTATCATGCCGCAAACGCGCAACGAATTCCCAACCTTCAACCCGAACGATCTTACCAGCAACGAGGACTTCGTAAACCTTATGGCCTTGTCCCGGCTTGTTTTCGTCCTCGAAAAATTCGTAACCAACGGGATCGGCAATGATGGAGAACTCTTCGAAATCCAGACCCAGGCGCTTAATCTTGCGATTTAGCTTCTCGACCTTGTCCTTAAACGAATCCCAGTTGTTTTCGTGGATATTGTAGATTTCGTTGATTTCGTTCTCTACAGTCATTTCGATCTCCTTCTTCGTTGTCATGCTATATTATAGCATGAAATTGGAGATTGTCAACCTTATCGATTAACATATTCAGTGTGACGACGAACAAATTCTTCAACATCATCCTTATGAATTTCCATAGCGTGATAATTGTTGATACGGCCGAGGTGGTCAAAGCCCGTAAACCGAAGACCTTCACCGAGATTGGGATAGCCTTCAATCTCGCCATCGATATACCGGGATGCATACTGACACTGTTGACCGAGGCGAATTCGAGCAATATCACCGAAACTTACATAATCGTTACTCATGTTCGATCTCCTGTTGTTTACTTATGTCATAATTATAGCATTAAATTAGAGATTGTCAATCTTTCCATTATAATTATAAACTGTCTCACCAAACCAATCTAATTAAAACCAAATCCTGTTTTGTCGTATTATATGGGTCGATATCATTTTCTTTAAACCAGCTCGTAGGTATATCATTCCCATTTATATACCATGCCTTAGTTCCATCCGTATATTCAATCGCTGGTCCATCAATTCGATGCCGTTTTCCATTTATATACCATGCCTTAGTTCCATCCGTATATTCAATCGCTGGTCCATCAATTCGATGCCGTTTTCCATGCAAAAACCACTCATTTGACCCATCCGTATATTCAATCGCTGGTCCATCAATTCGATGCTGTTTTCCATTCAAATACCACTCATTTGACCCATCCGTATATTCAATCGCTGGTCCATCAATTCGATGCCGTTTTCCATGCAACAACCACTCATTTGACCCATCCGTATATTCAATCGCTGGACCATCAATTCGATGCTGTTTTCCATTCAAATACCACTCATTTGTCCCATCCGTATATTCAATCGCTGGTCCATCAATTCGATGCTGTTTTCCATTCAAATACCACTCATTTGTCCCATCCGTATATTCAATCGCTGGTCCGTCTGTTCTATGACGTAAGCCATGTAGATACCAATACTTGTCGCCATATGATTCGATTGCTGGTCCATCAATTCGATGCCGTTTTCCATGCAAAAACCACTCATTTGTCCCATCCGTATATTCAATCGCTGGTCCATCAATTCGATGCCGTTTTCCATGCAAAAACCAATACTTGGTTCCTTCTGGAACTATAAGAGCTGGGCCGTCATCTCTATGGAATTTATTCTTGTCAAAACAATCGAATTCAATTGCAGTTAAATGAAAAACACCCTCTTTCGTATAAATGCGATATGATCTGGTCATTCTGTCTCACCACAATTGTTTAATTAAATTAATTAATTGCCAAGCTTTGCCAATAGCATATCTTCAACGATATCGTTATCGTTAACAACTAAAACGGATCGAGAAGGATGTTTAAGTTTTGAAACCATGTCATTATCACCGCTTCGATCGGTGTGCTGTAAACTATGGACAATAACAGTTATATCAATTTGACATTCGCGTTTGTAATTAAATGACGCTTTAGATTTGATTTCATTAACAACACCATAATCTAATTCAGCACCGGAACCATAGCGAGAATTAATGAAAACAACTTTGTCATTTTCTTTGATAATTCTTCCACGCATATCAGCGGGGGGATCATTTTTTAGAGCTATTGCTGCTTCGTTTTTTAGATCACTATTCTTCCAAACTGTTGGTCCATTATAATCTAATAATAATTCCAATTGATAGGATGCATAATGATCGAAGAATTTAACCTTTGCAACGTTCTTCCTATCATCCCATCCGAGTTGGGCATCAAGCGTAAATGAATATTCTGGCCAGATTTCTCGATCAGTTGAAAATAAACCAGATCGCATTGACTTTCTGCACCCATGGTCAAGTATTTTCTTAATGAAGGCGATTGATCCTTCACGCTCACCGGCAATAAATCGGACATATATTTTCTTCTTCAAATCAACATCCGCAACGATTCGTTTAATCGTGTTAGATAAATCTTCACAGGGTTGATAATATGCCGATCCGTCTTTTCTGGGATAAACAAATTTTGATCCGGGATCTGCTGGCTTTAATAATTGTGTTCCTTCAAATTCTTCCATTATATTATCATCCTTCCAATTTCGCCATTAACATATCGTTTACTAAATCAGTATCGTCGATACAAATTATCATCGACGAATATGCTTTAATATTGGAAAGAAATGGCTTGTTATTTTTATCTGTTCTTACGCTTTCAATAATCACAATTATTTCATTTTTATCGCTATCAACATGGAAATCATTGATATCTATTTTAACCTTAATCTCTTTGATCACACCGTAATCCAATGAAGCGGCTTTGTTGAATCTCGAATTGATAAACATAACCTTATTACCAATTTCAATTGGTTTGCCTCTTACGTCAAACAATGGATTTTTAGCTAAAATTTCATCCACAGAGGATTTGGTATCAAATTCCTTATATACTGTTGGACCATCATAATTAACTAACCATTCAACTAATGGTGTGTTTATACCTTTGAGTAATTCTACTTTCTTTCCTTTCTTATCATCCCATGCGTAACGAACTGTTAATGAAAAGAAATATCTTGGCGATTTGATGTATGATTTTGAAACATTACGGTTATCATATTTAATTATATCTGAAATATAAACAATCGAACCCTGATATTTTCCTCGAAGGAATTTTAAGTAAATTCGTTTCCCGCCGCGGGCATAATTAACACCATAATTAATTCTTCGTACAACTTTGATTAATTTTTCCGAATCCGGGCAAAATGGTGTATCTTTATTTTTTCGTCTACGTGGATATATTACTAAATTACTGCAATCAATAACGGGTGCCATCAATGGTATTGTTGTAATGTCTTTTGACATAATTATCTCTTGTATACCGATAAGGCATCAACTGGTGGGTTATAAACCGCAGTAAACCGTCGAATTGATCCTTCAACGTCCCGGCCATCATTCCTTCGTACGACGTTGGCTCGGCAAGCATCGGGATCGTTTTCGAAATAGATTACGTTAAGAACATGCATGGGATAACGAATCGTTAGTTGATCAATACACATATCCAAAATGCGACTATCACATAAATTGATGTCAGTGATGACGATATTGCAATCGCAATTTGTTTTCGGAAGTTCTCCGGTTTCACGTATGTCGTCAATGACGATTGCGTCGTTCTCGATAGCCATTTTTGTTGCAAGAAACGTCTTACCTGATCCAGGAAGACCCGTAATTAAAGTAATTTTATACAAGGTTATGCTCCACAAGAAATAACCAAAGTTCATCGGCGGCTATTTTTTTAACAGCATATCTCGTGTAGTTGTCGTAATAATCATTGCTGGTACGTTCACTCACATCAACCTTCGACATTAGCTTCTTATACATCAAGAAACTGAGGTTTGGTACAATTTCGAGCAATGCCGAATCGAGATCAGAAAATTCGGGCTCAGGGTCAGCTGAAACGGGATAATGTCTTGACTCGTCATCGCCGCCATCATTCCAGCAACTACCGCCTTCTTGTCCACCAATACACCATTCAAGTTCAAACTCTCCCCGGCAGGTAAATTCATCGACAATCTTATCAAATTCTTCACGTTCCATAACTATTCTCCAGTTACTAAAATATTATAACATTTTGTAGGAAAAGTCAACTCTTATACCCATGTCAATTTGAATAATATTGCGTCATCTTCATTGTTAAAAGAAAAAATAATTGGGTCGTCCTGGTGATGACCGTTCCATGCCTTTGTGCAGTTTTCATCACACCATTTATATACTTCAATCGGGCATTCTTGGAGAGTTACTTGAAATGGGTAACTCCATTCAATACGTCTCTGGTATATTCCTATCTGTCGATTAAGGAACCAACGATTGCACTCATGAGATATTAAAACAATCTTATATGTTGATAAAATTCTACTAACAGTATCAGCTGGTTTGATTATTAAGGGATAATCCCAATCATGATCGGGGACAAAAATACCCTCTGAATTTTGAAAATACCCCTTAACTTCTTCTTTATTGTTTGGATTTATAACAAAGTTGCCATCTTTGAAAACACTGAATTCGTTTCGTGGGATAGACCACCTTTGTTCTTTAGGGATAACACTGGTATTTTTTCGTAATTCTTGTATTAATTCATGCATTAACGAATTTTCAACTAGTTCTATATTTGATCCACTCATAACTTGTCCAGACATTATGCTCTCAACATTTCACCACAATTATATGTGTCATTCATAGTATACACAACACGGCGAATCCCATAATTATCAATAGCCATTTGACAACCCGTACATGGTTTAGCCAATCCCCGAACTAATTGATCATGGTTATCATGGTTGCATTTAATACGACAAACATATAGTGTAGATTTTCGGAGATCCTTTTCATCTTTCAAAACCCTTAACGCTTTCTTGATAGCGTGCGTTTCTGCGTGCAAAAACTCCATCTGTTCATGTTTTTGGTAATCGAGAACAAATGGGTCGGTTTTTTCTTGATTATAACCAACACTGATTATTTGATTCTTTATCACCACCAAAGCAGTTAGTCGAGTTCTAAACATCGGCTCAACGTTGCGAGCTTCATTGTCTATAAACTTCATAAACCGTCGATCTTTGTGATTCATGCTTGATAACAAAAGGTGTTTTTCTATCATACATGCATTATATTATACAATTAACACATTATCAACCTTAAAATTTTAAAAAAATAATATATTTCCGTGGGTTTTGGGCGGTTTACCAAAATTTGCAGTATAAATATAAACATACAAGTTAATTAGTTAGTCAATAAGAAACCCGCAAAGGAACAAAAATGAGTATATTCAAAAAATACAAATCACATCATGATAATAACGCGGCCGAAGAATTGTCAATAGGTGAATATTTGGCTCTTTGTAAAAAAGATCCAACAACATATGCTACATCTGCTGAACGCATGTTGGCAGCAATTGGTGAACCAGAATATGTTGATACGTCATCTGATAATCGACTTAGCCGTATTTTCTCAAACCGAACAATCAAACGATATAAGTCATTTGAAGGCTTTTATGGTATGGAAGATACAATTGAGCAGATTGTTGGTTATTATAAGCATTCTGCACAGGGCTTGGAAGAAAAGAAACAGGTATTGTACCTTCTAGGACCAGTTGGTGGTGGTAAATCCAGTCTCGCTGAGCATTTGAAGAAGTTGATGGAACAATATCCAATTTACGTTCTTAAAGCAGGCGATGACATTAGCCCATGTTTTGAATCACCACTTGGATTATTCGACGTAGATGAATATGCAGATGACCTTGAAAAGGAATATAAAATTCCCCGTCGTTATCTAAATATGGTAATGAGCCCATGGGCATCAAAGCGTCTAAAGGAATTTGATGGTGATATTGAACAGTTTAGTGTTGTTCGAGTAAAACCAAACCGTTTGAACCAGGTTGCTATTGCAAAGACAGAACCAGGCGATGAAAATAACCAGGATATTTCGGCACTAGTTGGTAAGGTCGACATTCGTAAGCTACGTGATCATAGCCAAAACGATCCAGATTGTTATTCATGGGATGGTTCACTATGTCGTGCCAACCAGGGTATTATGGAATTCGTTGAAATGTTCAAGGCGCCAATTAAGGTTCTTCACCCATTACTAACTGCTACGCAGGAAGGAAACTATGTGGGTACAGAAAATATTGGTGCAATACCATTCAATGGTGGTATTCTAGCCCACTCCAACGAAAGCGAATGGTCAACATTCCGTGGTAACAAGAACAATGAAGCATTCCTAGACAGAATTTACATTGTTAAGGTACCATATTGCTTACGTGTCACAGAAGAAATTGACATTTATAGGAAGTTGGTTGCAGGATCAAGTCTATCGGCGGCGCCATGTACTCCACAAACATTTGAAATGATGGCCCAGGTTGCAGTGTTAAGTCGTCTCGTTGACCCAGAAAACTCAAACATTTGGTCAAAGATGCGTATTTATGATGGTGTAAACCTCAAAGACGACGATCCAAGTGCAAAAAGCTTGCATGAATATAAGGACTATGCGGGTGTTGATGAAGGTATGCACGGCCTAAGTACTCGTTTTGCTTATAAAGTTCTTTCAAAGGTATTCAACTATGACCCAGAAGAGGTTGGTGCTAATCCAGTTCATCTACTTCGTGTCCTAGAAGAAGCCATTATCAAAGAACAGATGGGTAAGGAGCGAGAAGAAAAGTACCTCACTTTCCTTAATGAATACATTAAGCCAAAATTTGCAGAACATATCGGAAAAGAGTTGCAGGTTGCATACTTGGAGTCATATTCCGAATATGGACAGAATCTATTCGACCGGTATATTGATTATGCTGATCATTGGGTTGAGGATAAAGACTACAAGGACGAAGACACCGGGGAAATGTTTAATCGTGAAGCATTAAATGATGAACTAGAGAAGATTGAAAAGCCTGCGGGCATTGCGAATCCTAAGGATTTCCGTAATGAGGTTGTCAATTTTGCTCTACGTCACCGTTCCAAACACGAAGGCGAAAATCCAAAATGGACTTCTTACGAGAAGCTTCGCGTCGTTATTGAGGAAAAGATGTTTGCTAACACTGAAGAGATTCTACCAGTTATTAGCTTCACAGCTAAGAGGTCAGAAGATGATCAGAAGAAGCATAACGATTTTGTCAAGCGCATGGGTGAAAAGGGCTACACCGAGCGCCAGACACGTATTTTAGTTGATTGGTACCATAGGGTTCAAAAGACGCAATAAAAGTAATAAAATACGTACATTACAACTTAAAAGCCCTGGGACATAATCCTGGGGCTTTTTTGTAATTTGATTAGAATTTAAGTCAAAAAAGACCCCGGGCAAAAGTAAGCCCGGGGTGGAGTTAATGGGTATTATATAACATAATTTTAATGTTATCTTTTATTTATTATTAAAAAACATAGCGTTATTAAAATAAAATTGCATGAAATCGAATGAACTATTTTCCAAAATAATAAATAGTATTGTAATAACTATTCCCCCAATGGTAAGGAGGCTTCCAGTGAGCACTATTGTAGACCGGAGAAAAAGTAGTAATAAGAAGAGCCTTGATAACCGCCGCCGCTTTATAAAGCGTGCTAGAAAAACTATTAAAAAACAAGTAGATGAAATAGTTCAGAAACGGAATATCAAAGATATCGACAGCGGAGAGAAAATTACTATTCCACAGAAAGGAATAGGGGAACCGACCTTTGGTAACGGCAAGGGTGGTAACAGAGATTTCATTCTTCCAGGCAACAAAGATAAACTTGTTGGTGACTCCATTAAGAAACCAGAAGGTGGTTCTGGTGGGGGCGGGAGCGAAGGCTCAGCTGACGGTGATGGAGAAGACGAATTCTCCTTTAATTTAACTAGAGAAGAATTTTTGGATTTCTTCTTTGAAGACCTAGAACTCCCTGACCTTATTAAAACCCAACTTAAAGATCAAGACGTCTTTAAATTAAAACGATCAGGGTATTCGGCTGTTGGTAATCCAGCAAATTTAAATATTGTCAGATCAATGCAAGCGGCTCTTGGTCGACAAATTGCAATGCAATCTATATACGATAAAGATATTGATAAAATTGAAGAAGACAAAAAGAAAGCTAAAACTAAAAAAGAAAGAGACATATTCGATGACGAAATTGCATTAGCACTTAAAGAAAGGGACCTGGTACCCTTTATTGATGATGTCGATTTACGTTATAACAATTTTGAAAAAAGGCCAGAACCTTCTACCCAAGCAGTAATGATATGTATGATGGACGTCTCGGGTTCAATGGGTGAATATGAAAAGGACTTAGCAAAAAGATTCTTTATGTTGCTTTATTTGTTTCTTGAAAGAAAGTATGAAAAAGTTGATATTATCTTTATACGACATCATCATGTTGCTGCTGAAGTAGATGAACAAGAATTCTTTTACTCAAAGGAATCTGGTGGAACAGTTGTATCATCTGCTATTGAATTGGCGAATAAGATTATAACTGATCGTTATCCAACTTCTGATTATAACATTTATTTTGCACAAGCATCTGATGGTGATAATTATGGTGGAGATACCACTAAGGTAATTGATATGCTGGTTAATGATATTTTCCCCAAGGTTCAATATTATGCATATGTTGAGGTAGGGCATGACCAGGGGCATTGGTCCCACTTTTATGATAATGGTGGTGTAGACTCCGAACTTTGGAAGAATTATGAGAAAATTCAGGAAGAACGATTCCATATGAGGAAGGTTGATACACCAAACGAAATATACCCAATTTTCCGTGACCTCTTTAAGAAAGGTGGACTAGATGAGTAAGTTATTATATACAAACAATGATTGGACATTTGAAAAGATTGCTGAAGTTGACAAAGCGATTGCCGATATCGCTATAGGAACATATGGCATGGACTGTTATCCTAATCAGTACGAAATTATCGGCTCAGCTGAAATGTTGGATGCATATACTTCCGTTGGTATGCCAAATATGTATCACCACTGGAGTTATGGAAAAAGGTTCCTCCATGATGAACAAAATTATAAAAGAGGCGCAATGGGATTGGCATATGAGATTGTTATTAACTCTAACCCAACCATCAATTATCTTATGGAAGAGAACAGCATGACTATGCAAACATTGGTTATTGCTCATGCCGGCTATGGCCACAATAATTTCTTTAAGAACAATTTCCTGTTTAAAGAATGGACTGATGCTGATGCAATCATTGATTATGTAGTTTTCGCCCGCCGTTATATCAAACAATGTGAAGAACGTTATGGCCAGGAAAAGGTCGAAGAGACACTTGATTCATGTCACGCACTTATGAATCATGGTGTCGACCGCTATAAAAAGCCACGTAAGCTTTCCAAGTCTAAAGAATTATTAAGGCAACAAGATAGAGAAACTTATCGACAAAGCCAAGTTGATGACTTATGGAAAACGCTTCCACCAACGAAGAAGGAAGATCAAGACGCCAGAAAGAAAAAATTCTTGAGCGAACCACAAGAAAACCTTTTATATTTCATTGAGAAAAATAGTCCTGTACTTGAACAGTGGCAGCGTGAAATTGTCCGCATCGTCCGCAAAATGGCTCAGTATTTTTATCCACAAATGCAGTGTCTTACTGGTAATCATTTTGTTAGTAATGAAAATGGTTTAATTAGATTACAAGACCTAATCGTAACAGAAGGAATCGCAGAACATCCTGGGTTTAATTTATTAACCGAAGGCAATAAAACGACAGCTATTTCTCATACATATAAAAAACAAGCTGACACATTTAAAATAACTACTAAATCTGGTAGAACCTTTACAGCCACTCCTGAACACCCATTACAAGTATTATCTAATAATGGTTTAGTATGTATGACGCGTTTAGAGGATATGAGTCCTGGTGAATATCTTGTTTATAAATTAGATTATGATATATTCGGGCATAAAGAAGTAGAAATAAAATATCCTAAATATAATTTAGATGTTATCGAATGTAAGATATGTGGTTTACAATCTTCCTCGATTGCAAGTCATATTGTACAACGGCATAGTATCGATATAGATTTTTACAAAAAAGAATATGGTAGTTGTATTTCAGACGAATATAAATTAACTATGTCAAAAAACAAAATAACGAAAATGCCTACACATTTTAATAATGATTCGGCCAGGTTATTTGGTTATTTATCGGGTGCTACTATTACAGACTATAGACGAACGGCATCTTTATTTAAATTCGTTACAGATACAAAAGAAATAGCAGATGACGTTGTTCATTTACTCAACAAAGTGTTTGGCATTGTTGTTAAATCTAAAGAATATTATTCGTCGTATAAAGTCGAATTTGCTTCTATGATGTTAAAAGACATATGGTTTAAAAATATATCTATAACTAGAAGACATGAATTACCAAAGTTTGTTCTTAGTTTGAAAAAAGAATACATGAAAGAATATCTAAGTGGTTTCTTTGATACCAGAATTTCAAAAAAATCGTATGAACGTGGTAACATTGCCATCGCCGGTTATTCTGACGATTATGATGACTTACAAACGTTATCAGTAATACTGACTGGTTTCGGTATAATACCAAAAGTCAACATAAAAGAAAGAGAATCATTCGAGTCTATTGCATTTGCTTTAAATATTCCGGATTGTGAAGATATTAAAGCCGTTGATTATTCTTTAAAAATATATTCAGATTTTACTAACAAGTTCTATGATGAAATAGGAACTAAGCGGTCTAAAATCAAACTACTAAAAGGTAATAGAGTTATTCCTAACGGAAAAGAAGTATTAATCGAAGCCAAGGCTGCTATTAAAAAATTACAGATTGCCCATACAGCTACTGATAACTACCAAAAGAGTAATTACGCATATAAGGTAAAAAATAATTTGTTATTAAAAGATACCGGATTAGATTGTTTAGATGCCTTCCCTAATCTATCTCTAAATAACGTAGCGATTGAGCAAATATCATATTGCTTAATTAAACGTTTAGAAAAAATTAAAGATTGTCATCCGAAAATAAAAGAAGCATTAGAATTAATAAGCAATGCATCTAATAATTATTATGATGAAATAGTAAGTATAGAAAAGGGAAATATAGAATGGGTATATGATGTAACTGTTCCAGAAAATCATTTATTTTGGACTGATGGATTAATATCCCATAATACAAAAGTTATGAACGAAGGGTGGGCAAGTTTTTGGCATCACCATTTGATGTATGATTTATGGGAACAGGATAGAATTTCGGATGGAAATATGCTTGAATTTCTAAAGAGTCACTCTGGTGTTGTATTCCAGCCAGATTTTGATTCACCATATTATCAAGGTGGTTTTAATCCGTATTATCTTGGATTCAATATCTTCCATGATATCAAAAGAATGTGTGAAAAGCCAACTAAAGAAGATGAAGAATGGTTTCCAAGTATTGTTGGTCAGCCCTGGCTCCCTACATTAAATTATGCAATGGAAAACTTCAAAGATGAATCATTTATTTTGCAATATCTATCACCGCACTTGATTCGTAAGATGCATTTGTTTAGTCTTCATGATAATAATAAAAGACCAGTATATGATGTAAGTAACATTCACGATGATTATGGTTTCAAACGTGTTCGATCAATTCTATCTAAGCAATATCAGCTTAATCGCATTCTTCCAGATATTCAGATTACGGATTTCGATATACTTGGAGACCGTACATTGTATCTAACACATTATATGAGAAATGAAATACCATTGAATAATAATACCGATGAAATGTTAAAACATGTTCATACGTTATGGGGATTTGATGTTATTCTTGAATCTAAAAATGCAAATACTGGTGAAACGGTTGAAACATATGGTTGCTTGAAGTCTGAACAGAAAGACAATAGTTAAGGCATAACAATTTCAATTGGTTTCTTAACTCGCCGAGCATATCTAACCGTTGACCAAGTTCCTGAACGTAATTCTTCTGGTCCTTTGGGGCAAGCAAACAGAATTTCCGAGGCATTAACAATGTCTCGGTTTCTGACCAAATAATCTTTCATCGGCAATATCATATCACCCTTCTTAAACGCCCGTTTGAATGGTTTAATTGGTGGGTGAATTACGGTTCGAATGTTAAGTGATTCCGCAATATCGTGTGCAACTGCATCGGCTCCAACACAGTCACCGTGATGCAATTCGGTTATTTTATAATCTTTGCATAATTTAACTAATCGATCAAATTGATCCGTTGACATTGTGCTTTGTGTTCCTGTAAATCCTGCTATCATACCCATCTCAATTTAAATATTATGGCGTCGTCTTTGTTCATGAAGCGAACTCTTAATATCCTGCTATATATGGCCTCGAGATTGCTGTTTATCGTCATATCCCAATTAGACTCCTTAATATAGCCATTGTCGGTATTATACTTTAACCAATCAACGACTTCGCTTTCGTGGCTTTCAAAAGGGTCGTGATAATGTTGGTATCTAACAATATATGATGTCATAATATCTGTTATTATAGCAATTTTTGAGAAAGTTACAATACCTTAAAAATGATAACATTGCGTGATATTTGTAAAAATATCTTTCTATCATTCCCGTCTCGATTTAAATTTTTGTAAATGCCGCAGCAAGAGATCCTAGTGATACGGCTATGAAAATTGGAAATAAAAGAAATGGTATCGGCCCAGCATCTAATACTATCGTGTCATATCCAGGTATCAAGGATAGACACATGAACACAACGCCACAAATTAATGCCGGTTTATTCTGAATTTCAAATGACATATTTTAATCCTGCAATTATCTCTGTATAGATAGAGTATAACATTATTTAAGATTATGTCAATTTCTATTCCCACGTCACCTTAAACAATAACGCATCGTCGTAAGAAGTAAACACATAAAATGGATCCGAGTGCCGACTTGAACAAGCGAATGAACGTGTTTTATTGAATGGAGTACAAAAGTTTCCAATTATTTCATTGCACCATTCAAATATTTTATCATCCATATGGTTATTTGGGAATACAATTTGATGTTCATGCTTTTCAATTATTATGTGATGTTCATAATGATCGATTAATCTGTACGTACAGGGATTGTATTTCGTATATTTATATAGCATAAAGCGATATTTTCATTAATGATGTCAATGTATTACAAATGAAAAAACGCCGTCAGCACCCTAACACCGATCGACGCTTTTTCACTGTACAATCGTCGACAATTTACTTTGAGTAAACTGTGTCATCTCCTTCGAAAGCATGAATGGCATTTGTGCCGAGCATGTTGACTTCAAAAGGAAGTGTGCGGTCAAAACCATGGCGCGTAGTGATACGGCCAGCAATAGTAACCTGCTCACCGTCAGAACGGACCATCTTTACCTTGGCGGTGCGATAACCCGTGTCGTTGATACCACCAACAACGGCTGTTAGACGACGACCGTTTGGTAGGCGAACTTTTGCTGTATTCATAACTAAACCCTCTTTCAATTAGATTTCAAAGTTTTGTATAAATGCTATGACCATCATAGCATCATTAAAGTAGTATTATATGGGATTGGTATATCGGAATACAATATAATTTTTATTATTTTTGCATTGTTAGTTTAAATTTAACCAAATCTTCAGTGGAGGAGAAATATACTGTGATTACATATCCCCGCGATAGATGAACTAGTGCATTTTCTTCACAATTTTCTTCACACCAACTTAATATTTCTTGGTATGACTTTGTCATAAGATCATCGTGAGTGGCGGTTGGCTGTTCTTTAAAACGTTTTTCGTTGTCTATTTTAGCTACTTTGAAGAGAAATCTAGATCGATCCTCGGGGGTTGATAGGGCTAAGAATTCTTCATAATTCATAACTGTTGTGTAACAATTCATTATTTGATTCTTAATAATATTTTCCAGATTCTCGAATGCTAATACCCATATTTTCAGCTAAATGAAAACATGAATCCATGTTGTATCGAAAACTTATATCTGCTTCTAATATATGTTCTTTGGATACACCATGTTTATTGGAAAGGCGTATTATCTCAAAGGATTGCTGGTCATTTCCTTTCCCATAACTTTGGTAAAAGTTTCTAAAAATAATTCCCTTTGGGTTATGTTTCGCTTGTAGAAATTCTAGCTGCGAATCACTAAAGGAATTATTATTCTGTAAAAAATTTAGGATTTTTGTCTGTTGATCTTCAACGATTTTCCTAAAAGATGTTTTCTTTGTCATTTTGAATCTTTCTATATCTGTTCCGGTATATAGTATAAAAGATATTATAACATGTCAAGGAGAAACGCCGCCAGCGAAATGAGTGCCGCCACGAGGATTCGAACCACGGGCCTGGTGATTACAAATCACCCGCTCTACCAACTGAGCTATAGCGGCAAAATAACAAACATATTTATACTTGATTAAAATAGAATTGTCAACAATTTTTTAATGTTGACGGACCGCAAACGGCTGTCCGGGCTGGTTTTCTGGACGATCATTGTGATCTAAGATTGCCTCTTCTTCTACAACATCTTTTCCATACACCCTATCCATTTCTTCTTGGACATGACTTTCGATATCCCTTCGATTATCAAATGCCCACTCTTCAGCATCAAGGCACGAGGTTATATGCACTGCATGACTCCACTTGGAATTAGCAATTCTATCTATCATTTCGATAATATAAAATGAACAAGTGTCGTGTTCGGAATGAAGACCAACAACCCGTCCTCGATATTCTTTCCCATCACCAAGTCGACGAACCATCACTTTCTGATTAGGTTCAAATGTCATCCAGTCTTTCCTCCAGTCCTTTTCGAATAACGCTTATCTTCATCTTCCCATTGCATCCTAAACAGCAATGCGTCGGACTGCTCATCGAAGATAAAAAGAGTGCCATCTTTCGGTTTCTTGGGAGTCTTAGGCATGGTTTTAAATGGCATGTCTTCCTCGTTGAGCCAATCCTTGGCCTTTTCAAGCGTTACTTCGTCGAAGACAAAATGTACAGTCCTGTTTTCCTTGCCCTTTTCAGGTTTCTGAAAACGCTCTGGACCCGCAAATGGATTTCCGCCTTTAGGTAACATTATTTTTCCTTCCTTAGATCTATTATATACAATTAAAAACTAATTAAAGTCTTTTGATTCTTTTCCAAAATTCCGACCAGGTTATTTCTTCATTATAACCAACAATGCCTTGTTGATGAAGCCTTTTTCTCATTTGGTGCAGCCACCAAATAAATGAAAGCATCACAATTCCAAAAATTGCTAAACCAATCGGGAACCAATACGTACTCATATCATTCTCCATAATTTGGTAAAGTATACTAAATTTTAGATTGATTGTCAACCCTTATATTCAGAGTCATTATCTTTCAAATAAGCATCAGCAACTAGGTGCATTGTCCGGGCATGGATAACATTAGCAGGGACTTGTACAGATGCACCTATTCTTATTGGGTCCACAAGAACAATATGAGCGATAATATTATCTGACAACGTGCTAAGAATGTTAGTATATTCATCATCCTCTACATCAGTAGGAATTGCTGAGATAGTCTCATGTATCAATTGAGATATTTCTCCTTGCAGTGTTTCTAGCTCACCTGGGACTTCGAAGTCATTACTCATTGTTAGCTTTCCTAGCTTCTATAATCATAATTATAATAACACAAGTTGGGTTAAAATACTAATTAAGATGTATATTGTACAGACTCAATAAGTGGTGTTGTTACACCCTTTTCATAACCTTCAGCCACAAGAGTTTTGTTAACGTCGATGATTTTTCCATCATCTTGCTTAACATAAAGCCATCCCAACAAACGACCATATTTTCCGGTGTGGTCCTTTTCCGTGATAACGTATACTTGCCCCATTGCAAGAAGTTCAGCTAAACGGTCTTTACCGGCATAGCCACGAGCCTTTGATTGAACTGTCCCGCCACGTAATTCTTCGGTATCAATGTTAAGTAGACGGATTCTTTCTTGACGAGTAATATGGAAACCCACATCAATAACTACCGTAACCGTGTCACCATCATAATTCTTTACTACGTCTGTAATCTTATATGTATAAAGTTGATCAAACATTATAAATCTCCTAGTTAAGTTATATACGCATATATTTAGCTGGAGATTTTATAAGTTAATTATCAATTGACCATTTCATAATTTTATCGAATAGATTTTTATCAGTTACATTAATTTCTTTATAATTGATTTCGTATTCTTCTAGTAGTTTAATGATTTTTGTATCAAGTATTTTTGCATCAGTTAACGTTTGATTTCTCCCCACTTCTGAATAAGTCTCGGGTCGATGTAGAAAAAAGTTACAATTATTGTATGAATGAAATATTTCACCGATCATTTTAAAGAACGATGGATAATATTTTGGATCTGTATAAACTACACCCATAATTATTGGTGAGTCAGTAACGACATAATCAACCTTTCCTTCTAAACGATGAATGCGGCGATTCTGTTTTGCGAGAAGATATAACTGATCTGACAATACGTTATGTCGATTCTCCCAGGTCATATCTTTGGCGTACTCTGTCACCATTTCTACATTACAGCCTTCAATTTTCATTTTATGAAATAGACCAGCCGCAGTTGTCGATTTGCCGGAACCCGGACCCGCAAATAGGTTAATTATTTTCATATTATCTCCCTTGATCTTTTAAGTTAATAATATAACATTAGTTAATTGCTCAATTCAATACTTATTTCTTGAACATATATCCTTTAATAAACTCTGCAGGAACATGTTCTGGTAAACGTATTTCGGTTAATGCGTAATAAAGATGATCTGTATTATTTGGTGCAATTGCTGTCCGTTTGAAATTTTCATATTCCCTTCGATCATCTAATTTTCCAGCTTGATCCGTCATAGAACTTCGAGCATCAACCATTCTCGGAAGGAAATAATTTTGTGGGATTTCTAATACAAAAACAACCCGATCACTCGGTGGTGTAGTTTTAGCTTTCTGACCTGCACCACGAAAACTTGATTCGCCGCCATCTCCGCCCATTGCAGCGTATCCAAAGGCGGTATAGGGATCTAAGGCAAGGCTCACCTTTCCAGCAGTCGGTCCTTCAGAAGGAGCAAAAATACCATGCTTTAGAATACCTTCAATATTGCGCATATGAGTTCCGTGATAAAAAGTTACCGGATCATTATCAAGCCACCATCCAATCTGGGGATTCTTATTCCATTGTAGTTCGGTATTTTCAAATAATTCAATTGCTTTCATGTTCTATTATCTCCGTTAACTCAAATGAGTCCCATATATTATTTTTCAATTTACTACTATCAAATAAAACCGCATAGTATTCTTTACAATTAATCATGATTTCTGAATTGGGGCTGTCTTCCATTGCGTATTGTAAATCATTATCCTTATAATGATCTTCGAACCAATCAACTAAATTGTCATAAACTACCTTTTCACCATCACTTAATGTTATTGAGTTTTTTTTGTTTGTGGTTGTATCTTCATCGACTTCAATATTATCATTGATAATATTTGGCCCATTGTTGTTCCAATCACCAACTGAAGGGGACCAAGATATATTAAAGTTTCCGATTGGGAAAATCATATGAAGTAAACCATAGTTACCAAGTCCTTCATGGGTTGTTCTGCAAAAAATCGAATTTCCTCTATATGCTTTAAATCCAGCCGCCTGCATTGCCGCATTAGTAATATTATGGTCATCTATGTTTGAATCAAGGGGTCGGCGATCTTGTCTAACTGGAAGTTTACGAAAAGATGTTCTTGGATTAAATTGTATTTCCGCGATACCTCGATACAAATATAAATCATCGGCTTTAAGACTGAGATATGGTTGGCAATCGCGTTGAATTAACTTCCAAGCTTCTTTCATTGATATATCGTCTGATTCAAATAATTCAATTGCTCTCATAATTTATCCTTAAACATATCTTCAAAAATGCTTTCTTGTATAAAATAACAACGACCTTGTATTAAAATTTCGGGAGAATTATCAGGATTACTCAACGCATGAGACAATCCCTCATCGACATGTATTGGGTGATCTTTTGCGAATTCATCCATAGTATCGTATCTTCCTGCCTTGGGACCCTGCATTGTAAAATCATTAACCCCATCAAACCAAGTATAATGAAATCCATTTATAGGCACAACTGAATAGATTCGATTGCCATATACATGGTCGAAATTTTCAGTGTCATATGGATTATTATAGCAGAAAAAAGAATTATCTCGCCTTGCAATAGCCCCATTCTTTTTCATCCAATGAACCGCATTATTATGCTCCTCTCTTGGAGTATGAAGAGGTGGGCGATCCGGAGTAGGTGATGCAATTCCAATTTGATTACCGATATCGTCGGTTGCTCGATAAAGCCAGCCGGTTCCTCGTATGGATAGAAAATCGGAACAATCTTCTTGAATTTTTCCAGCGAACTCACCAATCTCATCCATGCTTTTGAATTTCTGTAGTAGCTCAAATCCTATTTCGAGTCGAGTTTCATATAATTCAATTGCTCGCATTTGATTCCTCTGAATACTTTCCGTCTTTGTACCAGAATGCAATTGTTACGGCAGGAACCGGATATGACATATCCTTATCACTGTAACCCAATTGATCCAATTCATAACGTGTAAACATTTCGGGATCAGGTGATTGTCCTACTTTTAATTCATAAACGCCGTGGAATTCTAAATTCATTTGATCTATTAACTTTGGATTAACATTAGAAACCCCGAATATTTTTGTGGCACCTTCACTCTTTGACCATTGCCGATCGGAAATTTTAGTAAATCCAACTGATTTGAGTTCTTCACCAAACACTTCAAACGCTTCTCTTGTCATCACATCTAAGTATGCTTGACCATTTACAAACATTAATCTAGTTGCTGTTGGTATTTCATTATCGAGTATTTGTCTTGTAAATTGTGTATTATAATTTAATGCAACCCGTCGTATGGCATTTGAATCTACTACATCTCGACGAACTAACATGTTTCTTTTGGCATCAACTTCTAATTGATTAACAGTATTTTCCATATCCCGTTTAAGATCTTCTAAGTCTGTATTTTCAAATTGCTCTTTTGGGGCATTGTCTCCGAAAATCTGACCAATATATTTTCCTTGGGAATCAGGCTCCAATTGGAAAACAATTTTATAACCACGATAATTATATCGATCTGTTTGTACAACCTTTTCAAATAATTCATATGCTCTCATTTCTTACAATCCTTATCCCTAATTCCGCTGCTCTTGCAGTTGTATGGTTACGAAGAATTCCATATATCTTCTTAAATATATCAATTTTATGTTCTAAAAACTCTTTACGTATATCGTCCCATTTAGCACTCATAACCATATCTAGGAACTGTTCTTCATCACCTTTTATTTCCAAGAGATATAACATTTGTGAAACAAACCGAGCCATTAATCCTGAGTATTCCGTCTTGAGTCCACGTATTATCGCTTGTGAACGTTCAGGTTGCTTTTCCTTTTCAAGTTGTAATGTGACCAATTCCTTAATGATTAAATTAAATTTTGCGCGTTCTTCCTTTACGTCCCTGGATGTTCTCCCAGGAAATTTTATAATTTTATCTTTATCAATATCATCTAGTTTCATAGTAATACTATTTATTACATTATAATTAATGAAGTTATTCAAAATAATTATTCCAAATATCAAGTGATAAGAAATAAGCCGGACCACTGAACCATACTTCACTAGTTTTATCATAAAGATTATTTAATTTGGTAATATAGAAATCATTTAGTTCTGGATCTAATACATTGTTCATAAGTGAAACAAACCCACCCTTTTGATTAACTTCATTGAGTAATTCGTGCGCGGCTACTTCCGCGCTACTCCATTCATCGACGATTTTTGAACCATTTTGTTGATTATGAGCAGCTTGATCAATTATCGAAGCAAGAGACTTTAATGTCTTTGGGGGTTGATTATCGGTTTTATTGATAATTATCGAAATAGTTTGATTGAACTCGTCCATATCTTCGAGTTCTACGCTTATTAACGATAACCCTTTAATAAAACTAAACCATAAATCTTCTTTATCTGCAATAACAATATCAGGATTTCCGACAGGTAATACTCGGAAAAGATTACCATAATCAGAAGCCGTAAATCGACTAGTTGAGCAAATCCATGATAGAGAACGTTTTGGAAATGATGACCAGCTTGGTAATTCATCCATAAGTATAGTATAATAGTTATGTGTATTAGCAGACTCTCTGGGAATTTCTGGTGTATTACTATACATAAAATCTAAGTGTGTTTCCATACCACGATATATTGGTCTACTGCCTTTCAATGCAAATGCGCAATCTTTCTTAATTTTCTGAATAATTTCAGGAGAAGGCGTAACTTCTTTTGTTTCATGATATTCATATAATTCGATGGCGCGCATTTTAAACTCCAATATTACTGATATTTATTCTTAAACATCTTCCCCCAATGGGTATTTTGAATGAAATATGCTGGACCAGTAAACCATACCTCTCGAGATGGTGCAGCGATAAATTTATTCAAGTCGACCAACTCTATATGGTTAATTTTTGGGTCGAAAAGTGTGCTTACTAAGTTTATGAAGCTACCGGCTTTTTGTACATAAGTGAAAAACTCTTGATATCTCTCATAACGGGTAATTGATTCGATTTCATTCTGCTTGATAATCAGTTCAATGGTATTATTCATATCACCTAAAGATTTAACATTAACTGAAACACCGTTACGTCTACCAATTGCGAATATATCATGTAATAATCTACTAAAATCGAATAGGTCATACACATGAATATCAGACAGGGTTCGATGTAATCCCTCAGAGAAAGAAAACCATAAATCATCACTTGATGCAATAGATATCAAAGGGTTATTGACCGGTAAAACACGATAGACGGTCCCATATCCCGATGCTGTATTTTCTGAAGTAGAGCAAATCCATGACAATGATCTCTTTGGGAATTTTTGCCACGATGGTAACTCATCTAATATCGTTGTGTAATAGTTATATGTGTTTGCAGACGATCTCGGTTTTATTGGATTTCCATATAATATATCGTTTGACTGATTTAACCCTCGATATATTGGATCCTTGGATAAAGCAATTGAACACTCGGATTTGATTTTCTTAATTATATCGGGCGAAATAATTACAGGTGAAGTTTCATGGTATTCGTATAGTTCAATTGCTCTCATGATTGACCACCTCCTTCATATCTTGATAATCCCACATTTGTTGGCTATTATGAGATTTATATAGAACTGCATAATATTCCTTACAATTGATCATTATCTCGTAATGTTTGGCTTCTATTGCTTCCGCCAAATGACCATCAATGTAATTTGCATCGATCCATCTTGTAAATCCTGGCATATCAACGATGGATTCTTTTGACACAAATCCAGGATGCTCTTTGTGATTCGTAACAAATTAGTATATATTTCCATCTTCGGTCCAGTCTACTATCACATTAGACCATGTAACATTAAAATCACCAATTGGAAATATGACATAAACTTCACCATAGTCATATAGTCCAACTGTACTAGCTTGACAAAATATTGAATTGCCGCGATGTGCATTAAACCCAGCATCTTTCATAGCTTTAATAACATATTCATGTTCAAATGGATTAGTGTCTCGTGGTATACGTTCTTGATGAACAGTTAGTTTGGTAAAAGAAACTCTAGACTCAACCGTATTTAGATCATTTATGCCACGATATAATGGTTTATTATTAGATTCCAGAAGGAAAGGTTGACAGTCTCGTTGTATGAGACTCCATGCCCTGACTATTTCTTCCTTGTGATTGTTTTCATATAAATCTATTGCTCTCATTTTGAATCACCATTTAACCTTATGTATTGAATTTATTTTAACACCACTGCAATTATTTAATGATATTGCTTCTGAACCATGGCCACCAGCATCAGCAAATTGCATTACATTATTTGGTATTAGAACTTCAATTACGATGGGATAGCATCCAACGGGATACAATTTCTCATACATTTCCCAAACATCAAATATTTCTCTAGGTGGGGTGCCATATTTTTCTTCATATTTTTCTTCTCGATCCTGCAAATCCCATTCTCCACCCATTGCTGCATACTCAGACGCTACATCAAAATCCTTAACAAAATATGATGGAGAAGAAAACCCATCCTCTTTAATAGTTTCTAAGAGACAAGACGATGTTCCATGATAAAATTTATTTTCTGTTAATTCTATTGCTCTCATTTTATCACCGTTACTTGAATTTCGGGGTTTATAATTGCGTACCATATTTCACCTTCTATGTATGGATAATAAGTACCATCAATATTTAAGATATCATTCCATGCTTTAACCATATTTTCTACACCAAAATTACTTGCTAATTCGATTTGAAAATTTCTAATTTCGCTAGATCCTACCTTTCCAGCGAATTCTTCTAAATGATGTTCTTCAACTTCTTCTGGTACAGACAACGGTATATAATCAGATATCCAATAAAACATTGCTTCTTCATCAGATGGCCATAATGCTTTTAATAATTTGGTTATTTGTTGAACTCCAATTATATCTACTGTATCTCGGCTATTAAGAAATCTATCTTGATTTATTATAGCTGAAATTACATTTAAACCATAAGTATCTGTTGTTTCTAATTTGTCAGTAAAATAAATTCCTATACCTTCTTGGTTATTTCCGTTATTCATTAACGAAGGCTCCAATGAAGTAGTACCAAAATTATCACCGTGGTAAACTGTTTTCTATCGGCTTTCAGTTAATTCTTCGTATCTCATTTTTTATACACCTATTACTTCTTTAACATCATTCATATCACCATATAATGGTTTGTCATCACTATCGCCCATAAATTTCTTTAAAAATTCTTTGGGTTTATAAGAATCTCCCATTTGCAAGTTACCGAATCTTTTATCAATTTCCGATATATGATTATAACTTCCCAGGACATCATGTGCTTTACCATCAACAATTGATACCACATGCGTAATTTCATGTGTTTGATTATCCCAGGCTTCTCCTTCGGGGTTGTATAGAGTTAAAACCTTTCCATTGTTTTTTAAAGCATGAGCTACCGCCCAGATACCACATCCTTCCTCCATATAATAATCGATATCTATATTATTTTCATATAACTCTATTGCTCTCATTAGTAAACAAAGTCCTCTATACGTTTGTATTTAATGTTAAATGCATTCATCAATAACTCAACTTCTCGAAGGCATTCATCTCTACCACCACCCATAATATAAGCACCAGAGAATCGTTTTAATTGTCCAACTGATGTCCATTCAACACTTAATCCATCATCATATAATGAAACCCAATCATCATTCCCTAATAATTGGTTCATGTTTTCAATATAGTTTTCGTCATCTTCCCCATTAAATAATTCTCTAGAGTCTGTAATTTTCTGTTGATACATTGCTCGTATTGTTTTAATGATACCCGATTCAGGAACACCTGAATCCATCCATGCTCTAAAATAACCATATCCCTTATCGACAACTTGGACTCTATCCCAATTGCTAGGATCAAATCCGGAATCTTCCCAGTATACGTTAACATCGTCAATAGTATCACCTGACATCATTTGGTCTTCAGCATTAACAAACATTAATATGGGGCCTGTTTGTTTATTAAGAAACGCCATCATCTCGTCGATCCACGGAAGTTCGTTACCGTCATTTAATCCAGTATACTCTGGTTGCACATCAACAACAATGCAAGGAGTATTTTTACCTTCAGTTAATTCTTCGTATCTCATTATGGGCCCTCTGTATATCTAACAAGTGGTATCAATAAACTATCTTTAGAATATCCTTTTTCAGGAACGTCAAATTTTAATAATTTGGGTTGGTTGCTTGAATATTTTTTAGTTTCTGTTATTATATTTTCAAATACAAATACCCAACGTTGTTCATTATGTTGAATATTACCAAAGTCTTGCGGTGTCGTGCGCGTATCGTTTTTTGGATGCGTAACCATTTCACCATCGTTAGATTGTTTTTGATTAACATCAGTTTTATCAAATATTTCCAGAGTATTCAGGTTTACTATTCTAGTTAATGAACGCTGTTCCAACTTTCGTGTTAACGCTTCTCCAGCTAAACTCATTTGTGTATCAGAGAAAAACATTGTGTTTTCTGCATCAATAACATAGTCAATCAAAGATGTAGCTAGACCTTTTCCTTGAATACTAGAAAATGCATTCTTTATCATATAATATTTACCAAATTGTAATAAACCAATAAAGCATATAGGTATATTGGTATTGGGATCTATAGCCCAATAATATTTTTGGGGTATATTAATATCCACATATATATGGTATGTCCCCCTCCCACATGATGCTTTGTCGATATAAGATCCAGACATTTTTGGCATAACGAAATTAGACGCCGATAACTGTTCCCAATCATATAATTCTTGATATCTCATTGTGGATCCCTTATCATTCCGGAAGGAAGACTAAAATCTTTCTTCCGACCCTTATTCTCATAAAATCCAAATCTCTTGTAAAATTTTACAAGCCTAGATCTAGAAGTTGTACCATGTCGATCATCTGCTACTGCTGGGGTTAATATAATCATTTTATGATTATCATCGGCATAAGTAATAAGATCATTCATAATTTCTGTACCAGTGCCCCGCTTCTTATCACCAACAATAATATTATCAAGTTTGATAATGTTTGTTTTATAATTAGAAACAAAGAACTGTTTTACATCATATTTATTTTCAATATACAACATAAACTCTTCAATGGTTAACGAACTAAATTCATCAGTGTTCTCATATAAATCCAATTCAAGCTGTCCATGCTTTATAACTTTGCTTGGATTGAAAACAACAATTGTCTTTCCGTCAATTTCCTTCCCATCATCATTTTCGTTATATTCGGTAAATGTGGCTGAATCGTACCCTTGATCTTTTAAAAATGTTACAAATTCTTTACCCAGATCATCTTCGAATAATTGCCAAACGCTCCAATGTTTATATAAAACATTTTGAGCATCCATCCTTATTCCTCGGTCAGTTGTTTGATCTGCAAAGGCAGCAACTATATCAAGACTCTTATCAAGATTGGTAGTGTTATTAATATTCAGTTCATATTGAATAACGTCTCCATACATGGCAGCAAATTTCGGATTTAAACTAAAGAATATGCCATGTCGATCAGTATTGTAACTACCAAATGTATGACTATTATCACCTGTATGCTTTGTATCAAATCCTTGGTGTTCATTGCTTGAACCATGATATGCTGTTATTGATTCAGATAATTCTATATATCTCATTTCAAACCATCCCTTACTGCTATCATCAATTCTTTAGCAATACCAATTTTAGTTTCGGGTGGAAGGCCCTTCATAAAGCTTGCCATATTGCCTTCTTTGGCGAACTCACGCATTACCGAAGCACTCATACCTTCTACTCCATCGGCATCGGGATCACGCTCTCCAGCAGAAACTACTTTGAATATTCCACCAAAGTCTTTTGCATAATGCTCTTCGATCCCTTTGAAAGCCTCTACTCGATCAGAACCAACAACAAAGGTTACGTCCTTATAACCTTGCTCTCCGAGCCAACCAGCCATTTGAAATGGGGATTTCATAGTTGGGTTGTCGTAAACCGGAAACCCATAGATCTTTTCAATAAAATATTTCTTTTGTTCAAATGATAAGGGATTTTTCTTTTTATCTTGCGTCTTAGATGGGACAATAAATACATCAGCATTTTTTTCAGATGCAAGGTCCATAACTCTCTGCATAAGTTTTTGGTGACCCACAGTAGGGGGATTCATGCGACCGAATGAAAAGACTGCGCTTTTCTGTTGATCTTCAAATAACTCTACCAAAAACATAATAATCCCCTAAACTGTATTTTACTATTTATTTAGATTCGCAGCAATATATTTATGGTAAAAATCGGGATTAACCATTATAACTGTATCTGATGTAAACATAATTTCATTACCTGAATGAATTGCTTCTTTCAATGTCCCGTTATCTCCCTCATAGGAAGCTTTTATTTTTTCCATAAATGCATCCATCCTTTCATCTGTCATGGATGCTTCATCATAATCTGCATATAAATCGCCAATATACCGTGACCATGTATAATGGAACCCATTTTTCGGGAACACTACATAAACTTCACCATATCCATATGCCTCATTCCTATCTCCGGTTGCAAACCATCCGTTATCACGATTTGCAACCAAGCCAGCGGAATTAATCATTTTAATTACTTTCTGATGGAACGCATTAGGTGTGCTGAGTGGTTTTCTATTCTCTCGCTTACCATCAAAATAAAATGCCAACGGCGAAGAATGCGTCGACTTTCGATCAAACCCTCTATACAAAACATCATTAACTGGATCTACCATTCCTAAAAATTGACTACATTTTTCATTAATAGCGTCTACAACTTTAGAAATACTAGATTCATCGATATTCGAATGAACAATCGGCATAATCAATGAAGAGACTGAAGGCGTATGTTCGTATAATTCAATTGCTTTCATAACCTAGATTTAACCTCGTCTTGATAAAAAGTGTCCTCGACCAGTATTACTCTTGGTGAAGTAAACATAATTTCGTTTTTCGATTGAATTGCATTTTTTATTGAATTATTGTCGCTTTCATAAGAGTCTTTAATGCTATTAACAACCCAATCAATACCTTTGGTTCGATGTTCTTGATAATAGGTAAAAAGATCGGATACTGTATCAGACCATGTATAATGAAACCCATCAGTAGGAAATGCTACATACACTTTTCCATAAACTCCAGCAGTCATAAAATTCCCTGTTCCAAACCAACTATTGCTTCTTCTAGCTACGAATCCTTGTTCATACAACATATCATCGATTTTGTTATGCAATTCAGTAGATGAATCTATTGGACTTCTATTTTTCCGTTCACCGGTAATATCGATAGCATGGTAATGACTACGATTTTCAATACCTCTATATAAGATATCAGTTTTTGGATTAATCATAGATAGATACTGCTGGCACTTATGTCTAATATAATCAGATACTTTCTGTACATCTTTACTATTATCATCGATAATAATTATCGATGATTCGAAACTGTCTTCTGAAATTATTTCATTAAATCTCATAATTGATCCTTGATATAATCGTAATGAAATTTTTCGTCGACAAGGATAACTTTAGGAGAAGTAAACATAATTTCATGACCAAATTCGATTGCTTTGGATAAACTACCATCATCACCTTGGTAACTTCTTTTAGCTAGTTCGTATATTTTATTAATTGGTAATCCATCTTCGGCATTCTGCAATGAAAAACTATACAAATCGTCGATATCCGATGACCAAGTATAGTGGAAACCATCTGTTGGAAATGCAACATAAACGGTCCCGTAAAAATCTGCTCTATCTATATCACCGGTACTGAACCAACTATTATTCCGATTGGCCACTAAACCATTTTCGTTGATAGCTTTAATAACGACGTTATTAACATCATTTGATGTATCTAATGCTTTTCTATTTTCCCTGGTTCCAGGTATTTCCATAGCATCGAAATAATTTCGTAATTTTAACCCTCTAAACAAGTGGTGTTTTTTGGGATCAATCATTCCTAAATACTGCCCGCATTCTTTTTTAATTTTCTCAACAACTTTACCAGCATCTGCTTGATTCATAGCAATTGGGTTCAGGGATGAATCCAAATCTTCATTTAATTTGTTTCGTCTATCGTCGATCGTTAGATTATAATCGCCATCAAATTGTGTTTTCATTAACACTATAAATGATCGTAATTCTTTAACATTATCAAAATGTAAATGAGCAATGTTTTTGCTCTCGATTGTTGGTTGCATATTATAGGGTGAAGATTTATAATTATCTATGTCGATTTGCAGGCGATTTAATGCTCCCATGTAGAAAATATCAACCACAAACGTTGGTTTATCAACATCAATAATCCATGGGCTTATGGCATCGTGTAATGATTCATCGTCAAAGTCTTCAGTAAAGAAAATAGACGGATATGCATCCCTATAAAAACCATCTATGTCTATATCATTACCATCCATTAATGACAATTCATACAATTCTCTAAACTTTTCTGTAGATTTCCTTTTTAACCTTTTATAATCTTCGCCTAACGACTTTTTTTGCTGTTGCTCTCGTTTCCAATCTTGAGCATATGGTGTATTAACGTCTCGGTCTAACCATTTCTTTATAACTTTCCAACCTCGATTCCAATCGTTTTGAACACCTGGACGATTATCAACGACTACCATGTTGCCACCAAAAACAGAGCGTAGCTGCTCTTTCCTAGCTTCCATTTCATTCCACATTTTGGAAACGTATTGTGGGTTCTCAGTTCTAGATCTTCTTGTATTTCTTGATAGTGCATTTTCAAGATCAACATCAACAAAAACTAAAATTGTATCATAACCGTGAAAGTCTAATAGACGTTTTGTTTCTAGGATCCGATTAACATTGTGACCAGTACCGTCAATAACGACGCCTAAACGTCCTTCAATATAGTTGTCTAATTGCGTGGAAGATAGTTTAGCTCGTTGTGTGTGATCATTAACGCCTAGTTTTAAGAAGGAATCCGAATCAACCATTTTAAGACCGGAACCACCGGTTAATTTCTTTGCAACCGTTGATTTACCTGATCCTGGGGGACCAGCCATAATAATGGCTTTGAAAATATGTGGGTCATATACGCCTTCTATTAATTCATATGCTCTCATACCGGGGACCTTTAATAACAAATGTTATAAATATTTAGCGCAATAACATTGGGAGAAATAGATGAAATCCGGCAAAATCTGGGGAGACACTGAAAGTTTGCTCATTACCCCAATGATCGAAGTGCATAGAATTAATATCAATCCTAATATGCAATGCTCAATGCACAAACACGAATATAAATGGAATATGTTTTATTGTATTAAAGGTACGCTAGAGATACATACTCGTAAAAACGATTACGAACTAGTTGATATCACTACAATAAAATCCGGTGAATGGACAACTGTTGCACCAAACGAGTTCCATAAGTTCGTATCAAAAGATAATCATGTTCAAGCTTTGGAAATTTATTACCTAAATCCAATCATGCAAGATATTGTAAGAGAAACAGTTGGTGGAATTGTAGAGGACAACTAAATGGTACATCCGAATGATATGTTAAGTAAAGAGAAGAATGGTTTTATTGTTAGATATGGTTTAATACCGTCAAACGATATTGCGAATGTTGTAGGTCCAGGAGCGGGGCCAAGTATAACAGCACCAATCCATATCGAAGGTCGAGAATCGATTCAAGATGCTTATATCAAAATGAAAAATAATGAAAATGGTTTTTATACGAAACTCGAAGAAAACATTTTATCTATGGGTTTTTTAAATCCTATTTTGGTTTGTGCAGGGCAGTGTGTTGAAAGTTACAAATCCTGGTTACCAGAATCAATGAAACAAGATTCCAATACCATACTTGCTTGTGATCGTTTAGGTGGATCAAGATTGTGGGTAGCACAAAAACATAATATGGATATTCCATGCATAATATCCGATTTTATTGATATGTTTGGTGAACGAGAAGAATTCGAAGTGTTGGATTCAATACCGGCTATTGTTCGAAAATTTAAAACTAAAGCCCGTGCCAAAGTCACGCCTGATGGAGTTCACGTGTATGATTTACCACATACCCACCTGGGCGAGCCACCATTTAGGAAATAGCCATGTTTGAAAATCATCAACGAATAGCAATAGATTTGGATGACACGTTGCTTAATGGGCCAGCGTCAAAATTCCTAGTTGATTACGTAAATGATCATCCTGAAAAAGAATTTTTCATTGTTACTCATCGAACCCCGGCAGAATCTCGATCAGTACCAATGGAATTAAAAAATATTGGATTAAATATTAATCAGTTTGAAAAACTTATGCCAACAACAGAATTGATGCGGATACGGTTTAGATTGGATAGAAACGATAGAGAGAAGAATAAGTTACCCTCGATTTATACTGATAACGTTTCTACAGATGAAATGTCTAAAAATGAATTAAATTTCGTGTATTGGAAAGGTTATGTTTGTAAACGATTAGGAATAACACTCATTATTGATGATGCCACACCGATTGTTAAACCAGGGGCAGACCGTTATCATATCGAATACATTAATCCATATGATATTAAGCTACAATAAATGCCTTCACGTTTGTATGGATACCCGACATCATATCAGCAATAGCGGTCGTATGTTTACACTTAGCATGAAACATGAATCCCTGGCAGGAACACATTATACCTTTATCAGAAATTTCCACGCTGTAAGTTTTATCTTTAGATCCAGCGACCTCAAACTCTGTACCTTTTAGGAAATGGTCAACAAAGTTTACCTCACCGACTTTCTTAATCGGTCCTTGGAATTTACGTGGCATTGTTATCTCCGTATGTTAAACCATATTCATATGTTCTGCGCTTGCGTGCTTCGCTTTCAAGCTTTACCCAACGCTCTTCTGCAATTCTCTCGAATTCGCGCTGTTTAGTAATTTTCTGGTTGTGAATGGTACCATAAAAACTCTGTCGTTCGGCTCGATCCTTTGCTACTGTGGCATTAAGGGCACCAGACTTGGTGAAACGCTGATTGCATGTTTTTGTAACAGTAGCTAAAAGATCTACCAGTTCTTCTTTTGAGTGAGTTCCAACACACCCGCTTGGCAACCCAAATTTTTCTAGGGATTTTAACGCCTGCCACAATAAATTAACATCGCGTTCCGTCATAGTAGCTTGCACTTTTCCACCAATAACTGTTGTATCCATTTCCTTACCTCAATAGATGGCCGGACAATTTGTCCGGCCATCGTTTTTCTCTATTACTAACTCTATATTATATAGTTTGGTTTCTTACGAGGTCTTATTCTTCCGCTTATGCCGTGCCTGACCAGCAAAGAAGAGACCCATCAAACCAATCCCGAGCAATGCTGCGGATGCCGGTTCGGAAACTGTGGTAGTTGGGATACTATCGCCGCCACCAGTCGGCGCACCTCCACCACAAGTGTCACCATAGCAGGCATGATCATCATCGTGGCCGTAACCGTTCCCGTTACCATGTTCATCATGACCCTTGCCCTTCTTCTTGTCATGCCCGGTGTCCTTGTCCTTGTCCTTGTCGTCTTTCTTCGCTTCCTTCGCTTTCTTGTCCTTTTCCTTAGCTTCCTTGTTGTACCAGGCACACGGGTCAGCACCATAGGCTTTCTGTTTGCAAAACGCCGGCGCGCCGTCGTTGTAGTTGGTTGTTGCCGTTGCCGGCGAAGACATGAGAGCCACTACCAAAACCGCAGCAACCAAACCCATAACACTAAACGTCCGAAACTCGATCATCTTAACCATTTGGAAATACTCCTGTTTTCCTGTTTAAAAATGTTTACTCGTCTGCTTACATTATGAGTATAGCATTACTAATGTTTTTGTCAACCTTTAAAACAAATTAAATTTATTATTCCTATTTGGGTGTAAAGTCAAACAAAGCATACAATGGAACGCCAACATTGATAAGATTTTCTTTCCCGTTGTTATCACGCAAGATAACACAATGCGCACCCACTACCGTCGCTCCAGCAGCCCGCAAATCACTCGTAGCTTGCAGAACTGCACCACCGGAGGTAACAACATCTTCAATAATCGATACACGCTTACCAATGCAATTTGGACCTTCGATGCCCTTGGCTGTACCGTATTCCTTAGCTTTCTTACGAACTTGAAGCATCGGAATATCCATAATCGACGATATCATTGTAGCAATTGATATGCCGCCCATCTCTAGACCTGCTACATAATCAATGTCACGCCAATAATCAACGTCAATTTCAGTTAGCTCATGCGCAATTTCGTTTAGCAGTTCTGGATCTGCTTGGAATTGGTATTTGTCGAAATAGTATGTTGACCGAACCCCTGATGCTAAAAGGAAATCACCTTCGATTAAACAAGTGTCTTTAATAGTTTTTTCGAGATTGCTGATATCATAATTTTCCATTTTATCTTCCTTGTCTACATTTTCCCCCAAGCATTGTTGACGCTATAATATTCAATGCTTCAGGATATAAAATATGTTCTTGAACTAGAATACGCTTGGAAAGAGATTCTTCAGTATCATCATCGACAACAGAAACAATGCGTTGACCGATAATGGGTCCAGCGTCCATTTCAGGTACTACCCAATGAACCGTACAACCACTATATTTTACACCATACTCAAATGCTTGGCGCTGGGCATGTAATCCCTTGAAAGATGGAAGCAACGATGGGTGAATGTTTAGTATTTTTCCATTCCACTCTTTGATGAACTCTTTCGTTAGTATCTTCATGTATCCAGCTAGGCAAATTAAGTCAACGCCTTTCTCTTTGAAAAACATATCAGCAAAGCGTTCGACTTTATGGGATTCACGGTAATTGGCAACAAATGTATCTAAGCCTGCTGCTCGTGCCTTCGCAATTCCGCCGGTATTGAGTTTATTGGATCCTACGCTAACGATTTCGGCTGGGAAGTTTGGTTCTTGACATGCATTCAATAATGCCTGGAAATTTGAACCGGTACCAGATAATAAAATGCCTACTTTGATTTTCTCCATATTATGCACAAACTCGCTTCCGCATAACAGTCATTGGTTTAATAATCTTTGGGTTGATATTATCAAAGAATACATTCTTACTAATCGGATGACCGACTATACGCTTACCAGTACCATCGTAATTGGTTTTTAACTTATTGAGTTTTTCCAAAACTTTGTCTTGGTTATTCATAACCCATCGATGGGCTTTTGTTGGCGTATTCGGTCCCCAGTTTTCTTCCACAAAAAATTGGACATGATTAAAGTCGTAATATTTTCCCCGCCGAACATTAGCTGGTATTGGAACAGACCAACCCAGTATTTCATCCATTTTGTTAGTCATGCTGTTTCCTCTGATTTGGCATTTTCGATATCCTTACGTATGATATCTAATTCAATAGCCATTTCTCTTTTAATACGTTCGTGTTCATGGTACTTTTCTCGATAATAGTCCCATGCATTTTTCCATCCCAAAGATTCAAAATGTGTAATTCTTGAACGGTTGACCCGTACAAAGCCATCACCTGTCCACATCACCATTGTAGAAATTGCTGGGATAACATCTTCTTTCTTATCTGATTCGGGTAGAGACCAACCCTTTGATAAAAGGTTATCTTTATCTTTCTTCTTAACTGAAATTGTATCGCCATTTGGATTAACAAGATCCATCCTGGATGGGGATTTTTCTTTAACTTTCTTCTTTTTCTTTGGCTTGTCAATTATTGGATCAATTTTGTCTTCAACGATAGTTTCAACATTGGTTTCAACCACTGGCTCAGGCGGGAGTTCGTCGCTTTTTGCATCCAGAAGAAAACGGTCAGCTTTGCTGTCATCGTTGAAACGATAAACAAACCCAGATGCTATTGGTGTAATCCCATGCCAGAACGTTCTGCTACCGAGATATTCACCATCCGAACACATAGCAGTTAATCCATCGCGCATTTGATTGGCGTTTTTAATGTTCTCCTTCAAACGCCATACTGTAACATCATTCAACTTTTCCGTCCTCTTCTCTACTGTTAAGCTTTATTAGCTCTGCAACCAATTTCGGATTGGCTTCACACACTTGTCCATGATTTGACGAATGGCCTGATCCGTACATGTTACACGGCATTCCGCAATTGTGGCAGAAATATCCGTGTGATAATCCATTTGGGCGTCTATGTTCTGCGGGCATAATTTCTTCTTTCCTATATTTCAAATATATTATATGGGCGGAATATTAAAATGTCAAGATGTATAAATAATTATATGAGATATTTAGAATTACTTACAGAACAACAATTAATCCGAGAATGGTCCGTAAAGGGTAAAACCACGTCCCAGATCAACGTGATGATTGCTCGCTTAAAGCGTATTGTTAGCGATCTTGGAGGAAATCCTTCTACTAAGGGCGAAGCAGACAATGCTCAACGCTTGTTAGATAAGATTATGGCTGAGATGGGTGCAGACGCACCTAAACAAGAGCAACCACGTCGTGAACGTACAACACGCGATGAGCCAAAGAAAGAGAAACCCAAGTCGATCAGCCCGTCTTCTGGTCAGTTCCAAGTTGTATTCATCGGCCGCCAGGTTGATCCTGATGCTGGTGAACGCGGAACTAACAAAGTTTGGGGTTGGGGAGTAAAGGGTGATAGCATTTACCAATTCTGGGGTAGATACAAACAAACACCACAAGTTAAGAAAATGCCTAACACCTCCGCAAATCGTATGAAAACCGAAGAACTTGCTAAGAAGAAAGCAAAGAAATATACTAAGGTATCAGCTTCCGAGCATATTGATTGGTTAAATGATGTCTTGAAAAAGAACCCCAAGTTCGACGGCTAGTGATATGAAATATTTAGAATTGCATGAACGCCAATTGATGAAAAGCACAATGAGTAACAAACAATTAGCAAAGTTTGTTTCTAATGTCCAAGCACAACTTCTTGTTGGTCTACGTGCTATGAGTACCTTCAATGAGGTTAAACCCAGTTCGGCACCAATTGGTATAATGAGTATCTTTCGTACAGCAAGAGAACTTGCACAGCTATTAAAGAAAGTTGAAAAACATCTTTTGAGTGAATCAACTGGTACTGCCTCGTCGCAAGCATTTGTTGCATTACAAGACTATAGTGAAAAGGTCAAGAACCAAGCCAATACGTTAAGGGATAATATCCATCGTCTGGACCAAGAAGATGAAAAGGTAATTAAAATAGCAAAGCTTGTTCTTAACAGTCTTAACAGTCTTGATACTCTCGCCAAGAGTTTAGATACATTTTGCAAGAAAGTCAAAAATTCTGGTACTAAAAAGAATATTAAGAAAAAAGGAATCTTAGCTAAGATATTATCTTAGTCAATTGTAAAAGTAAATTTGTGCGTCTTCAATCCCTCAGGAAAACAAATGTTTGTACTGGTTTCAACTTCTACAGTATATTGACCAGCCGGAAACCACCGAAGACCTTCTTTGTAGGCACGGCGGACATAATAGTCAATAAGCGTCTTAACGCTTTTCTTCATATAGTGATCAACACCACCAAGCATGTTGCCGTTCGGAAAATGCAGAGTACAGTTGTGTGAATAATTGTTACTGTCATCCTTGTTAATTGCAAAATTCTTGTAATTGTCGACTGTGATTTTCATCTTCGATCTCCTTGTTTGCGTTATGCTTTATTATAACACGGAACTAGGAGATGTCAACCTTTGGTATTTAAACAGATACTTTAAAATTTGGTGGATGATTTACACTTATAACCTGGGCCGACGAAAATGGACCAGTTTTAGCTAGTTCAGTAACTGTTTTCGGATCACGCACAATTTTATCTAGTGCTTTATATGACGCATCATTCCAATCCTTAGCCATTACGTCAATTTTGATTGTTCGACTAGCATCTGGAAATTCAGGCTCGTTTCGATATGGATGGTTGCCATACAACTCAATTGTTGCAGTGTAAGGTAATTTTTCTTTAAATGGCCACATTATTTTCTCCCTGATGTTTCTTGTTCAAGTTTGTTACCTTTTTCAAAATTGCATTTTTGGTGAACTGTTTGGACATTCTCGTAATGATCATCACCGCCCTTTGATAGAGGAATTATATGATCGACGGTCGGTTTTAAGTCATCAATATTTGTATCAAACGACATTTTCTTCGAACATATTGGACAAATACCTTTTTGCTGTTTGAATCTAGATTTTTTCCAATTATTGCGCTTATTTGAAGAACGTTTCCATAACAACCTACCAATTAATACCATAACCTACCTTTTATTAAAAAATGTCGTTTTCCTCTGTATTGGCATCAGCGTCTTTGAGGAATTCTTTATTAAGTCTGTCTTCGAACTGGCTATAGAACGTCCCCGCTGTCTCTTCAATCTTATAACCGTCCTCACTAAGTGAGGCTACGATGACATAATACAAGGTGAAGTCTGGATCAATATTTTTGATGTCTTCGGCCATGTCTTCTACAGTGAGGTGAATGTTACCTCCTTCAGATCTTTCCCGCAACATTTCACCCAATCCTGAAATTTTGTTGCTGAGTTTCTGTATAATAATACCCTTCCTGAACTCTACAAACCATTCACGTAGATCGCTTCCCATCAATGCTTGGAAACCATTGTCAACATTGATAACACTTGATTCAATGAGTAAAGCTCTCAATCGCCCAATTTCCCGTTCAGCTATATTTCGTTCTTGTCGAAGGGATTGAGCTTCACTTGTCATTTCCGACAGTCTTCGTTCAGTTGCTGTTTGAGTGTGATCAAACTGGTCCCTAAATCTATCGAAACTTCCGTTGTCTTTGTCTCGGTCATAGATACTCATTCTAGATAATTCCTCATAGGTTATTAATTCATCCATTGCATCTGAAATGTCTTTATATTTCATTAAACTCACCATCTTTAATATATTTCTTGTTGTAATAATCCTCATTTTGATTATATAATTCTTCTGCCGCCTTTTCTATTTCTAGATTGGCGCCCGAAACAACAGCACTGATTACAAATAATTGATTAAGATTTATATCATAACCGTCAATAATCTTTTCAATTTCAGATATGTTTTTATTACGGTTATCGTCACTAGAAAGTATATCAGAAATCTCCAACAACGTTTCCGTAATTTTATCAATTATATCTGCTTTTCGATGAGCTGAAAAATGTTCTCTTAGTTTATCACTCATGCCCGCTTCAAATCCACAACTAACAAGCAATCCGGTTGCTTCACACAACAGTCGAGCGAGTTCATCGTTTCGGTTTTTCAATGTCCGAATTTGGCGTTCTTGTTCCTGCCGACCACTACTACCAAAATCATCATAATCTCTGCAAGGCATATCATATCTCCATTGACAATTTCATCATAATTAAAAACGAATCCAAGTCTTCTTTAAACAAATCCTTTGGGAAAATCATGTTCTCAGCCCAACGCATGGCCATGAGTTCTCCTGCTGGATCATAACCCATAATACTTTTTACAATTAAGGCTTTACTATCCCATCCAACAACTTTGGCAATGAATAATGAAGAGATATTACCCGATTTATTACCAACGACGTAATCACCGATTTCAGGAATCTGACCAAATTTATTTGGTTTGGCTTTAAACCGTTCCGTATCAATTCGATCTTCAAGCTTCTTTGGTGTAAATTCTTTCATTTTAAGATCAACTTGAACACTATTCATCGCATTCCAAGTGATGGTCATTTTTATATAATCTATATCACCGTTCTTTTTTAAGTTATTTAGAATATAATAAGCACGATTACGTTGATCTGATAGATAAAGCACTCCACTCATATTTTTTTTACTAATTTCAAGTTTAATACCATACCTGTAATTTGAAAATGTTACTGACATCCCTTCTCCATCCAAAATGTCACGTATTAAATCTTTTTGTATTTCAGTTAATGTCATTTCTTAATTACCACATACTTTTGATATCATAGCCGACAAAGCAATCCCTGAAACAATTATTTTAACCCATGTTTCAATTTCACCAACATATTCAATAGGAAGCCACATCAACGCTGCGATTAACCTAATCATAATAATTAGGAACCATGTGTCGTTTCTTCGTAATTTTTTCTCGATTGCCAATTTGACTTCTAAATCAATTTTTTTATCAAGGTAAGGATTCATAAATATTCTCCAATATAATTTATAGTAGCATACTTAAAAATCAAAGTCAACGGCTAAATATAGCTATATTTAATAGGAATTATTATGCCAAACGAAAAAGAATCATCAACTGGGCAAGATCTTATGTTGTTATGGAGAATAGTAAGAAAACGAATGGCTATTCTTGTAACTATTATTACTGCAATAGTAACACTTTCCGGCGCATTTTTTGGCGTTTATAATCATTTTGCTAAAGAGCATGAGCTTATACGCAATAATTGTATTCGTCAAGCAATCGATCTAGATACCAAAACAGATATGCAAGCTGCCCACCATGAAACGATAATTTCTATTGGGGAAACTATTTTGCAAATGTTTGACAATATTGGAATGTCAGATGATAGAAAAGCGGTGTGGACCCAAGAATGGAATAGAGTAATTATTGAAAATACAAAAAGTTTAAATTTTATTCTAAAACAGGAAAGGAATTATAATCCTCAGGTAATTGATGCATGTACCAAATCGGAAACACACATTATACAACTGAAAAACAAAGGATCACTATTTGATATGGATAGCTTGTTGAAATCTTTAAAGGACGAGGATAAATGAAATTTTTAATATCACTTGTTATTTTAATGTTGGCCCTTTCCACTAATTTATCAGCAAACAATGAATCTATTGGAGATCCTATTCTCAACAACCCAAGCTATATTGCCGCTGTTGAATTGACTGATATTCTTCTGGATCAAACAATGCAAGGGATGGAGCCAAATATCGTCCTGCTTCAGCGTAGAAATTTTCTAGTAGCGCGAGCAATAGTAGAAATATATAACATACATCCAAATAATGTTGATCAACGTTCCCTTTTCTTTGAAATGTTAAACTTGTATATTAATAAGGCAAATGAATTTGCTTTGCAAAAAAATAGACAATTTTATACACCACAACAACGTGGTATTCCGATTCGATAGATTATGGTTGGTTGTTTCCAAACCAAACTAATTTGGTATAAGTTGCATCTTCCAAATTCTTAAAAAGTATTCCATACCAATATTCATTTATCGGGAGCCAAAATTTACGATCGTCGATTGTTCTAATTTTATGTTCGATATCATTATCGATTAACCATCCTTCAATTTGTCCCATTCTACCAGAACTGATCATATCATTCTCATCGGCTAAATCGTTAAATCTTAGTTTGTATTTGGGAAATGTGGACCACAATAGTTGTCTAGGATTGGTTACTGAAAATAGTAATTGACTAATGCAATAAGTCATAAACGAAAGGGATGTTAGAATAAATATTAATTGATAAAAGCTATAGTTATAATATGTGAAAATTGACCATAATATTAAAAAAAATAATTGTGTTAAACCCAAACACATATGGAATATATTACCCCAATCAGCGTATCTTAATCGTTCTCTCATTCTGAATGATATCCAATTTTTGCATAAACCATGTCGTCGTAATTCTTAAAAGCAAAACCTAAAAAATATTTCTTCTTGGTTTTTGGTTTAAAGAGCCTAAATATATTCAATGGTCCTGGTGTTATTTTGACTCGCTCAATATATTCAATATCATTTTCATCAAGCCAACGTTTAATATCGTCCTTTATATTATATTCAAACATCATTCCATTAATAAAAAATTCTGGATTACTTTGATCTACCGTGAAATCGTTAATTGATATAATATATGGAGAAAAGATGGCCCAGAACAACTGCCTATATTGACAGTATCCTTTTATTATTTTCATATACCACCAAATTATAACACTATACACTATAATTATAATTATAGAATGAAAATAATTCCAAAAATTATCATTTGGTCCCTGATATAAATTATATATAACAAAACAATGATAAATAATTGTGCATAAAAAAATCAAAGAGAAAATAACACTAGATGGAAGAAACCAATTAGCATATTTAAACCAATGTTTTATGTTAGCAGTGTTAAAGCCTCGTTCCATGAATATACTTTCTGACCTTTGGTACCATGTTCTCTAATGGCAATAGTTCCGTTTTCTTCTTCACGCTGACCAACTACACCAATCAATGGGACCTTTTTATCCAAATATTTCTTCACCTTTGAACTAACGGTACCAGATGATGAATCTAGTGCAATTCTACCATTATACAATGAACTGTTGAGGAAGTCAACAGTGTTTGTGGCATATTCTAAAAACGAATCAGCGACAGTACACACAACCATCTGTGTTGGTGCAAACGGAATAGGTAATACTCCTTGATGATGCTCAAGTAATATGGCTATAAACCGCTCAAAGCTGCCAAGTATAGCCCGATGTAGCATTACTGGAATTTTCTTAGAACCATCTTCGCTTATAAATCCAGCACCCAAACGGTCAGGTAAAACAAAGTCGCATTGAAGGGTTCCACATTGCCATTCACGTCCCAAACTATCTGTAAGAATGTATTCAAGCTTTGGTCCATAAAACGCACCTTCACCTGGTTGCTCAACGATATCTGTCAATCCAGCCATTGCGGCAGCTTCTCTTAATGCTGCTTCGGCTTTATCCCATTGCTCATCCGTTCCGGCCCTTATTTCAGGTCTAGTGGAAAATGCTACCTTTACTTGTGAAAACCCAAAGTCATCGTAAACCTGTTGTAATAACTGGCAAAATTTTACGCTTTCTTCATTTATTTGCTCTTCGGAGCAAAAGATATGCGCGTCATCTTGAGTAAACTGGCGAACACGCATTAATCCGTTCAAAGCACCTGAAGGTTCATTTCGATGACAAAGACCATACTCAGCTAAACGTAGCGGTAAATCCTTATATGATCGAATTCTTTGGTTAAAAACTTGGACGTGCCCAGGGCATGACATTGGCTTAATGCCGTATTCATATTGATCATCCTCGTCTGATTGGATAACGAACATATTGTCACGGAATTTATCCCAATGTCCAGATGTTTTCCATAGATCATTACGGAACAATTGGGGTGTTCGGATTTCTTCATAACCGTTAGCTTCAAGTTTGGCGGTAATATAATGCTCAATAGTCTTGAATAGCTTCCATCCTTGTGGATGCCAGAATACTGACCCAGCAGCTTCTTCCTGAACATGGAATAAATCCATGATGTTTCCCAACTCACGATGATCTTTCATTTTTGTTCCTTAGTGAAAAAATATAAAAATAGCCGTTCCAAAAAAACCAACTGGAATTCCAATCCAAAAGGCTATTCTTGTAGTAATTTTAATCTTCTTGATATTTGCCAGCTGTTTTAAGAACATGCTTAACCTCTTGGATAAAAACAGTCAACCATTCATCATTATTGTTTAGTAACCTATTTTGGATATACATTGCGTATGGATACTGATTAAACAATTCAGCTATATTATGCATTGTATATACTTCGTCTGTCAATTCATTTTTAACAAAGTTTTTGGCTTTTTTCTTTATTTCTGTTATCAAAACATTATTGATTTGTTCTTTTAATTTTTCAATAACATCATCACTTGCGTTTTGTAGATATTTTCCAGAATAAGCATCATTCTTTGAAATAGTAAGAATTAATTGCATAACATATGGAGAATATTCATATTGGAAACCATCGAGAACCATTTCTTTGGTTGAATCCCCCATGCACATATTAATAAACCGTTCTTGGGCTATTGAAAATTGTAATATCACAGGGGAATCTTCATTCTCTTTGATAAAATCAATCATCTCCTCGTTGCGGGTTCGTACAAGCAATACTTCTATGTTTTTGATATTTTCAAAATTGTCCAACTTACTAAAGAAAGTGGTGAAACGCTGTTCTAAACTATCTGCAAGGAGCAACATAGTATCTTTACTGATTGTATGTTTCCTAAAATTGCCGTCTACAAACCGAGTGAGTAATCCTTGTAATTTTTTAACGATGTCGTTATTTGAAATAGTATATACATTAGCATACCTATTCATTGTGTTTTGTTGAATCATTTTGTACCTTTTCATTAACTGCTATTATTTATCGTTCATGATTTTTAAGATTATTTTCAAACTCATGCAAACGTTTCCAAATTGAACGTAATTCTGTGATATCAACCCATCTATGTAAAACCAATGCAAATGATCCATGTACTTTCTGGAAAGCATTGGATACTTGCACCAAAACGCCTAACATTATTGTACTAGACATAACTGCTGGGCCCATAATCATATAAGGAACCAGTACCATTGCTTGATCATACCAGTTCATCCATATATCAAAATATGAATAGTGATTAAACAATTTTCTGTAGTTAAATTTTACACCAGTAAACAAGCTAAACATTGTTTCATCTTGGTATCTGCTTTTATCGTCTTCGATAAAGACTAGTTCCTTTCTATATGCTGCTTCTTTAACCTGATTATTGTATTCCAATCCTGGCAAGAACCAGCCAACAAACCAACTAATAAAAATGCCACCCAAACTGACAAACAACGCTAGGTAAACAAGCGAGCCCTCAATGTATATGTCTGTTGTGGGAATTAATATATGATGCTTTATTGACATTCCCCAAAGCATTGGCAAGAAAGCAATCAAAGTCATAATAGCTCTAACAGCGGATAATCCTAATGACTCAACAATTTTAGCAAACTTGTAAGTATCCTCTTGAATACGTTGACTTGCACCCTCGATCTCCACCTTTACATTTTTCCACCGTGGAAGATAATTAAAGGTTAATGCTTCTCGCCAGGCAAAACCATACATCCGAGTGAACCAGTTAGTTACCGCAGCGGTAAAGACATAAGGCATAGCGATATAGAAAAACATCCATATCTTCTCCCAGAACTCTACCACTGTATGATCTGCCGGCTTTTGCATAATATTATAAAACTCACCGTACCAGTTATTAATCTGTACAGTTAGCCAGACTTGGAACCATAAAGACAATCCCAAAAGTATAGCGCCGCCCCATGCCCAAATAAACCATTCTTTACTGCCATAAAATGCTTTTAACATTACCAATCCTTTTAATGAAAACTATAAATATACTTATACTATTATAGACGGGATCACACAGAATGAGATTTAACGAATTACAAATATTGAAAGAATATATTATCAAAGGTAATAGTGATGATAACTTTGATAAGACATTTGCCTTTCTATACGAGAAAAAATATCTACTTCTTATGAATGCAAACTCTATTAAAGACATAGGTTTCGGTAATGGTTTTGGTTTTCTTATTAATGATAATGGTAAAAAGCAATTATATGAAATTTTAAAATCACTTAATTTTACGGAGGATTATAATTCGTTTCCTAAAGCTTTTGGTGAACATGCTGATAAAATTAAGGATATAGTAATTAGAAACTGCACAATTCATCCTGGGAAACATCAACTCAATTCACCTGATGTGGAAAAATTCTTTATGAATGTATTAGCTGACCAAGATCCTATACAATTTTCCAGCAGCTTATCTTCTAGTTTAGTTTATGGTTTTAATATAAAAACTATGGATAATATTGATAATATATTCTCTGATAAAGAGTTGACTATGGCTATTAGTTGTCCGATTCATTATGTTGTGATTGACCATATAAAGAAATCAATATATCGAGCTAACAAAACACGGGATTACCAAACAAGAATGGGTGGCTATACAGGAAATGCAGCTTATATTCTAGTTGATGTTGAATTCTCAATTGATCGAATGGATTTTCTTAAAATAGCCAAACAAGTATCTTCAAATCTTCCAGGGTATCATATCGGACAACAAAAAGAAAACGAAGATATCAAAAACACAATTCAACAAATACTTAATGGTAAAGGCACAATTTATGCATATCACGGAACATCAAATGCCATTTTCAATAAGATTAAAAAATCTGGTGGAATGGTTCCTGGCATGGGTGAGGAGTATTCAGATAAGATTAAAGGTCATAGTGAGAACTTAATATACCTAACGTTGGAGCCAGAAACTGCACAAAAATATGCTGTTCGTGCATCAAAACAGCGAGCTAATGTAATTCTAAAAGTTAAAATTGATGATTTAACAAAATTGGCGTTTGATGAAGATTCATTATTTAAGGCGGTTAGTAGTATTCAAAGAAGTAATAAAAAAGTCAATCAAAAAATCAATGCTGCAATCCAAGAAGAATTTAATTTCCATGAAGGATATATGTCTCATGATTTAAAACCATATTTTGCAGACGAAAGCAAACTCAATGATAAACAGCAAAAATTGTTAAATTATGTTAAATTCTATGCAATTAAATCTATGGTTAATTTATCATTTGGTTATACAGGCGTAATACCATTGAAGAATGTTTCCGTGTACGAAACAGGAAAATCAAAGAAGCACGATCCAGATACATACGACGATGATTACGATGAAGTCCAAATTAATAGAGAGCGCACATAATGAGATCATATGAATTATTTGAAGGTGGATGGACTGATACAGTTACACAAGGAACTAAAATTACACCTAATACCGTTCGAGAAACATTGAATGTTGTAAAAATGTTTATTGATGATTTCAATAAATGGCTCGTTGGTCAGGATGAAGATGCAGTTAAGATGGGTGAACCACTTGGATCAACTGTTTATTTTCAAGTAGATGATGAAGGTAAAGAATATGGTGACATCGATCTCCAAATTATTGCGCCAGCTATTGAAGGCAAAACTGAAAGCCAGATCGCAACTCATTACAATAAATTGGCTGATGACTTTATTGCTGCGAAATCACCCAATACGGTTTTTCAAACTGACAAGCCAGCATCAGGTCATATCATTTTTCAAATTTTAGAAAATACTTTTGTTCAAGTTGATTTTATGTGGGCAACTGAAAAAGTAGCTGATTGGGCTAGATGGAGAAACACTCCTGAGCAAGGAGTTAAAGGGCTAGTACATGGTTCAGTGTTTTCGTCACTTGGTGATTCGCTCGATATAAGCATTTCTACATCAGGCGCACAAATGAAGATTGTTGGTAATGAACCTGCTTCTTATGCAAAAACAAGGAAATTTGATGAATTAGCACAAATAAGTTTAAATATTGAAAATTTTGGTATTGATATGCTATTATGGATGTATGCAAGAATGGGCTATACGAATCAACCCAAAATTGATAATGAATTACAACAATATCCAGGTATAAACAAAACAGATGTAAGAATAGCAGATCTCGTTCATATGATTAAGGGTCTTTCTAAAAGCTTTGAATTAAATGATATGTATGGCAAATTCAATCTCAAGAATTATTCATCTTCCCAGGATTTACTCAATGCATTTATAAAAATCTTTGATAGCAAAATGAATAAAGCAATGAATGCTTCTAAATTTGATAAAGCCAAGACATCAAACGCTATTGCAAAAGTAGAACAAACAAGAGAACAAATTAAAACAGGCCAGGAGATGGTCCATAAATTAATGAAAGGATAATGTCGTGACATGTACAGTTGTGCATTGCAAGCGAGAACCATACGATGTGTATATTGGTCGTCCCAGCAAGTGGGGGAATCCTTTTACTGTTGGTAAAGATGGTACCCGCGAAGAAGTAATTGACAAATACGCAGAATGGTTGGCATTAAACATAGACTTAATTAACAGTCTAGAAGAACTTAAAGGTAAAACACTTGCTTGTTGGTGCTCTCCAAAAGCATGTCACGGTGATGTATTGGCTAATCTAGTAAATGAATTTTATAAAGGATAAGAAAATGGAAGGCGAAATAACAATAAAGAATACAGATTCAAATTTAGATTTACAAAAAATGGTTGAGAATGAAATTACGTTTAATAGAGAAGCCATCGATGGTGGAATAGCGATTCATTGTTTAGTTGATGGTGAAGAATCAGGATTTAAAGCTGAAATGAAATTAGAGACTATCCTGGAAGCTCGTGAAAAAAAGGTCGATATTATCGAAGAAGTTGAAAAAACATTGCTAGAGAAGGCAACTCGACATTTAGTAGAAAAGGGGAAGAGGAAATGAGCAACATTTTTCATTGTGCTGTTTGCGGCGGTGACCTTACAAAAACCTTACCATTTTATACTGATATTCTTGGATGCAAATTGGATAATGCTGAAGAGGGATTTTGGGCAGATGTAAATTTTTGGGGTAATGAACTTACATTGCATCAAAGCGTCACCAGAACACAATGCGAATATCATAATGTAGAAATGGGCGCAGTCCCAGTTCCTCATTTTGGTGTCCATTTAGAAAAAGAAGTTTTTGCAGAAGTAAAACAACGTATCATTGATGCTAAACATCCGTGGGTTAAAAGACCTTTTGTCCGTTTTGCTGGACTTGAACATGAACAAGAAACATTCTTTGTTGCTGACCCAGCCGGGAATGTTTTGGAGATCAAATCTCTTGTAAATCCTGGGCACGGCTTAATATAAAGATAGATAGGTTTCAATTACAGAAAAAGCGGGCATTGCCCGCTTTTTCATATTTTAAATAATATCTTAGCTATCTGGATGTGCGGCTGTTGGAACTGCAAAGTTTGCCGTATATCTTGCAACACCCTTTGTAATACGAACATCATCGACTAAACCATTAAAGAAGTCGGGATCATCTCCACCATTAATGTGTTTACCAAAAGATAGTTTTGCTCCACCGGCTGCATCAGAGTTCACTGTAATTGCAGTAGTTGTTGAATTTTCAAGATTTCCATCCAAGAACAACCTAACAGTGGATCCTTCTCGGGTTGCTGCCACATGATACCATGTTCCGGTTGTTATGCTTGTTGTGGTAAGAATTGGACCAACAGTCGTGCCACCACCATTTCCCATAAGAAATGAAATCTTATTAGAAGAATTCTGGCTGATCAAAAATCCGCGGCGTGTTGAAAATGGTTCCCATGCTCCCACAATTGCACCCAGACTGGAGCCATTAACGGTATCTGCATTAAACCAAGCCTCAATTGTAAAATCCCCTGGGAATTCAATGAAAGTTGAAAATGGTGCTTCAAAGTGATTTGACGAACCATTAAATGTTGCTGCATTACCAAATTGCCCTGGATTATACGTAACTGTACCAGTTTCGGCTAATGTGAAATTTCCTGTGACATCCACTGCATTATCATTAAAATGTGTTAAAAACGTTACATTCGCAAAATTTGGATCAGGCAAAACCGAAGGATTAGCGATATGCCAAGGACCAGCTTCTGCTTCTACTGGATAGATAGATAGATGAATCCCGGAAGCCGGCTCTATCTATAAATCGTGTTCTTCCCGAATCAATTCGGACTTTATTAGTAATACTTGTTCCCATAAAAATACTCCATTGTTTGAATTAACAATTACCTTACCAGAGTATTTATACTATTGGGTTGATTTGGAATTAACAGGTATGTTATTCACCAACCTTAATACGAACAAACGCTGTGATTGTAATCCCTGCTTCGTTTGCAACGTCCTCGATGGTTTTAGTAGCATCCATAACAAATGGTTGGGACATAAGAACAACTTCCTTCAATGTTTTCTGCATACGACCAGCAACCATCTTTTCAGCGATGTCCTGTGGCTTACCGGATTCAACGGCTTGCTCAATCTGGAATGCTTTTTCCTTGGCAACCCACTTTTGGTCTAGATCGCTAACTGATACCGCTTTGGGTGCAGTTGCCGCAATATGCATGGCAACATTGTAAGCGGCTTCGGAATTTCCACCAACATACTTAACAGCAACAACCATACTACCCATTGTTTCATTAACCTTACCATGAACATAAATGGCAATATTGTCCTTTGATCCTTCCATGATTGCTCGTCCGCCGATGCTTAGATTTTCCCCAAGGGTTCCGATATATCTTGCTAAATCGACTTCAATTCCCTTCTGGCAATCATTAGCAATAATGTCAACCAATTCATGGAATTTTTCATTGCGTGCTACAAAGTCAGTTTCGCAATTTACTTCAGCAATAGAGACGCCAATGCCTCCGGGCCAAAATGCATACCCAACAAGGCCTTGGTTTGTGTCCCGGTCTGCCTTTTTATCGGCTTGCTT